GGTCTGTCGGCATATTTGTCGTTCAGTGTCAGTGTGATTCCAGTCACTTTTACATAAGCTTCCCACACGAGTCTGGCTTTCCCGCCAACTCCGACATACACTTTCTTCACCTTGCGGGCTTTGCCAGCGACGCCGACGTAGTAATAAAAAATCGCCCCACCCCATACAAAACAGGGTAGAGCGTTTGCAGTTTGATATGAAGTTATGTGTACAATATTATTCGTAAACAAACAAGACAGTGCCAGTAGCAAGACTAGAATTTGCACCTGGATCACTTGTCTGGGATTTAAATGTATAGCCACTTGCACTGGTAGCGTTTCCGTTCACATTGCCGTGGAAGTTGCCATCACTCGGGCTGAAGTAGCTCTTGAATGCACCATTAGAAGCGATTCTCAAATAGCAGTTCGCATCATCACGCAGATTCAACACAAGGTTACCCTGATCTTTAGCGGTTGTCTGATAATAAATATCTGCACCGTCAGTAGATCCAGCCCAACTGATTTTATGCGATGTTGCAGTGTCACCGATATCGGAGAACTTCAAATCGCCCGTCAGTGTACCGCCGCCAATGGGTAGATAATCGCCACTGCCTTTTGTGATGATCGTTCCAAATCTACCACGGTCACAGTATTGTAGATTTGAGCTTGTGCCGGAATATGCACCATTCCAGTAAGCCATAAATGCCATATCGGGCACATATTTCTGGTCAGTTTCAGCATCTTTCCAACCGGATGGCCCTTGCGCAGTCAGTGTCCGCACAGTCTTAGTAGATGCATCACTCAAAGTGTAGGTCCCGGCCACAGGTACTCCGTCCTTAAAGTATACAGGGTTAGTTGTACTGCCAGCGTTAGTACCAAGTTTGCTTGCGGTAGTTGCGCTGTTTGCTTTGCTAACAGTCTGGGAGCCAATCGTTGCACTTGTGATAAGTTCGTTCCCGTTTGCTTTCCATACGTTGTTGTCTCCACAAACAAGAGACGCATCACCAACAGCAGAGACACCATTACCATTTTTAGAGATGCCAAATTTACCGCCATTGGTAAAAATACCCCACGTTTTAGCGGATGTGCCACTATCACCGGTATTATCAGAGCCACACATCACAATAGAGCTCCAATCACTTTTAGACGGATGCATACGGATGTTTTCATTATAACTGCCAGAATTAGGTTGTTTAAGATGCAGTGCACCGCTGATCGTTCCACCTGTCAGTTTCAGGTATGCCGCGTCAGTTTTGCCTTTGATATAATTCCACAGTGCCTTTATAGGACGCCGATGATAAGTAGTCGTAGTAGTTCCGCCACCGGAATACTGGGAAATGTAGTAGTCGTTGTCCTGCGGGTCGGATGTGCCTTCGGAGAGCTTGTTAATCATTTTGTTTAAATCATGGTCATGTCCTGCCGTAGCAAACTGGTTTTTATTTACAGCACGAAGCTCATAATTATTCCAGCCAGCAAGCCATGTATAATCATCATAGTTCATGCCGGATTTAGAGTAGGCGAGGGAAGTCCACGTACCATTACCAGAATCAATCACTCGCTGTGTAGTATAGGATGGATTGATAGATGTTTTTGCTTTGCAAGCGCCATAACCAGAACCAATTGAAGTCATCCATGTACCATTACTAAGAGTGAAAGCACTATTGATGACCTGCACATTACATTCAGAATAATCATTGTATTTCCAGAACAGATATCCAATTTTACCATCAGCAGAAACATATACCTGCCATGCGGTATCTGAAATAACACTGCCGCTGTTCTGTGGACCATAGTAAATAATTTCTGCGTATGCATTCGCTTGATTAACTGTACCTGAGTTATTACCGATTGTCACAACCACAAAACCAGAACCCTGATGCCTACTCTTTACAAAGAACATACTGCGATTATTCGTCCATTGACCGATACCACACTGTGCAACAAGTCGATAACCAGTTGTATTGCCATCTCCGCCAGTAAGGGTAACTGTGGTAGAAAGAGCTTTTGCACTATCGGCAGTACCAATTAAATTTGCATGTACTCCATTTGTGTCGATCTTAGCAATAAGGACGCCGTCTCCAGATTCTTGCGTATAAGAATCTTTTGTTTTATAGAAGTTCCAAACACCACCGTATTCATAAAAATTACAATAATCTCGATTTGGAATGCCAAGCTGGATACCGTGAGCTTTTTTTATTTGCGCAGTCCCTCTTATGTCATTACTCGTCTCGCCAGTAATCATCGGAACCTGAAGATAACTTCCTGTTATGGCAGTGTTCCCGGTGACAGTACCACCAGAGATTGGTAAATACGGATGAGTGTGACTTGTTGCCGGATAGGTCGTCGGCTTGTTCTGTACCTTTGACCAATCAACGGAATTTGCTTTATCTGCACTTCCTGCATTCGTTGCATAATCAGCATTTGGGTGGTAGTTATCCGCATATATCCGGCTCCACCCGCCCCATTCACTAGAGCCATTTCTCCAATAAACGCCGGTGTTGTTGAATGCTAATTCGTGTGAATTACCACCAGACGAATCATACCATCCACGAAGACCTAATAGATATGAATATTCATCAGAAGACGGAGAGTTGATTTTTTTATTAACTTTTAATCCTTGGAAAATAAGCGTATCTCTATAATCATTCGGCGCTGTATTAGTATTTCGGTTATCTGCTATTGTTGAAATGCTGTAATGCGTATGACCATTTGGTGCTTTGCTGTCAACCAACGCTTTTAACGCCTTACCTTGCGCAGCGGACAAGCTATCTGTTGTAGAATCACTCGTAAGATTGTTTTGAATACCGCGCCATGTGTTGGTGTCCGTCAACTTCAGCTCGCTCCAAGCATTCCAAACAGAAGATGAATTGTTATGATTTCTTCTAAATGCTTTATTAACAAAATCGGGAATATAAATTTGATATGGCGTACCAACTGTGTAATCTACAATTAAAGTGCCGTGATTTGTGATACCTGGACCATTTGTAAAGTTCGTGGTTTTTAAATGATAGATTCCAGTTGTTTTGACTGTATTTAAATCTCGCGCGTCTGTAATCGTTTCTTCATGTACTTTACTGGCAAGAAGTGTATTAACTTCTGACTCAGTGTAGTATCTATCGTCATGGCTGTGGCTCTTCGGAGCGAACTTTTCCTTCAGTTTGCCCCACAGATACTGTAAACCAGCATAATCTAAATATCCCATAATCGACCTCCTGCCTCAGTAAAAACTGAAATCAGCTTGCTAAAACAGTGTCGATTTCAGTATTTGTAATCTTTGTAATAGTAAAAATTTCGCCCAGTGCATCCCAGTTAGAGCCATTCCATGCATAGTTCATTCCATTGCCAACGTCATACACATCACCAATGGTCTGGCCGCTCGTAGGCAGCTTGTCCGTAGAAGCAACGGAACCTTTATAGCGGTACATCTGGGTGATATCGCTCTTCAGGGCGTAGGTGTTTGCGGCTCCAAAACCATCCAGCTTCTTTTTGTCAGCGGCAGTCATCAAGCCGTGTGCGCTCTGTGTTGCGTCATTGTAAGTCGTGTTGGTCGGAGTGCTCCATGTGCCATCGCCACGCAGATACTGTCCCTGTTTACCAGCGCCAGGGGCGGGGACAAGACCAGACGTACCAGCGGCAGAAGCAGTGGCAGCACGCATCACAGAGTAAGTAGTATCCTGCCCGGGGATACCAAGCCCGGTAATATCCGCTTTGTTCACAGCAGTTGCCGCACTCACATGGCCGGTCGCATCCACAGTCACCTTATAAAGGCCGGCTGATTTTGCGGTGTAGCTCGGGTGCACATATTTATTAGCGCCGTTTTCAATGCCAGACAGCTTAGTCTTTTCAGCAGTGGTATAGTCATTAGCCGAAAGACCCTTGCCGTCTACTTTGTCTACCTTGTCAGCAAACAGCGCTTTCAGTTTGGTCCACAGATAAAGCAGACCATCGTTGTCCAAATAAGCCATAAATTCCTCCTTATATCATCGTGCCAGGATTGCATCTATTTCCGTATTCGTCATAGACTCAACGACAAGATGTTCATTCAGGAGCACCCAATTGCCGCCAAGATATGAGTAGAGCTTATCTGGCTTCAAATAGTAAAGTTTATCGGCTAGAGGAGCCAAGGGAAGTTCGCCCACAACCTCTAAATCGTTGCCGATTTTTACATGGGCTACAGTGCTGTCTCGGTATGCGTTTCCGGTGTCAAGGCAGACAATTAACTGTCCATCGATCACTGGAGTCGTATCCAATTGTGACTGGCTAATCTCTAAAAGTGATAATTTTGACATCGTTACGCTCCTTTACATATAAAAGCCCGCTGCACGCGCACTAGCATACAGCGGGTTATTGGTTATCAAGTAGTGGCCGCAGCCGCGATCTGCTTCCAAGTCAGGGCGCTCTCCACCAGTTTCACACGAGTATCCATGCCGTCATTCTTGCTGTCGGTATAGGCTTTTGCACTGGTTAGAGCAGCATCTGCCTTTTCCGTTGCATCTGCAGCAGCAGTATCAATAGCGTCTTTCTTGGCCTTTGCCAGCTCATCCTGGGTAGGCTTTGCGTTCCATGCGGTACGTTCTGCTGCTGTGATATGCACCACTGTATCGCTGGTATGATTATCCAGTTGGTCCTGCACGTTCTTGACTTTTGCGTCAGTTTCGGCCTTGGTGTAGTGATCAGGGATCGGCACATAAATACCGTCTTCCTCAATCACAATAGCGTTATTAGCCTTGGCCGAGACCTTGACCTTGACGCTGATCTTATTGTCGTCGGAAACCGTCACCTCTGCGGTAGAAGTAGCCGCGCCTGTGTAAATATCAATCAGAGAGCCAACCGGGATCTTAATGACCTCTCCGGTGGTAATAGTCAGCTCGATATTCTGAGTCTCCGTATTATATACGCCACTCTTCACGACCAGGTCCTTACCCAGCGTGATGGAAAGCTCGTCGCCGCCAAACACGGGCATCTTAATGGTGCGAGTCTCCGGATCATAAGTCGGGGCGTGCACCACACCGGTCAGAGTAGTCGGAATCGGGTCGCCATTCTTGGAAACACTCAGTACACCGTCCTTATAAGTGACGTCGGTAACAAAGTGACCCTCTTTGTCCTCAGACGCCGCGATTTTCGCATTCACGTAGTCCGCCACAGCTTTAGTGGTCGGCACAGTATCGTTTGTCGGGTCGTCGGGAATCACGGTCACATGTTCCTTGTTCAACTGGATATAAGCTGCGCCGTCCCAGATATGGAAAGTCATATCGGTCATGCGCACATAAATAACACCCTGCAGCTGATTCTCAGTCGGCAGTACACGCACGGTGCGGCAGCTCTTGGTATATTCCTGGTCGCCTTTAAAAATCTGTCGTGTATCTGTCAAAAAGTACAGGGCATTGCTATTCTTGGTCTGGAGAGCATCAAAGTTGGCCTTAATGCCATAATAGAATTCTCCCATTGCCATAGCATTACCTCCTCAATTTAGAATTCCTGCCACACAAACTGTGTACTGGACACTTGAAGTGGCTCAACAAAAAGACGCTCCGTGGAAGCGCTCTTCTGCACCGTCCACGGGGCGTATTTTCCATTTTCATTTTTTATCATTACGGTCTGTCCCACATAGGAGTCGCTGTTTGCATTGATTGTCTGGTTCGCTTCGGTGACGGTATCAAAAACCAGGTCACGGGGACGAATCTTCTGTACGGTCAAATCATCCCGCACATACATCAGCTCGGACGTGTCTTTTGTTATGACTATATCTTTGCCATCAATCAGTCCAAGCGCAATCGCAGCTTCTACGTCTTCGGCGTCACCGTAGCCAAGTTTGGAGTATTTATATCCTGCCATCTAACTCACCTCACTTTAAAAGCGGACAGTTAGAACGGCACAACACGCATAGTACCATCCTCAGTCTCAACAGACTCAGTTGTGATCTTGATTGCATTGCCGATTTTCTTACCACCAGATGTAAGCTGCAGCGTATGGTCGTCATAACTGAGGTTGTCTGCCTTAGAGTCAAAGATAGCCTGGTTGCGTTCCTGCAGAGTCTTTGCCAGAGCTTCCAGAGCGATAATGCGCTGGTCAACGGCAGTCAGAGTTGCATCCGGCACCACGTCACTCCATGCAGAGACCGGGATAATATGTATAACACCGGGACCAACCTTACGGACATGCTGGGTCGTCTTTCCATCTGGGTCCATGGTGATATTAGAGAATGTCAACTGTATCTGGATGTCACCCGGCTCATTGGTCAGGTTTGTATCAAAGGGGAGAGTATACTCCAGCTTATTCTTGTACAGCTCATCCGACTTCGTTAAAATCTCAGTTTTATAACGTTTGCTCACAGGCAGAAGATACTCAAGCAAGACTGTATAATCGCTCATATCAACGCCTTTATAGATGGTGTCAGCCAGAAAATGGAGGTTGTCCACCATCTTGCTACGCTCCATGATTCGCTCTTCCACAGAACAAGTCAGAGTGTTATCTTCGTTAATTAAAAAAGTATACATATCACACCTCCTTTCCATTCACGATGTACAGGTATTCGTCCAAGGAAACTTTCTTGTCACTCAAGAGCTTTTCCATGTAAGGGTCCTGCACCATACGGTTCTGATAAAGCCGTCGCATACTCTCGACGAACTCGCTAAATTTCTTTTCCTTGCTCATAGCAGCCCTCCTTGAATCAAGCTCAAAGTGTAAGCATCAATAATGGCCTCGGGCGTTTTACCACCCAAGGCCTTCAGCTGCTCATATTCATATTTGTCAATCTCCTCCAAAGACACCGTATCATATTCAGGGGAGGGGATCAGGTAATAGCCATCCACATGCCAGATATGTTTTCCGTCGCTACTGATAATGCCTTGGGCATCGTCCTCCTTGCAGTTCACCATAATGTCATGCCGTGGCTGATACTTTACAAAAGAAAGACGGTCGAGTACGTCAATCACCCGACCGTTCTTGATTACCTTATAAAACATGTGCCACCTCCTTAGATACAGAACATGGTACGGACGCCATGCTGCTCGGACGGATAATACCAGGAGTACGGCTCGCCCTCTTCCGTAATCAGATAGAAGTAAGTATCATATCCAATAAATGGGCTTCGAGTCCAATAATCAGTCTCATTGCCATCCGGGTCTGTGCAGAGGCGGCTGGTATTATCGGTCATGTAGCTGATGGGAGAACCCTCATAGATGTAAGGTTCGTCCGTCATAGAGGGTACAAGTTCTGCAATACTCGGGATGAAGAAATAGTTGTTTGCTGTCACAATCTCTTTGCTCCGTTTACCCGCAGAGCTCGAAACCTTGACCTGTTTGATCAGTTGCTGCCAACCAATCGGTAAGGCGTTCAGGAGTCGGCTATCCAGATAAGTGGTCAGAGTCGTTGCAGGCCAACCACCTTCATTGCTCATTGCGCCACTCAACGCCATCTTGGGGCCAATCGTACTCTTCTGCAGGAATACCAGAGAGCAGCGCTTGTTAGAGTTGTCACTCAGGTAGAACCGCTTGAAACCGCAAGCCTCAAACGTCATACTCTCGTGTGTCCATGCGGCCAGTTTTCGACAAGCAGAATCGCCTAAGTCGGCATACCAGATCTTGCTCCAATACACAGTACCAGAAGCGTAGTTCTCATAAGCACCGTCGTCAGCCTTTGCACAGCCAAATACAAGAGTCGCGTCAGTTGCAGTGGTACGAGTGCGTGGGATAACCACATACTTTAACTCAGAGCCATAGACATTGGAGCTATACACATACAAACCGTTGTCGCCCTTGATGTGGCGGATAACTACCATGTCACGAGTACCAAGAGAGACGCCATCGGTAGAAGAAGTGCCCCATGCAATTTTAGAGCCGCTGGAATTCCATATACGGAAACCGTTCGTACCGTTGGAAGCAAAGCACTGTGCGATAACTGCGTTGGCCGTAATGTCGCTTGCAAACTTGTAGTCAATTGCCAGCACAAAGTCACGGTCTTCATCAAACAGCTTGATATCCGTGTCGATGTATGTCTTTCCAGCAAAAGTCGTCGGCTGTTCGATCAAAACTTTCTCTTTGATATCACTGTAGCTAAAATCGTTGCCCAGCTGAATTGTGATATCATCTTTGTCTTCCACCACGCTGCTCTCAACGCCAACTTTGATCATGGCATAAATTTCCACAGGGCGCAGGTCCTTGATTTCTTTTCCATCAAAATAACCAGAAGTGTACTCGCAAATGTCATAGACTGCATTGATATCTTTTTCGCCACTGACATAACCGCCCTTATCCCAGCCGCTGAACCAATAATACTTGTAAGCAGTCTCTTCCGCAGTGTAAACAGGGATATCGCCGGTGTAGAGTACCATCGTGCCATAAGGGGCAGTCGTCTCCTGCAGTACCGCACCATGGTTCATGTAACGCACCCGATATTTACGGACGGATTCTGTATATTCAGCCGTAATGGTCATGTTATCGAAAATCGCCACTAATTCCGTATCCCAGCCACTAAATGTAAAGTCCGTACTAATAGTGCTCTCCAGCGTAGGAGTTGGAATGGGGTTGTCTGCACGAGTCACAGGGTCAACAGGAGCGGAACCCTTATCAACATACTGGATGTCCAAGACCTCGCCATTTTTGTTGACAAATGTAATGGTGAACTGCCGGATCAGGGTGTTGTAAGTAATATTCAAATCAGGCCACTGTGCGTTATACAGACCAAGCTGTTTCTCACGGATAATGGGCAGATGGACAGTACCCTCAATCACAGAGTGATCTGTGTTATAGCCATTTTCGTCCAAACCAGTCATCGGGTACAGCCGCTCCAATAGGGCGGTATCGTTCAACTCCCAGTTCACGCCAGTAATACGAACACGGCTCAGAGCAGTACACTTATTTAGCATGTCGCGGACATCAATGGTCGTACAGTTCTCAATGGTCAGGGTAGTAATATTGCTGTAATCTTTAATGACCAGATCAGTCAGGTAATTCAGATTGCGTGCACTCAGACTGTTAATTGCAGGTAAGTGAGCATTTTTAATCTTGCCGCCCTTTGCAAATGCAACACCAGTAATGCCGCTTCCGTCCGCATAAAACTCCGTTAGGTTGATACAGCCAGTCAGAGAAATAGATTTTTTCAGATTCGGCACATTTTGCAGGTTCAAATGCTCCAACAGCGTGTTATTACCGACTGCGAAATCCGTCAGATTTGTATTGTTGTAGCCCTTCACACCGGAACCAACTTGCAGGTCTGTCAACTTCACACCATGACTGAAATCAACATAGCCAGGGTAGAAACCAGAAATATCACCGATGCTCTGGATGATGGAAGCGTTATAGATATACACTTCAGTATCATTCATGGCCGCAATCGGGCACTTCACCTCGTAGGTCTGGCCGCGCTTGCCACGCATCTTCACGGGGTTAGAACCATACAGAACAGAAACATAGGTATCCGCATAGGGCTTGATGTGGAATGTTCCGTCCGGCTTCACGCCAGTCCAATTGGTAGGAGAGTAACCACGAATGGTCATATCATCACTGGTGCAAGCAGAGCCAGAATATTTTGATGCAATGTATTTCTCCTGATACTTCTGGAATTGTCTGCGCTGATGACGCTTATTACCATGCATCATAGGCAAATAGCTGGTCGTGCCATTATCCTCATAAGTGCGGAAATACTTACGGCGCATATCCATCATCCACAGGCGCTCAGGCTTCACATCCTGGTAATCCTCAAATTTCTTCAGGATACGAGTTGCACTCCATGCCAGCGCATTCTCACGGCTTCGGAACATTGCGGCCATTTCATCGGGGAAAAGGTCACGCAGTTTACACCACAGCTTGGAATCAGCTGCGTTAAACACGTTCTTTGTACCGATGGTATCTATATCCTCATAACCGTAAGTCAGTGTCAGACCGCCCTCGTTATCGTTGCCCATGGCAGTATCATTATCGTAATCAAAGCAGAAGTCCCAGTGCACCAAATCGCTAGTATGCGGGAACACGTTCTTTGCACGGTTATCGACCATAGTGTGGCGCTCTGTAAATAGATAGTGGAACAGTGCAGAATCCAGATCGAAGTGGTCCGTAAAGTGCGCCTTGAATTCCTCATCACTTGCGTTCACCACCCAGTTCTGAGCCGTGATCCATGCCTGCTTACCAGCTTCGATTTCTTCAGTAGTACATGCAGGGTTGCTGTAACGGAATTCGAAAGAATGATCACCGTCCCAAGTTTCATTGGAGAAATCGCCACTCAAGAATCGAGTCTGCTCATCAGTGTTGTTGTCAATCTCAACGATAAATTCCTTGTGATTCTCCGGGTCCATGCCCATCGTGGTGCTATTTTTCTTACTGTTGCCAATGTCGCCGCAGCCATAGAAATGCCACTGTCCATCATGAAATACAGTGGAGTTCTCGATATCAGTCTCCTGAACGAATACGACGCAAGGATAGAATGCCATGGTGTCGCGCACTTTTGGATTGTCTTTCTTCGCTTTACGAGTATATGGGTTGAACTCATTGAACTCGTCGGCCAGCAGTGCATTATTTGCATTCTCAGAGGAGGCAACGTTCAGCTTGATATTGAAATATTTTTCAGGAACGCTGTTTTCAGTCAGAGCATAAGTAGCACCAGTGCTGTCATCGCCAAAAGTAAATCCGCCCTTGCAGTTGATATCAATATTACGAGCAGATTCACCATAGTGGTCAGAGCTGGTGCCCTGGCCCTTGTGAGAACCAGTTGCTGTCCAGTTGTCTTCTACGGTACGGCCATTCTTATAAATCTGCTGAATGACAGTATCGGCAACTTCATTCTTTTTGCCTGTGGTAAAGGTTGGAGCAGAAATCTTGATCACGCGCAGGTCGGGGCATTTTTCAGCCAGCAAGTCAGGTTCTAGCTCGCCGCTCACATTGACGATATCATTGCGGTTGTAGCGGTCTACCATTGTCTCGGCATTCTTTGCGTCCGCGATAAAGTTGTCCAGAATTTCATCATCTGTCAGATTCATCATATAGGACTTCATGCGGTACACAATGACGTCACAGTCCGCAGAACCAATTGTGATTCCGACTGGCTTCGTCTGAGTAAAGTTGTCGCTGCTATCATAAAGTTCTACGCGGCAGGGGATACCGTCCAACCACAGCACCATTTCTCTGTACTGACTGTCTGGCAAAATATTAAACTCAAACTCCATAAAGTCATCTTCACAGGTAGGCAGCTCAATGCTATTCTGTGCACTTGTCAGTGTAATTTTCTGCGCCTGAATATTCAAACCAACGCCGCTATCAAGACAAGTCAGAACAGTTGCGTCATAGTTGCGGACATTCGCAGTCTTAAAGATCAGTTTGAAGTTCTTGCCGGATTTCTTTGCGTCATCTGCGAACAACTTGTAACTCAGGGTTGCCGTGGTGCCAGCCTTTACACAGAAATAGGTGTCGCCATCTGCATCAATCTGATAGCCGCCATTAGACCAGTCGAAATTGTCCGAGACGGTCATATTGGTATTGCCATCGGTCCACAGACGGGTAGAATCTGCATTCGTCTTACCGGACGGGTTAAAATCAAAAGCCAGATTAGTCGTCACAGGTTCAATCGTAATGCCGAGGTCTTTAATATTGACCGTAATTGTTTTAGAAACAGCCCCGCAAATAATTTTCAGTGTGTGTGCACCAATGACACCAGATTTATAGCTCCAAGTCTGCATCGTGCGGCCAACGGTCAGAGTAGAGGTTTTTAGTCCGTCTACCTCAAGGGTGACAGTTGTTGTTGAAGCGGCTGGATCATACACGGTATAATTGATGGTCGCCACACTATACTGTTTTGCGGTTGCAGTTTTTGTGGAACAGCTGATGATTGGCGTCATATTGCCATCTTCCACCCACATAATGTCCTTGTTGATAGTATTGGAAGTGACCTGTTTGCCATTGATTTCGGCGGTCATCACAACATTCAGCAGGTGAGCACCATGTTTCTGAGCGGGTAGAGTATAAGTCATCTGTCTGCCAGTTACTGCAGTAGAAGTTCCACCAATATTCTTTCCATCCAAGGTGAATGTAATATTCTTTGTGATGTTACCATACGGGGTAAAGCGGAAAACTACCTCTCCCGTGTAAGTCAACGTATCATCAAAGATGCTTTCCAGATAAAACTCAACCACATTGATAGACCAGTTTTTCGTACCAATACTGCCAACACTATCCGTAACAGATAGCTTGATAGAATTATCACCACTGTGAAGGTACTGAGTAATATCGAAACTGTTCTTGCCTTGTACGATGGTCTGAGTGGCTACTTTGGTCTTGCCAACATACCATGTGCCAGTAGCAGAGCCCGTATCGTCGCCAGAGTTATCCACTGACTTAAAATTGAAATTGATGATTGCTGGGTCTCCCTGAATGACAGTCAGCGTGGAACCATCCAAACGCTCAATGGTGATAACGCTGGAGTTTCCGCCACCGCCACCACCGCCTTCAATAACGACCTGAGTTTTCACTGTGCCATTCTCAAGCAGGCTCAACTTGGAATCCTCATAAGTGATATCGTACTCGCGGCCAGAGTTTTCATCGGGTTTGAAATCTTTCAGCGTTTCCTGAATTTTTGCGATATCTGCATTGGCTGTGTCAATAGAACCCTGAACCGCTTGAATGTTATTTTTTACACCCGTCAGGTCATTGGAAATTCCGTCCACAGTCGTTGTGTCAGCCTTGTCTTTGAGCAGCTTGTCGGTTGCTTCTTTGTTGTAGTAATTGCTCTGCAAAGTGTTAGGCAAATCACCAACTTCTGTTTTCAAATTAGAAAGGTCCTGATTAGTTTTGTCTAACTTTGACTGCACAGGAGACAGTTTTTCGTCAATTTTAGCCTCTACCGTTTTATTGTAGGCAGTCACCCAGTCAGCACTCGGGTCAGTGCTCAAGGTAATACGAGTAATTTCGGTGTCACCGTTCATAAACTGGATCACCTGAGTCTCTGGTGTATACTTAACACCAAAGTTTGCCAGACCGTCCACTTTTTCGATCTCGCCACGCAGCAGCGTCACAAAGCCGTCAACCTCAGTCTTGTTATAATACTGTGCCAGCTTTTCATCTACGCTTGAAACAGCGGTCTTTGCATCCTGAGCAGCCTGCTTTGCCTCAGCTGCACTTGCTTGTGCTTCGCCAACTTTCTGATTCATGGTAGCCAGGAAAGAGGTGTACCAGTCATCGCCAGTCGGGTCAGTCATCTTTTTGCCAGCCAGAGATTTAATAACAGTCAGCTTGCCATTTGGACGGGAACGCCACAGGTAGCTCTTGGTCGTGCCAGAACTCGGAATGGTCACCGCACCGCTTGCCATCAGCTCGAAGCTCAGAGTGCCGTCCTTTGCAGTGGCATTGTCACTCAACAGCCAGCCAAAACGGATCTTCTCGTTGTTATAAGTCACATTGATAGGGGCAGCATAATTTTCTTCGTTGCTTGCATTCAGGTAATGGACCTGGATCGTCATAGCCATCAGGTCAATACCATCGTAATAACGTGGCATTTCAAACGGGACAATCTGGCCGTTGTTTTCCTGGGTAACATTTGCGTTTGCACCCGACACTGTAATATTTCGGTCTGCATCAATGGTTGAGTAAACCGTGTCCTCGTAATCGTCGATCCACACATATTTGTCACTGCGGGAGAAGCCGGGGTCCACCGCAGCAAGGGTATCGATATCGTCCAGTTCCAGTGTAGCGATTTCATTTGTCACTTCTGGTTCCGAAACAGTATAATCCATAGCGGCCATCGAGGCCAACCGCTTGGATTCTTCAAATGATAATGCCATTTACTCACTCCTTTGCTTTATTTCGCATGAGCGAATTTATGTTGTAGTCGTGGGATTATTATTTTTGTTGACGTCAGAGCGCAGGTCAGGGAAGTATTTGTCTAGCATCCAATCCTGATAAAGGTCATACTTGCTATCTTCGTCTTTTCCGTGTCCAACGATATATGGATAATAGGGGAAATATCGACTCATAGTGAGCGACATTGTGCCCTCGCCAAGATTGATGCTAAAGCTTTTAATGATCCAATCGACGGGTGTTTTGCTATTCAAATATTTAGCGGCATACTGGATTTTTTCATTGACATCAAGCCACGGAACTAACAAAATAGGCACCACCAACCCATCGGTCAGTCGTGCCTTTTTCCATAGCTCGTATTTGGCAACTTCCATTGCCTTTTCGTCTGTAGTATAGTTATCATAATCTCCGCCAGATAAGATTTCATTACGTCGGCCAATCTTTTCAATGGAGAATTTCGCATTATACAGGTCGTCAATCGTTTTAGGGTCCGTCACACAGACATACTCCAAATTGTCACAGTTTTCATCCGTTTTTTCTTTTTTGAGTGCATCTCCGGTCGGAACGGTATCTACCAGCTTCACCATAGCATGAGACTGTTGCTGCCCAACAAAATAAAAATGCTTAGACTCCGGGAACCATTGAATCACATAATACTTGCCAGCTTCCATAACAGAAGGATTCTGCTTTACGTCTGTTCCGTCCGCATTGGGAATGGATTTATATAGCAGTGAAGTTTTTATTGTAGTTTTTTGTTCTGTTCCTCCGCTACCGTCTGTTTTTGGTTCTGTCGAGATAAACTTAACAATAATATTCAATTCATTTTTTGTGATTTTTGCAGGCATAGTAAACGAGATATTACATTCGTTATCTACGTCTAACTCCTGCACCGTCAGTGTCAATGCGTTATTCTTACTGGAATAGGTCGCAGTCGATGAATACGCATCCGAATCAATTGTTGCGCCAAAAACTTCCACACAATTTCGCACAGTTGAGTAGTCCACAGTAGCCTGTTCTCCGTCTGCCGTTACCAAATTTGCAAAAAGATCCGGGTCAAGCACGGGCGGATCATCAAAACCACTTGGAATCTCGTGGCATACAAACACGTCGTCATCAAAATACATTTCAAACGGGTAATAGAGGTCCCGTAGTTCGGTCAGTATCTGCCATAGCGTTGTGCCGGTCTCATATTCCAGATCATAGGGGACATTTCGCGTCCAATAGTCAATCACGCACTTGGTGAACTCGCTCATTGGCTGTTCAGTCAGAACAGTCTTGATAACGGGTCCAATGCGTGTTCCTTTGTTGATTTTTGTCTTTAAACCAGTCAACTGTCCAGCCAGATCACCATTCAGTCGTGCTACCAAGTCCACACAAGAACATTGCACTGTATTGGTCGTTGCGTTATATGTAAATCCATTTGAAGAGATAGAAAAGCATCCCTGATTAAACCAGTGCACATCCTGAGTTTTGGAGAATACATTGACGCGCTGCACAGACACTTTTTCAAATTCCTTATCAAATGTCTCGTTGATATTGTCACGGGCATCTATCACGGAAGACTGGATATCATGCATAGAGTAACCAACATAAACACTACTGATACCGTAATGAGCTCTCAGCTCGTCTTCACTCCAGCCTGCAATAGCACTCACGTCTGCTGCCGACAGCATACTTCCATTTACAACCTGCCCCTGGACCGCCGCAATCATACCGTGGATCTTGATAGATTCTCCATAAACAGTTCGTGTCAGTCCGGTCTTATCGGCGCTCAAGAGGTTCGTTGCATTGATACCGCCCATCTTTTCCGCCTTGGTTGTAATCGCATCAAGATATCCCCATAAATCGTCTTCACATAGCGGGATCAGTTCTCCGTCGTCCGTCTGGAATAGGGGAGTGAACGCAACCTGTACCTCATGGATTAACTCATCCGACCCAAGGACGGTAGAATAACCGCCAAGCTTGATCGGGTCGTCTGAATCTTCATCCATTCCTTTGATAAAATCGTTATAGTTGGTCGCGTCCGTTACACTAGCAGATGACGCTTTTTTACTATTCATCTCTTTGACAAATTTGCTATACTTTGCAATATTGGCGTCATTCCACTCAATAATAGAGCGGTTGATATTATCAATATTTCCGTACTGTGCGTGTCCATCATCCTTGATTTTTGCAATAATGGTATCATAATCACTCACAGCTTTTTTGTACGCATCCGTCGCCATTGCTTTCTTTTCCAGGGCAGGGTAAGATGTATCTTCTGTTTTCACGCGACCTTTCAGTCCAATGAACACACGAACATTTTTATTGATCCAGTCTTCCTCTTCAAAAGCAGAGACGGTACTCTTTTTGCCAAGATATAGTGTCGTATTAAACGTGCGCCGAATATCGGATTCTGAGTCAACATTGATGGAGCCGTCAATGGCAATACCCTCCAAAGAGTCAACTGTGGCAAAGTCTTTATCGAGCAGGTCAATGCGGCAATAGATATGCGGAGAATGATTTTTTAAGAGGGCTAAATCCTCATCTGTCGGTAGGTACTTCATGCTGTACCTCCCACAGGCAAATATTCACTCAGCCCGTTATTGTACATATCTTCTTCGCTCTCAATATCACCAATTTCCACAAAGCTGAATTCCAGTGTACCTTTGTCAATGTGCTCAGAACAAGTGATTTTCACATTGCCGTTTACACCAATCAGCCACTCACGACCATCAGACATTTTAAGCACTTTTGCCTCGCCATTGGTGAGCCAATCGGACAGTGCCTTGCGGTAATCGTTACCTCCATCAACGTCAAAAGAATCGTCCTCTTTGTTCCATTCAATACCAACGCCAGAGAAGTCACCAGTATAATAATTGGCTTCATTACCGAAGTATAAATAAGGATATTTATTGCCCAATGTTTCTACAATGGAAGCAGTGCGAGTCAGTTCAACACTTTCCACAGTTGGCTCCAATGTGATATGATAGGCCGTGTCACCGTCTGTGATAATTGCGCCGTCAAAATAGCTCGTTACCTTGGTTATAATATAAGCTTGTTCCATGGTGTTAATAACAGGTGCTACTGCATATTGGTATTCACGGTTGCGGCCAGCTGCGTACCAGTCTGTGTGTTCTAGAACAATTGCACCAGAAGTCGCAGTATGCAACTTCAAAGCATATTTGGAGTTATCGAACTTTGTGGTAATGCCATTATTCGGAATAATAGAAACACGTAAATTGGCGATATTATCCTTGTAGTCAACATCCCAACTATCAAAACTCCAGGAGCCAACAACTGTTTTATTTAGGTCAATTCCAAATAGTATTGATGAAATTGAACCAAACACTTTGTGGACTTTTGCATCATAATACCCAAGGAATTTTGAATCCTTATCATAAGCAGATACTCGTGCGGTATAATTTTTATCTGAGATCGTCAGTGAGCTTAAATCTGTCACAGGAATCAAAGCGGTAGATGTTGCAACGTTGTCGCTTACCATAACGCCACTCTGGCTCACAAATCCGTCCATCCACTCAGGAAAGAGCAGTAAGTCATTTTTCATGTCCACTGTTTTCTCATAAATTGTCATCCAAGTACCGCCAGCCTTGCGCCGTTTAAACCGCACATGGGTAATACCAGAATCAGCAGTAGACGGGCACTTCGCAAACAGAGAAATACTGCCGTCGTATTTATTGTTGATGGCTGTGATATTTGTTCCCTCTGTCTGCTCGCTATATTTCGTGGTAAACATTTTGTAGCCAGTATCAAGCTGATATCCACCTACAGATTCCGCTTTCGCCCGAACATAATAGGTCGAATTATTATCCAATCCCTCGACATGGAAGCTCTTCATAGAGTCACGATGATAAAGGCATTCTGACTTTTTAACCAGCTCCTTATTTGCATCATACAAATAATACTCATAGCGGTTCAGGACTTCACCCTCGGCTGTTTTATAAGTATATTTACAATCAAAATTATAAGAGGGAGTAGTCATAGTTACATTTTTGTTGGTACTGCCCCAGATGATACCAAAAATACCATGATGCTTGGTAAACGCAGTAAATGAAATACTTGGCTTCTCGTGACAGTAAAACAGCATTTTGTCACTATATTCACTGAAAGTATTTGTACCAGTTAGTCGGCAACGGATCATAATGTAGTATGGGTCATGTTGATTTTTAAGCACATCTGCCTTGATTACAAACTGTCGCGCAAGTCCGGTGCCAGTAGGAGCCACTGTGCCAAATTTATAAACTGTGCTATCTTTTGACTGAAAGACGATAAAGGCAACAAGGTCAATGTCGGCGTATGCACCAAACTGGAAAGAATGGTCTTCGGTTGCATTAAAGACGCTAATTTTTGATAGAATTGGTTTCACTTTATCACCTCCACATTAAATAGATGTCGCAACATAACAAAGAGCACCCTCGGAGTTTATTTTCATTCCAAGAGTGCTCAAAATACTATCAGCTGTAATAGCATCAACTTTTTTTGTTAAGCTATCATAGTGTGTTTTCTCTGTTTTACTCAAACCATTCAAATTGGTTGTTAAATTGGTAATATTGTTTTTATTTGTGGCCACTTGAGCCTTTGTTGTGGCATAGTCACCAGTTTCAAATGTACTCAAATCAGTAGCGACTCCATCGATTTTTTTATCCAGTGCTGAATAATCATTGGCCTCTTTCGTGGTCAGGCTTTTAATATTTGTCTCATTTGTTCTAACACGATTTTGCAATGCAACGAAGTCGTTTTTTTTGAATGAATCAAGGCCAGTATTAGTCGTTCCCAAAGATTTTTTTAATTCAGTATAATCGTCCGATTCCTTTGTTTCCAAACTTGCCACTCGCTCATTTACGGTGTTTGCAGTTGTATCATCTGTGTATTTCGTGGCCTTTTCCCAGTCACTGCGGGAGTAGGAGCCAGTAGGACCCTGTGCGGAAATACAGATATATAAATCACTATCACTGCCCAAAAACCAAAGGTCACCTACATTATATGGGGCGGTCGGGATAGAACGAAAAACCTGACATTTACTGTCCGCTGTATTCTGGGCAAGAGAAGCTGCGGCTAAAGCATTAACAATACTTGCATCTACGATTTCATACCACATATACTCTCGATTGGATTCGGTGCTATTTGCGGCTTCAATCCATCGATAGCATTTTCCGGTTTCAATATCGTAATAAAGCTCATTTAAATGCCGCCACTCTGTATGTCTCTTGATCCATGATGCGGCAGGTTCGTTTTCTTTTGTAGGAACACCATGACCATAATTTGTTTTGATTGTTCCACTGATTTGCTGCTGTGTGTTTTTATTTGTTGTCTCAGTCTGATTGATTAAGTTGTTTAGGTTGTTATCGATTTTATCAACGTTATTAGTTAGATCAGATAAGTCAGAAGTGATTGTTCGTACTTTTGCGGCCTCCAAACTTTGATTTCCCTCGGCCAAAATAACATTACGGAAATTCTTCTGCATTGCGGTAACAACTAGCTTTTGACCAATATCGTAATCACGATTTGTAGTTACGGTATATTCGCCACCAAATGCAGCGATTTTATAGGTATAACCACTCCGGCTTGTAACGATTCCATAAGAAGATACATCAAATTGAGCATTTGCCACTGCACTTTTGGCGGCAGAAGAAATGGCCTCAACTAATACATCTGTTGCACTTTTACTTGACACTTTCTTACACCTCCAAAATAAAAAAGTGCCGACCTGCTGGGCACGCCCAGTGGTATCGGCTTGTGTTAAATATGCTATTTGATTTTAACGAAGATTCATATACTGTGAGAGCTTATTCGGCAGTTCGCGCACAATTTCACCAGCAAGATCATCTGCGCTACCAACAGGATTCTGAATCACAATATTGCCCATGGATACATTTAGATTAGAACCGCCCGTAGAAGTAACAGGAGCACTGTACTTCGACATCTGATTCTGGAACCATGCATCTGGATTACCGCCCATCTCAAAGAGGCGAGAAGTAATATCTGCGGGGACAACACCATCACCAGTTTCCAAGTAAGTATAGCGACCAGCCTGTGGTTGACGAACCATTAACTCAGAACCTTGCTCATCAACATTGTAGACATCGGGTTGGTTGATCTTACGAGCACCAGAAGCTTTCTTCTTGTGTTTATCAATAAAGCTACTTATGGCTTTAACAGGTTTGCTATTAGATACCTTTTCTTTAACATCTTTAACAACACTCGAAGCCTTTTGATAGGCACTGCTACTCGTCACTTTGTCTTTGACATAATTAACAGCACTCGAAGCTTTTTGATAGGCACTACTACTAGTCACTTTGTCTTTGACCTTTTTATAGTCTTCTTTTGCTCCGGCGAGGAAACTATTTTTAAACCAATCCGGCAGCGACTGTCCACCACTTACAGGCTGACTGCTACTGGAAGAACCGCCAGAAGAGCTGGAAGAGTTCGTAGTTGTAGTGGTTGTTTTCTTTTTCTCTTCTGTCTTAGCAGTGTCGGTGGTTTGACCTTTGTTGTACAGATCGTTACCGGCTGTGCCGAATGCAGACTTAATACTGGTAACAGTATCGTTACATCCCTTTGTGATATTGTCGTATGCTTGGCCCATAGTCCATTTGATATTTTCGCTCAAATTGGTAGCGCCAGGTTCGACATTCTTCCAGGCATTTGCCATATCAGACGGCAGCTTGGTGTTCATCGCCTCGTCACTGGTAGACTTAATAGAGGTGTATGCACCATTGATCGTATTGGCCGTATTGTCGGCCAGATTGCGCACACCTTGCTCGGCTTGACCCCAGCTATTGTCAAAGCAGGCACGCATGTCATACAGCATCTTTTCGGTGTCGCCGGTTGTGTCAGCCCAAGCTTTCGAGATTGTAGATTCAGTCTTTGCGCTCAGGTTACGCACACCACCGCCACACTGATTCCAGCTGTTTGCCATGGTCCTTGATACAGAGTTCATGGTAGAGGTGCACCCATCAGACATGGACTTATAAGCAATTGCCATCTTGTTGGCCTGCTCTTCCGTCATTTCGTCTGTCAGGGAAGCGATGCGGTTCCAGCCACTCGTATAAGTGCTCTGCATCGATTTGAACAGTGTTTGTGTTAGCTGCTCAACCTGTTCCGAGCTCAAAGCAGTGTTATCACCAATTGCAGCGTAGGTGTCATTGACAAGCTTCGTCATCTTGTCGTACATTTCTTTGCTGGTTGCGGTAATATCGTCCTTGCTTACACCAGTGGCCTCAGCCATCTCATTCCAAGTCTTTTCGAAACTGCTCTTCATCGCATCAAGCTGTGCAAGTGTTTTTGACTTAGAGGAGGAGAGAAGCTTGTCCATTGAGCCAGTAATAGAGCTACCACCGCCGAGTATGTTCTTAAATTTATCAAATGCCCTTTTGATAGAATTGATAAGAGAATTGCTGCTCTTTGTGACTTTGTTGGAATCAAAACCAATTAGAGCGCCAGTAATGCCACTGGTGACGCCGCCGATTACTTTTCCAATAGTACCAGAGCCAGTCTTAATGCTCTTCATTACAGCATTTGAGACTTTCTTAATATCGCTAAAAGCTCCGCTATAAACAGAGTCAATCTTGCCTGCTGTCTCTTGAGCTTGAGCAACGGCCTCTTGGTCTGCATTGTCTTTAGTTGCACCCACAGCAACCGCAGTCGAGCCAGTCACTTTCGCCAGATTACTGCGCAGCCAGCGGATAGGATTCTTGGCAATACCCATCAGCGTCTCAGTCTGGTTGGCGGGAATCACGCCGTCGCCCTTTTCGAGGGTGGTTACACGACCCTTTTGAGGCTGACGAACAATGATTTCTTCGCCCTTTTCATCGACATTATAAGCACCAGACTTCTTAATTGATTTATCACCGGAAGCTTTTTTACCCCAGTTCCAAGGCCAGATTTTCCAACCAAAAATACCTTTGTGCTTCTTACCATTACTGGAGGTGCCGCCAACAACAGAATGGAATACGCTACTAAGCATACTTCCAATACCTTTAGCGGCTTTACTGATACCTTTGCCGATACCCTTAACGGCTTTAGCAAGTGTTTTGCCAATACCTGTCACAACATTCGAGATACCCTTAAAGATATTGCCGCCGCCAATTGCACTGAGAGCAATCGTACCACCAATGAGTAGGGGACCGATGACAGGGATTTTACTGAGTGCGGCGGTTACAACTGTCTTCAAGCCACTGGTGCCCAAAACAGATGTTGTAACCTTGCTGCCGATGCCAGTAAAGAATTTTCCAATAGTACCGAAAACCCCACCGCCGCTCGTCGCTTTACCTACGAGCTGGCCGAGTTTATTAAAGCCATTGGTAAACACAGAGAACAGCCCGCCCTCGCCAGAGAAGATATTATTAGCCTCTTTTATAGCATTAACTTTTGCTCCGCCAAGTGCTTCGACCATTCCATTACTGACACCATTACCAACGGTACTTGCTACTTCATTCGCAATTTGTTTACTGGTCCCGCTGCCAATTCCAAGGAAGCTCTTGCCAGCATCCCACAGCCGTCCCAAGAATCCTTTACCAGTGCGCTTATCAGAGAATGTACTGAATGCCCGACTAAGACGGTTCATGAAGCCAGTGAGACCACCGTTAGATGTAGATTCGTTAAACGCACCGAGTGCATTACCAAGTTTTGTCAAAACATCAATCAGTGTCTCAAGTTTACTGATGATATTGGATACATTCGTGGCGGCTTGGACAGCTTTCATGTTGGCGATAACTGCGTCCTTAAAGACATCCGTATTGGAAATCATCTGGTCATAGGTCATTGCTTCAAACTGGGCAGTATAGGCCAATTTCTTGTTATAATCATCCCAGCTTGTGCCGATCAGATTAACATATTCCTGAACTTTGTCCTTGAGCTTATTCAGCTTATCGATTTCATCCTGTTTCTTATATTCACGACGCTTATCACTCAGGTCACTCTGAGCGTCACGAACTGCACTTGCATCAGCCTGCCACTCGTAACCATTCTCGCCATAGACTCGAACGGTCTTGTTATTTTGTGCTTTTGCGAGAGCGTCTTCTGCTTTCTGCAGTTCAATAGCACGTTCCTGAGCTTCATTGGCCTCATTCAGTGCGTCGATCCGTTTATCAATAACGTCAATCCAAGCATCACCCTGGATTTTTAGATCATTGGATTTTTTATCGTTGGCGCTGTTCACGAGGTCGAGCAGGGAAGAGAAGAGGTCTTTAATGTTGGAGAAGATAGTCTGAAGTTTGTCAGCTTCGTATGTCATGCCTGCGATAGCATTCACACCGTCTTTCTTCAGCATATCAATCATCTGCTGAATAATCTGGGCTTGATCTTTAGTTTCGTCCTTGGATGCAAGCTCTTGTTTCTTGACCTCAAGCTGTGCAATCAACAGCTCAACCATTTTATCCCGATTGAATACTAACTGGTCACCGTTCATTTCGAGACATGCTAAATACTCAGGCTGCATCGTGAGCAGTTTCTGCATGGCATCGACACTGAGGCCGCCATATGCATTGTACTCATTCGTCACATCATCGAGATCTGTAAATGCACTCTGGATGTTGTCGATTTTTGTATTGACTTCATCGATTGTAGAGCCCAAACCATCAAAGTAGTCCTGAACAGAGATAACGTCATTCTCGATATTCTCAGCGGATTTCTCATAGCTCTGGGCAATGGCCTCTGCGGCCGCACCGCCCTCTGTACGGGCTGCAGTTGCTTGTGCTTCCAGTGACTTGACAACCGCATTCTTGAGCATATCGCCACTCAGGTCGATTTTACCGGTCTCCTCGTTGAAAGCCTTTCCGATCAGCTCAGGGTCATACTCACTGTACTTCATCAAGTCTTGCATGGCAGAGGACTGGGCCTCGGTTCCTTCATAATCGAGTGCGCCGGTACGGCTCTTTTCGGTTTTCTCCTTGACCGTTTTACCGTTATCCCATGCATCTTTGAATGTGTCGGTGATACCCTTGGCTTCTTCGAGTGCGGAAGAATAACCCTCGATAGCGGCGACCAGATCCCAATAGGACATGGTTTGCTTTTGGATATTGCGATCCGTCCACTCAAGAATTTTATTGTACTGTGCTTCGCTTGCGCCGTCGCCCTTAATTTTTGCTTCTTTAATTTCCGCTTCCATCAATTCTTGAAATTTAGAAGTTTGAATCTCAAGTTTCCCTGTTGCATTATTTTTTTGGAGTACATTGGCATATTTATCTTCAAGACCAGTTAAATCCTGAACAGTTTTCATCGTAAGATAACCCTGTTCATTGAATTCTTTCATCGCAGAAGTAACCGTAGACCATGCATCAAGGAACGTTTGCGAGGCTTTAGCTGAATCATTAGCGGATTTATTGGCCGAATCACCGAAACCATTTAATTGGGTTTTAAGGCCATTCGCACTATTCATAGCACTCTGCATGTTTGTACTGATTAGAGAAAGACGAGTATTTAATGCGTTCATGACAGACGAGATTTTCGCTTCTATCTCTTCTGTATTGTCTCCATTTTCAGCAGATCGGGCAGCAGCAAGGGCACCAGCCAGTTCTCCAGTTCCAATTGTGGCATTTTTTAATGCAGGAGCAAGAGCTTCAAGTTTGTTCTTTTCGTCTTCAGTTGCCTCTGTGAATGTATCTGCTTTTTCTGCAGCATCTCCCTTTGCAATCGCATTTAGTTCTGATATCGCTTGAGAAATGGCTTCCATTTGAGCTTCTGCATATTGAGTGGCCAAAAGATCAGCATAAGCGCTCTGGTTAACCTGAAGTTTTCCGTTCACAAGTTCAAGGGTATTGAGGTATTCATCATCCATTTGCAGCAATGACTGCAGTGAATCAATACTCATATATCCATACTTGTTATATTCTTCGACAGCAGTAGAGCAAGTCTTATAGGCAGACTGGATATTGTCAATAATGCCCATAGTCTTTTCAAGTTGCTCTGCATAACTGTTTGCCGAAGAGGCGTTACTTGTCTGAATGATGCCGAATGCTTCAAAAACGCCAATTAGATTTTCGAAAGAAATTTTGTTGTCATCGGCAACCTGATGTAGTTTTTCGAGAGCGGTTTTTTCAGCATCAGTTTGATTGGTAGTGTCTTTATCGATATTGATGATAGACTCACCAGTCATCCCACTAAACGCACCAAGACCGTTAAACATCTTCCAGTCACTTTGCTGGGAGTCGCCATTGTCCATGTCGTTTTTGATTTGACGAACTTTTTCAGAAAAAATATCGAGGTTGGTAGTATCGATACCAGTATTGCCTTGTGCATTCGCCAGAGCTTTAGTGGCCGCAGTCATTGCGTTCGTGCCTGCGACATACTCATCTTTATACTGAGAGAAACTGTCGGCATCTGTCTCATAGCCATCCATTTGCTCAGACACGGCAGATGAAAGTTCTTCAACCTTCTTGGTCTCAGCAGTAATCGCAGCCTCGTTATCTTTGTACTCCTGAGTATCTTCTTTACCAGCAGTTGCCAGTTCGCGACGTTTATCGGTCAGCTCATTGAGCGCAGTGGTGTGTTCTTCAAGAGATTCGGTTTTTGTAATATCCTTCCCTGTAGTATAGTCACCAGTCCAATCATGCCTCTCTTCAAAATCATAAATGCTTTTTTCAGTTTTATCATTTACAACAGCACTTGTGTCGGCATTTGCCTTATCGTTCGCGTCATTCTCCAGCTGCTTCTTAAGTTCGAGTTGAGCCTGCAACATATCGTTGATGGCTTGCAGACGCTCACGCTCGGTAGGGTCAACGATATCTTCAATCTTTTTAACTCCAGCAGCTTCTAGGGAATCATTGAGTTCGTCAATCTTAGACTGAATTTCTTCTACGTCCTTGGTAGCCTGTTCTGCTGCATCATGAGAGTTGTTCATTGTATCGACAAGCTCTTCAGAATGAGTTTTGAGATTCATCAGATACTCAACAGCTTTAGACGCCGCCCATGTAATCAATCCAATACCAAACGAAATTGCTGCTTGTTTTGCAAGAGAAAGCGTAATCGTAAGAGCGTCAAGTGCAAACTTTTGTGTCCATGTTGTAGCTGTTTGTACTTGTTGCCCAAGAACAGTAGAAATAATCGTAGCTGCTAATTGCTTTTCGGTTTGATTTGTAGCTTGAAGTGCTGCTGAAACATCGCCTTGAGAAAGTGCGGTTTCAAGGTTTTGCTGAGCAATGTCTTTACTTACAACCAGATAATTCCCAGCAGAATCAACGAGTTGTGCGTTCTGAATAACTTCTTTTGCTTGCGCATCAGAGAATCCATTGGCCTTAAGAGCACTTTCAACCAAGGAGCCGCTAAGACTCTTCTGTGCAGCAGTTTCTTCAAGAACAGAACGAGTGGCATTTTGAGCTGCGTCACTCAAATCTGACATCTTGAAGATTGCATTCTGCTGTGATTTGTCAAGACCGGCAAGTTGAGCGGCGAGATTTTGGATAGAGGGGTCGCTTGTTTGAGGATTATCGTTATCAATATTAAGCTTTTTTGCCTCTACCTTTTTAGCTTTGCCAAAAGTAAAATCCCCGCGAAGCATGTAGCTCTGCATGAACTCTGGCATCTTTTTTAATTGAGCTGACGCAGAAATTGCTTTGTCCAAAGTTCCATCAAGAGTTTTGTTGATTTCCACCATTGACTTGTTGATTGTCAATCCATATACTTGTGTTGATGGTCGGTTAACACAAATAACAATGGTGAAGATTATGAAATTTGGGAAAATGAAATACGACGTACCTTTTGAAACACTTGGGCATCATACGGAGAAATATGACTTTACGACGTTTGAAGATTGGAGAATCAGAAGAGAAGGACAAAGGCTTTATAATAGTGCATATGATTACCTAAAAGAAGATCCTTGGGTTAAAACAGATAAAGATTTTTACAGATCTGTAACATATGCGTATATGGTTGACCAAATATTAAAAATAAATCCTGCATACAAAAAAGACTATGACAAAGTGATTGCAGACCATATAAAAGGGTGGAGTTCTGGGCATCAAGATGTGAACAGAAAAGCTGCACAAGCATATTCATGGTATAATAGAACATTTATTCGATGGTATTGTGATCAACTTAGAGAACAAAAAAATCCAGGCATACTTGAAAAAGAAAGAGAAAATCTTCAACGTGAAATGGCGGAAGGAGCCGCCGAGATGAAGAGAAAGACGGAACTTAATCATATCAAAGAAAAACAACAAGAGCAGCAAGACCTCGCTAACGGCAAGCGTGTCGTCTGTCCATACTGTCATTCTACCAACACCGAGAAGATTAGCACTATGAGTCGCGCCGTGTCTGTGTCTCTCGTGGGTGCTGCATCTTCTAAACTTGGCAAACAATGGCACTGCAATAATTGTAAGAGTGATTTTTAAGCCTGCGGCGCAACAAGGAGAACATAACCATGTCTTTAGTGATGGCGGTTGTCTGTACAGATGGCATCGTTGTGTCTGGTGATTTTAGAAGAACAGAATACGTCTTAGATAAAGAAACAAATCAATATATTCAAGTAGGCTACACTGATAATACACATAAACTATTCCGCACGAAATCTAATCGTATCATCGCCTTTACAGGGAAAACGACTAACAAATACGGGATTGATATCGAAAAACAAATTAAAGAGTTAGCAAATGTTACTGATGATATTAAATTTTCACTGATACAACAATTTAATTCTCTAGTAGACTGTATGCGTGATAATAATAATGCTCTTATCGAAGTTGGAATAGAAAATGGTCAAAAAACTATAATAGCATGGAATCCACGAGATGGTCTATCTTATGATGTGCGCGACGGTGTAATTGGTGCAATTGGTGGCACTGAAGTGATAGAAAAATATCAAAAAGAAATCGAAGAAAAAGTTAAAGGAAAGAGTGTCGCAAAAGTTGCAGAGATCTTAAAAGAGTATAATAAGTTAACTTCAAAAGAAAACAAAGAAGTTAGCCCAGAATGTGAGATTGAAATCATTACTTAAATCCAATATTCTATAGCCGCCTCATGATATCGTTTGCTTTCCTCATTCCAAATATAGTATTCGTCTTCGTGTGGTTTAGCACATTCCATCTCTTCTATTTTCTCAATTTCTGCAAGCTCTTTCTGATTACTTGAATGATAATAAAATTTCTTATAGGTCATAACAATCTTCCTTTTACTTACCTGTAATTGATGTACGATGCGACCTTTTGTGGTAAATTTTTAGTAATCTCATTAGCAAGCATCTGAGCGTCACAAACGGGTTCTCGCTGCTCTATAATCATATCGATGAGGGTGGCGAGTTCTTTTGTATCAATTTCAATTTTCATAATAAACTCCTTTCTAATTTTAGTAGTGTCAATGTTTAAGCGATCCAACAGTCAGTCGGGAGTGCAAGTTTCTTACGATTGTGTAACCTAATCTCACATTCTTCGTCTGTTACTTTTTTCAGGCTGGACGAATCATATCTTTTGGATTTTTGTGTGGATGCTTTGAGATTGGTTTGAAATAAAATGCACCATCAGGCTTGATCCACGATTCATCGTTCAACCAAACACGATCACGAGGCTTGCACTCTGGAAATTTAATCTGCAACAAAAATTCAATTCCGAATAATGTGATTTCAACTTTCATAATAATTCTCCTTTATAAATAGTAAAAGCCCGGCCTCCCAGCAATAGGGAAGTCGGGCTTAATTCATACGCCGTAGTGCAGCAGTTATTTCAGCAGTTCTGCAATATCTTCAGCAGTCATACCATTGGCTAAAGCATTTGCAACGAGTTCTTCAGCTTTCTTCTTATTAGCTTCAATGGCTGCTTTCTTGTCAGCTTCATCCTTCTTTTCAGCAAGACGAGCCAGTTCTTTATCCAGCTTTTTGATTTTAACTTTCTTAGATTTCAGATCGACTTTCAAAGAATCAATGTTTGCAGCAATAGAGGTGACCTCTGCACTCAGTGCGTCTTTGGCAGATTGTTTTTCGTCGATTAGTGCAGCATAATCGACAGGAGCTGCTGCGGTCATTGCGCCCTTGTTCTTGCTTCCTTTAGGTCTCGGCATGATAAATACCTCCGTAAAATGAGTTTATACGATTATATTTTCATTATAGCTTGTGACGCAAGCTGTGTCAATATGAATCATGTCGAAAGAAGAACATTTTCTATTTTATCCATAACATTTTTTAGATCGACTTCATGATCAATGGCGTCGCCGTATTTTATTTCACCTTGAGACGGAAGCCGAAAACTAAATATGGTCTGTCCATTATAATTGCTTACAGAAAAGTCTGTACGAGAAAGGATGTTCATTCCAATAATAGCATCATATAACCGAGGCTCATCTTTAAGAACAGTGAACTCTTCATTTTCAAATAAAATATCAGAAGATAAAATCAGAGTAGTCTTAACGGACGGACGATCTGCTTTGTCTTCGCCAAATTGGACACGATAAATTTTCCCTGTTTGTGGTATAGACAAAGAATCTGATATAAACTGCGAAATATAACTAAAAGCTGCTCCAGTATCAATAAGGGCTTTCGTTTTCATTATGCGATTATTATGCTCGAAGATAACTGGAATTATAATTAACTTCGCAATCTCGTCACATGTAAAAGTGTAACTTTTTCCTTCTGACATTTTTTATACCTCTTTTAATTTATTAAATAAGATTCAAATGGTCCCACATAATCAATATCTGGAAGAAGTTTCTCATTTTTTATCATACAACTATCAAAATATGAGTCCATAAGGATCTTATCATTTTCAAGTAGAATGTGACGCTTCTTAAAATATTTATCTTGCCATTCTAATCGATGAGGATGATCGAAATACCAAGCATAAGCGTATCCTTCGCAAATCTTTTTAATTTCTTCGTCCATCATTTTCCTCCTGATAGTATCACATAATAATATAGCTGTCAAATTTATTTTCTCCTCTTTTGACGACAGGGGAGAGACCGCCTGTAATTTTTCCTACAGCGTAGTTGCGCAGTAGTGATTTGGAGCACCCCATAGTGAACCGCAGTGCATTTATGCGCCGCGTTCCACTCCGACATTATGCTCTCTGAAGCGTCTTCTGACGGAGCACCTACATTATTATAATAGGCTCTGTCGGAAGCTTGCCTGCGGATTCCTTTCGGTTCCCGGACGAGAATTACCCAAACTCTCCACGGCTTACGCCGCCATGTTCGTCGGTTTTACTAAATACTCCCTCGTTGCGCTGCGCCAATAAAAGCTACAGCGTGCTTGTTCCGTGTCACCACCCGGAGTATTGCTGGGCACAATCATGAAACCCGTCATTTTGGGTTCACCCAGCTGAGTTATAAAGGACAAAATACCCGCTCCCATAGGGAACGCGCCTGTAAATTTTACCATTGCGTCCGCAGCTTTTACAATTGCGGTTGCAATAGAGATAAAGAACTTTGGAACATCAGAGTCCAAAACATGAGTAGAAAATGATTGGAAAGTAGAATCAAGTTCAGTTAAACGACCTTGAATAGAATCAAGATATTTTGCATTTTCAGCTTCAGCACTGCCCGATGCATTACTGACAGTTTCAATAACTTTTTCAATTTCCTGATAATTTGTAATCAAAGCACTGACGGCGTTTGCGTTCCGTTTGCCACCCATAAGTTCCAAAGCAGCAGCCTGCTCTTTGTCAGACATCGTATCCCATGCTTTACCCATTTCGATAATAATATCAGTGGTTGATTTGTACTGTTTAGTCGCATTATCGAAAATATCAACCTGACCATGAGAAAGAGCTTTCAAAGAGTCACGAAGCTTAGAGGTTGTCTCAGCCATACCCTCAGTAGATTCACCAGCGGCTTCTACTTCTGCCTTTGTACTACGTAGATACATGGCTACTGTTTTTAAAGTTGTGCCAACTGTCTCGGGATTTTGAATTATACGATTCATTGTAGTGGCCAATGCGATAGATTGTTCCATTGTATTATTGGCCGCAGCAAGTGCAGCTCCGCTTCTCTGGAGCGCCTCACCGACACCTGCCGAATTTATGGCGAAATTATTGCCAGCTTCATTAAATTCATCAACGATCTTCATGCTATTTTTGGCTTGGACATTAAAAGCCTGCATAGTGGAGATCAGCGATTCAGACGCATCGTTAATGTCTGTAATACCATCGCCAACATTTTTATAGATCAGTGCTGCATCTGAAATAGAAGAGGCATCGTCAAGATTATACCCAAGGCGAGCAAAATCTGCGGTGGCTGTAATGGTGTCAGATATAGTGGCTCCAACACGTTGTGCGCGATCGGCAGCATTCTCCATGAACTTTGTATAAGTTGCATCAGTTTCGTTTGTAACCTTACGAAGTTCAGTCATTGCTGTATCGATATTAACAACGTTTTGGTAAACCTGCCGAGCAGCATCTTGCATCTTATGTAGTGCAGCCATAACAACCATTGTACTAAGATGCTGGCCAAATAGCTTTTCAAATTTATCAAGTAAATTTTCTGTTTCGAGACCAGCCTTTTTTGCTTCGGCACGCAAATCTGCCATCTGTTTTGAAAGATCTTTAACATTATTTGCAGCGTCTGGAGATTCTAGTCCTTCTGTTAACGAATTGACCTCTGCTTTTAACTTTTTCGCGACTTTTGGATATTTTTCTAAGTAATCATGTAACTGGCTTTGAATATTTGAAACTCGAATTTCATTCTGAATACGTCTATTTGATTTTGTTGTTTCATTAGAAAATTTTTCAACTTCAATTGACGCTAGATCTACTTCTTTTCGTAGATATTCATAGGCATCAGCAAGAGATTTGATTCCAGAAATACCATTCTTATTAGCCCAATTTCGTGCAATAAGATCTTTATTTACACCTTGATTTGCGTCTAAATCTACGGTTAAGCTTTTTGATAAAGATGAGTTTTTGGTTACGGTATTATAAATACTAGAAGTCTTTCCATCGTCGGAGTCTTCAAGCGTATGTTTCTGCCGCTTAAGTTGTGCTGTGATTTTTGCCAACCTACTCACATCGCTATTATCAACAGAAGCTGCATCTTTTTGAGCATCTGATCGGTCTTTGATAGCAATAGCAAGTTCATTTTCTGCGCTTGTTCTGTTTTGAGTGAGCTTGATAAATTTTTGGTATGTTCCAGAATTATCCTGTGGATCGTATTTATCGTATCCACGGATATACATTTCTTTGGTGATATTATCAAGATTTGTTTTATGACTGTTTTGCTCACTCCATAAGCGAGTGGCCTTTTCATAGTTTTTATCGCCCGTTGCATTCGCGTACCGATGCCCACTTGAAATGTATTGCTTTAGCTCATTTTCAAATTGCTCAAACAGAGCGTTTCTAGTTTTTTCTTCAATTGCCTTAACCTGATTTGCATAATTTTGTTTTATGTTGCCAAGATATACGCCTTGTCTTACCGCTTGCTGACCTGTTTTGGCTACAGTATGATTGGACTTTCTTAAATCAGAATTTACATTGTTCCAGTCTTGAGGACTCTGTGATTTGCTGATTCGACTGAGCTTTTTACGAAGAGCGATATTCTCTTTAAATGCTTCGTTTAACTTTTTGACAATATCCAAATCGGCTTTGTCGGCCTGCGTACTTGTATAATTGTCACGAATGTATTTTGCTTTTAATACGGCCTTATTATACCAGTCTTCATTTTGATAATTTGGATTACTTTTAGCTAACTCAGCTCTATTATTTGCCTCTTGAATTTCAAGATCACTTTTACGACCGCGTTGCACATTTACATTACGATAATGTTTTCCATTTGCAGCCGCATCTTGCTTGTTCAAAATTTGAGACTGCTCTGCAAGATTTCTAGCAAGCTCACTTTCTTTAGAGGTCCTTCCGTTGCCGCCACTACCTTTGCTTTTGCTACCAGGTCCACTACTCGGCCACGGATTAAATTTGATCTTATTTAATTCTGTCTCAATCTTCTGCCGGATCGCTTTAATATGTGTGTCTGTAATATCAGGTGTGATATCCACGGCTCCCAGTTTTGTTTGGATATCCGCCTTTAAAGCGTCGGCTGCCTGTTGCGTAACATTTGGCGTAACACTAACATTTTGCAACTTTGACAGATCAAGGCCATCAATTACACCCTGTAGCTGAGTCTTGATCGTATCCAAACTTGCCTGTTTAACCGTCATAGAAACATCAATTGACTTACCGTTAAAACTATCAAGTAATGCATCAATATTAGAAATCTTTGCAAAAATTGGCACATCTTTTCCTGTTTTATTTTGATAGTCAGTAATACTTCTGAGTGCCTTATCTGCATCAAATGCGCCATTGATTTTAATTGGATTACTGTCAGGAATTAGTTTATCTATATCCTGTTGAAACTTGTCTCTGTCTATCGTAGGATCTACTTTGACCTTAATGCTTAACTCTGGTTCACGCGCCATATTATCTTCCTCCTTTTGGAGCAACTAACTTCCGAATCTAAAAAAAGCAGGCTTTTAATAAGTCTGCTCATCTTTTTAATTATTCATCGTGTTCAATTCGGCTCTTCAGTAGCTTTACAATATCAGCGTATCGGTAATTGATATCAGCCTGCGCGTTATCCATAAACGGGCGCGGTCCAGTCCATTTATAACTTTTATAATTCCATGGATTATGTGCGCCGTTTTCAATCAGTCGTGCTAAGCTGTCTGGTTTGTTTACCCAGTTTGAAGCATCAAGCCGTGGCCCCTCAATCGGAGCTTCTTCATATACATATAAAGTTCGGGCCTTTACTTTATGCTTGATATTTTTATCGTCTACTAAGCCACCGTTCTCTTCACGTCTGTCATATTCAACAGGGGAGTAAGTTGCATACACGTCTTTTTCTATATGAGATTTTAATTTGTTTTTCACATGGCTGGCAATCTCGTTATCGAGTGCCAAATTTGCACGTCTCATAATTTCAGTTTGAAGAGAATTGACTGTAGTAGCCGAAAATTTTGCCATAATTTTACTCCTTGTTTTTAGTGAGCAGTGTGGCGTGAACTCCATCAAGTAAGCCTTCGGGAGTTTTAACACTATAGCTGTTATCGAAAACGGGTTTTGTCATGTTCTCTTCAGAAATAGTTTTGATCATTTCCTTCATATTAAACTGCTCGCCAATACCATTAAGCACATCGGCTGCCAACTTCATCAGCTCCTCAAACGGCTGATTTTTTGCAGTTGCCTCGAACAGTGCCATATACTGCTGACGTTCGATCTCGATCTTCTCACGACAAGCCTTGTTCAACGTGCCAAGAATATACTTGCGAGGCGTTTCGTTCATCATCTTTGTGGTCTCATCAGAAAACGCCAGCTCGCTCAGTGCGTTCTGATCCATGCCAGTAGTATCAGTGTCTGTAAAATAAACAACAGCAGCAATACGGAAAGCATAATCATATAGTGCGGGGTCATACTTGCCATTACGCTTTGACAGGTCTACAACACCATCAACAAACTGGATGCGCTCTTCTAGGTTCAGATTATTTTTCTTGGTCATAAGTATTAGTCCTCCTGATTTAATTTATTTTGTTCAAGTCTCATCAGTGCGGCAGTCGCAATACACATTGCGTCGGCCTCATCAGACGAGACTACTTCGCCATAATGTTCTACTACGTAATCAATAGCTTGTTGTTTAAGTTCTGGACGTTTTACTTGCCGTCCCTGTTTAAATCCAAGCATTTTTCGCCACTCGGATGGTTTTAAAATCTCGTATGGAATATTAAAAATGTCGCACGCACCAATAATCGCACCCTGTAACTGTGCTAATTGGATTACAGTTTTTGCTGATCGCTGTAGTGCAACATCCTCAATCACAACAAGGTCCGGATGGTTGTTTCTTATTCGGCTCTGGATCATCTGCCGCATCATCATAGAGCGTTCGTTTACATCTTTTACTTTGCTCACGTCGATTAAAGAGTGGTAAACGGTATTATTGTCTATCGTGCATACGCCAGTTTTTCCAAGTGCCTGGTCAAAAGCAATGATTTTTATAGTAAACACTTCCTTTTTGGTTTGGAATGTGGTAGAATTCAAACTTGAAGAACACCTGCACACCCCTTATGGGGCTTAATTCAAACATGTGGACAACATAGGGGCTTCCCGAAATCCAGTAGTCAGGCTGCTGGTAGAAAGGAGACCCTATGGAAATTAACTTCGCGACTCTGCGAGAAATCGTTAGTTTCATGGCGGATGTAACGACAATCGTTATCTTCGTCATGCAAGTAAGCCAGCACTGGGCGTAAGCGGTGCCAGTCGTCCGAATCTTTACTGAAGCCTCTATGCAAATTAGAGAGCAGGTCCGCTGTGTGGGTGTTCTTCTTATTTGTGAGTTTCCTCATATCAACGTGTAACCACAAAAGTAGTTACACGCTCATAAAAGGGGCGGAGCCCACCTGAGTGAGTTCCGCCACTATAAAATTTAACGATTACTCGTTGGGAAAGATCATGTCAAAGACGTTGGAATCAGCATCGGCCAGAACGTCAAAGGTCATGGTCAGAGAGACGGGGTCGCCAGTATTCTGCCAACTCAGCTCAAAGCCACCCTGAGGAGCAGCCTTGTACCAAATCGGATGTGCCTCAATGATGGTGTCATCCTCAGTCTTGTAGGGGATGGAGCCCTCGACACGATATGCCTTGGGGAAGTGCTTAGAATCGACATGCACGACCTGGGCATTTGCAACCTTGGCATAGTAGTAAACGATGTACTCGTTATCTGCCTCAATGCCAGAAGTTGCGGTGATCTCCTTGCCAGAAACGGTACAGGTAATTTCAGTACCCATATCGTCATCAGCCTTAAAGACCTGAACAGAGTTGCTTCCAGCCTCGGTGCTCAGAGTCAGCTTGTTAGCCTCAGATGCGGTAATTTTCTCGCGCTTCAGGAAGTTAGCAGTAGTGCCAAGCTCATTACCAGACAGCATCTGGAAAACCTTAACGGGGTACACCTGTGCCTCGATAGTCAGAGTACCAGTACGAGAGCCGTCGAACTGCACGCGGTTAGGTGCACCCTGACCACCAGTAGCAAACACACGGTCTGCCTCAAAGCTGGTGGAAGTGACATTAGCCCAGTCCACATTCAGGAACAGCTTCTTAGTGGAATAGTCAACCAGCATCAGATCGGCAACTTCGCGGTTGGCGAAATTAGCATTCTTGTTAGCCATAATTGTTATCCTCCTATATTTTCAGTTTCTTTATCAATTCGTTCTACCCATTTAGATGGATCGTATTTGCCGCCCCAAACGGAGTAGTTCATGTCAGCAATGCTTAATTGCTTTGCTTTTAAAAGTTGTGAGAACGTATCTCGAACCTGTCCGATCGTGAGAGAAAAAATATTCGAGTAGTTCAAACTTGGATGAAAAGTGCATAGAAGAGAAATCATATTAGGCAGCTCGAAATTCGGGTCTGTCTTTTTTGTTTGCGCAAATTTTTTCTTCTTTGCCTGGAACTTTTCATAGAACAAACGGTCTTTTTCAGTTTTAAATTTGGGGGCTTCTTCCGGGATATCATCAACGGAAATATCAAGCAGCTGTAAAATTACTTTCACGACAGATTGATAGTTTTTTACGTCAATAAATCCACCAACAGAGCCATTGTCTTGTCTGTCAATCACGATCGCGGCATGGCTCGCGTCCCACTCCAAATTGCCGCAAATAAAAAGAGCCAAGCCCGAGATCAGCTCGAACCTGGCATCTTCATTCGCAGTCAATATTCCAAACATCGTAAGACTGTTTTTTTGTTCATTTGTTAATTGATTCCACGGGTTCTCCATGTGCATTTCAGCGGAGAAGTCCGTAAAATATTTTTCGGGTGTATACAAAAATAAAGTAAGTATTCTCTGGTACTGATAATATCCAGTTTTGAGAATATCGCTCAAAACAGGGGAGTGTATCCGCCCAACCCCTCGCAGCATTACACCATACGGGCTAATATGGTCAATATAACTCAGTCGTATCATCAGCGCGGCCTCCGAAAAGTCCCAACACGATAGATGAGCATTCGGCCATAATAAGGCTGCGCAGGTTTATAAATACTGCTGCCAGCCCACTCCAACGGCCCAATGCCAAACTCGGTATTTCCGTTCAAAACCTTGTCAATATCACTTGCAAGAATATCAATCCTGGTTCCAGCCTGGCCTTTACGGTGGTACGTCTGCATCAGGTTTTTACTGCAATAGGCGAATACATAAATCGTCATATCGGTAATTGAATCTCCGTCTGTTTCTTGCGGCACCACCTCAACACAGAGGAACGTTTTAGAGTTCTCCTGTGTATCAGGTACATATTCAAACTTGAATACACAGCCGCCTTTCCCTGACCCATCCTTTCCAAGCAGGGCAGTTTCAGGGTCTTCAATATCGTCCACACCACCCAACAGGACGTCTAAGATATTGTCATCGTTGATCAATTTCGATACAATTTTATTTTTGAAAGAGCCAACCTCTTCAAGGTTCATCAGATCACCTCCAATTCAACATTGGTAGTCAATTTACCTGATCGAACCGTCAAAGTAAGGATCGTTCCAATCAATTTCGGGTTATCAGCACATACCACTTTGCATTTTGTATCTGATACGGTATCAGCCGCGTTCTTAAAATGGATCTCGCTAGGTACATGATCGCCAGTCAATGTCCAATCCGCCGTTTCGCATAGCTCACCATCGATAGATGCCGAGAATAGTTTCCCAAATCCGCCTGTCTGAATGGTCGGTGCACCTGTAAAATCGATAGACAGATTATATACTGGTTCGTCATCGTCCTGCGGGGGCTCCACATCCGGCTGTTCATTTTCTGTAGCATCAACAGGAACATAGTCGCAAATCATTTTATCAGCATTATCAGTATTCGGGTTATATAGATCCTGTTCCACATTAAACGAGAGAAAACCAACCTGCTCGCCGTTGTAATCAATTCGGCCAGTCATCTGGTCAACTGAGGTAATGCGGTATGTTTTTGGTACACCGTTTATGATCTCAAGCATCAACCGCTTTCCGATATTAAGGTTTGCAGAATACTCATCAAATGGCATCTGGATTCGGAACTCACGGGTGGAGTAACCCATCGTCTTGTTCTCTTCTAGATTCGAGTAGTACGGCTTTTCAACGGTTGCCCAGAGTGAGCGAATCTCGTTCGTATTGTCGTCCTGCCATGTGATCTGCTTCTGGCAAATCTGAATGCGGCCGCGCACGGTAATATCATCCTCTGCGTCTCGTTCTGTAATCAGCCAGTGACTGTTACTCCAGTACACAATACTGCCAATCGTAAAATCCTCGCCCGGAAGCGTATGAATAATTTTTTGGTTCATCACGGTAGAGGAGATGATATTTAACTTGCGCGGCATATCGTCAATTGTTACATCTTTAAAAGAAGGACTGATCGGTGCTAAATGATTTGCATCATGTTTCGCTTTATTGATAATTCTGTCACGCTGAGTGGGACCATCAATATTTAACATTTTTCTGTATTGTGATCGATTCATTAGACCACCGCCTTACTCTGTCAGTCCAGCAACGTCATTCGACTTAAAAGAATATAAATTCATTTCAGCCTTTAATTTTCGTTCGGATTGCTGCAGTAAGCCCCGCATTTGCTCCAGGAGCTTGGCAGGGGAGAAAACAGAAAAATCTTTGGTGCTCATAGCATTCTTCAGCGCATCGGAGTTATAAACATAAGGTTCTAACCAATGCACGATCATGCTCAAAGCTAAAATGCTCTGCTCTTTGCGTGTCAGTTCCACATTAAACTGCTGCAGTTCAATGTCATAGTCGGCCAGGTCCTGCCCGCAGATATCTGCAAAATCATCAATCGCAGATTCCAGCAGGTCTTGTTCTACCTGCGCAAACATCTCATCGGTATAGCCCTCTTTGTCATAATCACGGATTCGCCCACGACAGCGGGCATAGATATTTTCAAACGGTGTCCCCATAGCCCGCCTCCTTTATTTAAATGGTGTCTTCTAGGTCAATTGCCAGAGAGTCCTCCAGCGCCTTGATCGCACTGCGGCTGTCCAGCTCGCCAGTCTCGATCTTCTTCTTGGCCTCAGATGCAATCGCGTCCTTGGTGCCACCGGGCAGGCCAGGCACAACTTCCTTGATCTTTTCTGCGGGCATCGTAAAAACATCCTCAAAATCATCAGTGGTCAGGCTGTTCCGGTAATAGCGCTCCACGCCCAGCTTCTTGATCACAGCCGGGTCATCAATCAGAATCCAGTTCTCTTCAAAAAAGCGGCGCTGATTGCCGCGCATCGAAACCAGCTCACGGTATTCCAGCTCCTGCACATCTCCAAAAGACTCCCATTCAACGGCATAACCGGGGTTCAGGAGAGATTTGTAAATTAGGTTGCCAGCGGTACCATTTCGGCACTCAACCAGAGTATCGTTCGTAATTGCTGCCACAGGGGTTGCCGAAGCAGCGGATTCCACTGCAACCTCCTTTGTTGCGGCAGGTTTTGTACTACGTCTTGCCATTCGTTCCTCCTATTTAATAAAAAGCGACGGGACACCAGCCCCGCCGCAGATACAATTCAATTTCTCAGTTAAGACATCTTATAAGCACCAAAGTCGCGGTCAAAGATCACGGCCAGGCCAGTACGCTTCATCATAAGGAACTCCTGGCTCAGGTCAGCCTGGGTCATGGGGTCGCCCATCAGCATAGTGACTTCACCCTCAGTAACACGCTTGATGGGCTTGGTGTCGCCAGCAAACACATACAGGACATTGTCATCCAGGATAAAGTCATCGGTGCTAGTAGCATGGCGCTGCTTCACTGCAACCAGCGGAGTACCAGCCAGCTTGCCCAGATAGCCCATTGCATAGACATCTTCTTTAGCAGAGCTGGACATCACAGCGGTCTTGATCTTGCGCAGAGCCTTGCGAGTACCAACAATAACAGCACTCTCGCCAGTAGAAGCCTCAACATGCTCAATCAGGTCCAGCAGCTTCTCTTCGTCATAGGTGCCAGTCACAATGTACGGAGCCTGGATCTTAGCAAACATGCCAACAAATGCCTCGTAAGCAGCATCCAGTTCCTGCTTGGTAAAGGACTTGCCAACGGTATCCACAAACTTGTTAAAGTCGATGCGGCCTGCCATCACGCGGTTCAGTTCCTCGTAGATCTTGATAGCGCGGAGCTGGGTATTGACGGTGATGTCAGTACCAGCTTCCAGGCGCTGACGACGGACTCCCTGGGTGCCCTCGGCGATATCAGCAACAGCAAACAAGCACTCACGCTCAATATGGAACTTGGGGGAGTCGCCCAGAGCCTCGTTGCGGTCCTCGACCATGTTCATGAAGAACTCGTCGCCCTTCAGGCCCTCTTCGTGAATCACGTTCACCAGTTCCTCAACAATGGCAAACACCTTTTCACACTTGCCAGCACGGACATCCTTAATGTTCAGGGTAGTCTTGCCGCCGTTGGCCTCAATCAGAGCCTGGCGCAGAGTCTCCTGAGTATCATTCACAGAGTAATCACCAGCAACGTGGCCCTTGTAGCCATCAACAGCCAGCTTGATCAGATTAGAATCAATAGCCATGGTATTAAACCTCCTATAATAAAATGGCCGCCCGTTAATTACGGACGGCTTTCTGTAAATTTCTTAAACTTTGGAATCACTTCAGGGTAATCATGTAGTAAGTATACTTACCATCACCAAAACCAACGGTCTCCACAAAGTCAATGCAGCCAAAGGTCTTGTCGTCGGCAGACTCCTGGATCTGGATCTTGGTGTCATCAGCAGCAAAGCCAACGAACTTGCCCTTTGCAGGAGTACCGTTAAATGCCTCAGCAGTAGCAGAGAAGCCACCCTTGGAGACGTTCAGTGCATAAACACGCACGGGCTTGCCAGCCTCATTGACCCACTCAGTCAGGTAGTGAGCCACGGTCTGGTCATAGAACAGCTCAACGCCGGCAACCAGATACAGGTCAGCAACGGTAGAAGTAGAAGTAGGAGCAGTAGCCTTATAAACCTCGCGGCCCAGCTTCTCACCCAGAACAACCAGCTGAGCATTATCGATCTCGGCAGGGTTGCTATCCTTATAGAACATCACGCTTTCCAGCTGAGCACCATCCAGGGTGCCACCCAGCTTATCAATGCGCACAACAGCATGCTTAGTATTAGCCATAATTATGTACCTCCTAAATTTTGGTAAATCACTTGTTGCTGCGGTAGTGCTCAATCAGGCCACCATACGCAGCGTTATCTGAACCGTTCTGGGTGCCACCCACGCCAAAGCGGACAGTTCCTCGGTTGTTTGTGTTCGGGACATAAGAAAACTCGGCACTCATGCGACCAACCAGTGCATAACACTTGGTTTCCAGCTCAGAGTAGCCGAGTTCCTTGTTGTCTTTCAGGGCAATATATTCCGCATTGGAGCCAAGTTTCTCGTCCATCACGGAGAACAGCTCGTCGCGTTTTGCCTTATCTGCCGCAGCTGCAGCGTCTGCCTCTGCTTTCTGGTAAGCTTCCAGCATCGGCTTCATCTCGTTTACAGCAGCAGTAGCATCATTGAATTCTTTAGTTAATTCTGTAACCTTGGCTGCCATCTCCGTCATCTTTGCATTTACTTCAGAGAACGCAGCGGTCACACCAGGTAGTACCTCGCCCTCGTCCCAGTCTTCATAGGACACTTTCTTGCGCTTGGAATTATCAAAGTCCAGCACAACGTTATCGCCATTCATAGAGTAGGGAATGCCCATCAGCTTATAGGTGGAGCAATCCATCACGATTACTTCGTCGCCCTGGACGTCGTTCATCCAGTAGCGCGGCACCATATACTCAGGGTCCCAATCAGAGGGGATCTTATAGGTAGAGAGTGCCTCGTTGATTTCACCCAACAGCTGTTCAGTCGTCAGCGTGAATTCCTGCTGGCCACCATCAGTTGTGGGCTCCGGGTCAGCATCAGGCTCCTGTGCAGCAGCGGGTTCCGGATCAGTTGTGGTAGGCTCAGTCACTGTATTATCAATTGTAGTGGTGCCTTCACCCTCGCCCTCGGTGGTCGCAGCAGGCTCATCCGTAATCGGATCTGTCACAGCAGGGAAGGTTTCCGTAGTGGGGTCCGCACCCTGTGCTGTCTGCATGTTCTTATCATTTTCAGTCATTGGTGTTGTATCTCCTTTCTCGTTTTCTTGCGTAGGATCATTCTGTTGGATGGCTTGGTATTCATAGAGCCGATCCCTGATTTGAGAGGTAATGTCCTCAACAGAAAATTCCGCCGTGATGCAACTACCAGTCATTGCGGGCTGGATCTTCGGGTCTGTAGTAGACAAGATGCAGCATCCGTCAAATTTAAAGTCAGACACAGGTGTGTTGCCCTCTTTGTCTGCTGGGCCGCAAGCCATGTCGGTCAGTTCAACACTGTGATTCTTTGTCCCATCACGGGCAAAAATATCAACAGGGTCATTGAACTTGGTCCAAATCAGGCCATCCACGCGTAAATATTCCCGTTCGGTGCCAGTGCCATCGTCCTTGATGACCCAACGCGGATTACAAGATTCCGGGATCACACCATAAGCGTGTCCTGCGTACACATATTTAATGTCCGTATCAGTGACTCGCAGCTCGTGCTCATGACCCTTGAAATCTTTATCCTCGTCGTCCATCTCGTCCACGACATACCCCAAAATTGGCATGTTGCAGATCGTAGGAATTGCTTTGTTGATGGCTTCTTTGGTAAAACTGGTTTTATTACGGTTTGCGCCTGTGTGCATCACATCAATGGTGACGTCAATGAAGCGAAAATCAGAACTCTCGTATTCTTTCTTCTTTTGAAAAGAGATTGGATATCGTTGATTCATTCTGCTTTCACCTCCTCGTCCGCAAAATAAAAGCCCTGGCGAATCGCAATCTGCAACTCAGCCAGAGCATTCTTAAATACAATATCGTCGATAAATACATAGTTGTTTGGCGGGTCTATCCGCAGCAGCAAAGCACCGCGATCTTTTAAAAACTTGGACATCCCGGCGGAGCAAGACCCATGTACAACAATTTCTTGGATATGCTGGTCCATGTCTTATTCCTCCTGTCGGTCAGCCGTTGTTTCGCCTGCATCACTTAGCTGCTTTCCTTGACTCGCATTTGTTGGGCGGCCACCTTGATCCCCGACGGCACTGCCAGATTGAGTGTTGGAGCTTTTCAGCGGGACCTCTCCACCACTCAAACCAAGCACCTCGTTTTCCAGGTAAGTCATATTTTCGTAAGCGCTGCCTGCATACCCGGCGGTTGCCAGTGCTGCAGTGCGAGTGGGCAGGCCATAAGTAGCGTCTTTCAAATACCGCTCGTGCATTTCCGCAATGTTGTAGTGAGTTACGGGCAGGAAATTGATGCGGAACTTATAAGAGCTGGAAACACTCTTCAGCTTACGATTCACCCAGCGCTCCAACTGCCGAAGTACCGCAAACACGATGTCTTGGTCATTCACGGTGCACAGACTCAATGTGGAAGCTGCCGGATCATCGCCTCCACCAAACAAAATCTTATTAACACCAGCCTGACCAAAGAATGTTGCTTCAGCCTTTGCGACCTCGTTCGTGTCACTATTTACACCGCTCTTTTCAAAGTTCCAGCTGCTGATCTTCATCGGAGAGAGGATCGCGCCAATATTCGGTGGCAGCACATTGCTCATCATGTCGTAAAATTCTTTTGCAGTGTCATAGTCTATCAGGAATGAACCGTCTTCTTCGTTGATGGGAATTTCCAGTGCAAGCGCCTTATAGTTGTTGGCCTCGCTGGCATTCTTACTGATCGCACGGTAATCCTCAATGTCCGCAAGTGCACTAAACAGGCTCACAAACGGTGGAATGGGGATATAATCATGTTCATTCACTTTGATGCAAATGGATTTTGAGCTATCGAGCTCCTGCCACTTATACAGCTGTGAGTTCGTCTTATAGGTGTTGTACATTGTCTGGAACTCAGGAGGGTAGTTTGGCAGCTTATCTGCATTGGAATCAAAGTAAGAAAAATTGAACGCAAAATTATAAACGCCGTCCTCAATGCTGCTGATCTTGCAGTAGTCGGCGTCCAAATTCTGAAAAGCAAAACTATCATTCGTCTCCCAAGCATAGCCATAGTAAACATCGTCGCGGAATGCAATCGTCAGCATTTTTGTCGCTTCGTGCGGCAGGTTCATCAATTCAACAGCCAGAACACTGGAGTAGTACGCTTTCTTGAATTTGTTCAAATTGATCGTTTTGGAGCGATCAACACCATACGGTTCAATCGTATAGGAGTAGGTGCTCATGTTTGCAAAATACTGGATCAGTCTGCGGTAATAGTTCGAGATATTGAACAGATACTTGCTCATATTCCGCAGCTGCTTTTCGTAGTTGGCAGGGTTGCCAAGGTACGTCACGACCTGTTCTTTCGTATATTTTGTGTAAGTCGGGTTACTCTCACTGCTTGATTCAAGGTTGCGCAGTCCAATCTTAGAAAGGTTTGCGTAGGTAGCCTTGACCAAATCAGAATATGTAATATAAGAAGTGCTACCATCTCTTGTATTGGTGACTTTCACTTTCTTTTGCATCTTATCTTCAGCCATTACAGCCCTCCCTTCTTCAATACTGGCGCACGGAAGTTAAAATCAAGCAGCTTCGGTTTGTTATGCCGTTTCTCCATGCTGCGCTCAACTTGCTGCGCAATATAATAATTATAGGACAGGGAAGAGTAACGGTCTTTGCGACATCCAGATTTCTCCTTGACCTTTATTACGTTATTTACTGTTTCATAGCCCAAATTGACAAGTTCGTTCACTGCAAGTCCGGTGTTGATATACGGCATTTGTAAAGCAGCTCGTTCGCTGGGCGACATTTTATCGTATCCTTTATATAGTTTGCGTAACTGATCCTCGCAGCTATATTCACTTTGCAGAAGATGGATACGTCCTTGCTGGAAGCCACTGCGCAGACCAATGGCCACATCGCTATTAAATTGAGAACTACCCATAATAGCCCAAATGACCTTCTTGGCAGCCTTATCAGAACAACGGTCGGCAATTTCCGTATTGTTGCAGCAGCTGATTGCTGGATAGGTTTCGCCAGTTTCAGGGTCATAAATATCGCGCATAAGTAGGTCAATCAATGGAATACCAACCGAGCGAGCATCGATGCCGAGATAATCACAATTAAAATATTCAAAGTAACGACGCAACTTTAGCGCTTGATCTTGAATGCTCATACCTTCCACGTTTTCAGAATAAACGAAATTGCTAGTATAACGTCCGGATTTGTTTGGTATCATACAATTAAGGAAGATACTTGTTGCGTCGTTGTCATTTTTCTTGGAACTCATTAGTGCAATATCGGCAGTCAGAATGCGAACTTCTCCATTTTTCTTTTTCGGAATTTCTGCCGCAGCGGAGGAAAGTACGATATTTGGAGCATAAAATGCCTTTTCAATGACACGAGTTTTGTTGATGTCATCGAATTGGAATAATCCACCCTCGGTAGCGCCCAGCCACTTACATTCGTTTTCCATAGCGAACGTCAAATCGGAAAAACTGGATTCAGACATCTCATCTTCGATAGCTTCTTTGAGAAGTAGCCCACTTTTGATTGACATCTGATAAGGGAAAGAAACACAATAGTATTTTTTATTTTGATCAATCATGTTGACAAAATAATCCTTGCACTTCTCATAACTCCAGTGGTTTTGGAACCATGCAGAACTAAGATAAAATTCTTTGTTTCGTTCAGCCATGTGCTCATATTCCGGTTTATTAAGATAGCCAGGATGACGAACAATATTTAGGAACTTTTTCAGAATCAGATCGATAACATCTTTAGAAAGTAAGCGATACTCATCACAGACAAGAACAGTGGCACGAGAACCGCGCGAACTATCGTTTGCAGTGACAACTTTGATATAGCTACCATTCTTAAACAAGATTTCTGCCTTCTGATTATTGATTTCCCATTTTTTTATTTCTGATCGCAGCAATGGACTGTTTGGATATATTTCCTTCATGATTTTCTCATCAAGGATATTTATAGACTGCGTTCGGACTTTACACGCGATACACACTTTGCTTTCGGGCCAAAGAATACAGGTGATCACACAAAATACGGCAGTCAAAAAGGACTTTCCAATGCCACGGGCAGCGATGAATGTAAAGCCTGTGCATCGGACCATCAAAAATAAAAGCAACTGCTGAAATGGTTTTAAGTTTAAATTCAAACAGTCTTTTGCGAATCGCTGCGGATTGGCCCTATAGAACGAACACCGAACGGCAACAGTATTCATTATCTTTTCTGATTTCGAATTGGCAACTTCTTTATCTGTCAATTTTTCATTACTCAAGACGAACCACCGCCTTCGCCAGGACCGAAAATCGTCTCTCGTAAACTGCCGTCAGCCGAGTCATCTTCAGTAGTCGATGGTTTATGAGCTGTGTATCTTTCCATTTCTTTATCAAACTCTTCTTGATAAGGATTAGGCAGATTAAACATCTTCAATAGAGTACCTAATACCCACACCCTAAAATACTTGCCGATACCGTCTACATCTTGCCATTCGGGTGCTGGTTCTGGGATTGGTTCTTCTTCTTCCCATTTTTGAATCAGTGTTCCAAATGTGTTTGATTCTGCTAATGCATTATCATTTGTCTGATTAGGCTTAACATTAGCAGAAGTCATCAAGTTCAATAAATTGTCAGTTGCTTCTTTAATTTTCTTTGTATCACCAGTCGCGTATGCTTTTTCAGAATTGAGTTCTGCTTTTGCAATTTGCTTAAACAAAGTCTCCTGCGAAACAGTTTTACATTCTTGACGAGTGATCCAATTTTGATAATGATCCTCAAGGAATAAATAATCACGTTCATCAAATCCATCACCCCAGAATCTAATCATCTTCTGAGTGACTTTTGTGTTACCAGTACGACCGGCAGCCAGTGCGTCCTTCTTCTCCTGATCCAGTGTATCATCGTAAGACTTTCCAGCGTGCTGGCGCATATTGAGTCGTCCCATATAAGTGTTAATCTTAGGCACTGATGTCGTAGAGTGCTCTGCAGCTTCAAGCAGACCATCACAGTAGAATATGTCAAAAAGCATTGCTAGACGTTTGATAGCTTCGTTTTCGTCTCCATATTTCTTGGTATAAAAGTCAAACATCTTTTCTTTGCACTCATTACACCAGGGGAGATATCCATCATTACCCATAAACCATTGGCTCTGTGTCTTTGAAAAATTACCCTTGCGCACATCATAGATCTTGCCACAACACATGCATTTACCACCACTCCAAGACGGCGGAATCTTAACACGGGGCAGCTTTTTATCAGCGGTAGTTCTGGCCATAACCAATCACCACCGTTCCATTGTCTAACATATCGTCAAAACGGAATTTGATTTTATCCCAAAGTTTTAAAATCTCATTCAGTTTTCTAGTTTTACGGAATTTTGTATATACAGAACCCGTTGTCGGGTGTTCGCCAACTTCTTCATAGCGATATCCCATGGCTCGAATGAATAAAGCCATGCGGTAAGAATAACAGTAGAAGTAATCGCCTCCCAGATCTTTCATAAATTTTTCTTCCATTTCTTAAATCGGGAACCTCCTTTTCAATTTATTTTCGTGGGTTCGGGTGTTGGAATCGAACCAACCTCGTCTTGCCTATGAAACAAGTCAGCGCCACCAGCTCTGTTACCCGATATAAAAAACGCCCTGAGCGATAGGCTCAGAGCGTCTAAAATCTATTGAATTATAATGTTTAAATTACAATCTTTGTTGGCTTTTCTAGCTTACAGTCGTATAAGCAAGTCAAACCGTCGTCGCCAATAACGGCTACAGCCTGTTGCGGGATATCATTCTTGCGAATACCAACTGCGTAACTATCAGTACCGCATACACAGCCACTTTCAATAACTTTTGTGCCATGCACAGTTGTCATTCCGTTTGTGTGTCGATGTCCAAGGAATACCAGATCAATAGGTTGTTTTACCATCATAGTTAGATGCTCAACGACATTAGCAGGGGAGTCCTTGTCTCCATGTGCATACATCACTAAGCTGTTACGAGCTTTAAATCCGCCAAATGTCGGATCAAGTTTATCTGTTTTGATTTCAATGCCAGGAAGATTCTGTAACCGTGCCTTCATGTAAAATGGAATCAGTGCCTCAAGCTCATCGCCCGGGACTTGCTCTTCTTTATTCGGAAACACTCGCGAATGATTGCCACTTACTGCATACACGTCAATATGCCGACACACTTCATATAGCTCGGCTACAAAGTTACTCACAAGTTCCGCAGCGGTCATAACCTGCTCGATACTATTCTCGTTATTCTGCACCCGAGTGTTTACATGGATATGACCATTGATCAGGTCTCCAAGCATTAACACATGGATCTTTTCGGCCGCATGACGTGCCACAATATTGAAAATCTGAGCAACATAACTTTCCAGCCGTGCTTTCAGAATCTCTTTGTCGAATTTATTCCATGCGGAGTTGATCCCGGCACCAGTATGTAGATCAGACAGACACACAATCACATCATGCCCGCTGCCTTGATACTGTACAACGTTTAGAAAATCGTTCTTATCGTAAGGGATTACATTCTTTGCAATAAGCTCTTTGATGGATTCTGCTCGAGCTACCTCGCGGTAAGCTTTGTTGGCCGCAGCCCGCTCGTCACGCGCTTTGACCTGTTCGATTTTGATGCGCTGCATCTCAGCCAACAGCTGTCCTTGCTGTACATGTTCCAGCGCATAATCGTAGCCAGCTCGCCACGATTTATATTTCTTACGGTATGCACACTCACCATTCTCATAGCCAGTAGCATCATTCAAATATTCAGCAGCTCTCTCCCAAGTCAGCCGTCGCTCATCACAGGCGGTTCCGATACGTAGGCCATACTCGTCAAGCGTTTCATCGTCCTTCTTTTTAAATTCGTCCATTCAGCACCTCGTTAAAACTCGAAGTTGGAAATAGTTCGCTGATTACGATTTAGTTCTCGCAGAGCTGCTTCGGCCTCTACATTGCCAGGTAGCTGAGTCAACACCGACTTCACTTCCTCTGCATACCACTTGTGGGTGGTACGAGTGATGTGGACATTGGGGATAACCTTGCGCAGATAAGTAGCCTCATTCTTAGTAATTTCAATCATTATGTTATTTCTCCTTTTAAATTTAAAATCGAAAGAGCAATATACAATACCCTTTCATATATTAAGAAAACGAAGTTCAATTCGTACAGTTTTTTCTTTTTATCCTAATATTTGCCAATCTGGTCTTTTCTTTCTGTGCTGCGCATTCTTTGCAGTACAAGCTTGCATTCGGCTTCTGAGATGTATATTTTTCGCCACATACTGTACAGTAACACTCTTTCGGATCAAACAGCTCTCGTGCCACCTTGCTAAGATCCAATCGATTGTTTTCAAGAGTGACATTGAATGTATACGCAATTACATCGTCTTTATCGAGTGCAAAATTTGGATATGTATATAAGCAGCCAATATCGTCAGTACCAGTACGCTCAAGTAGATGGTACACATCTGACAGTTCATACATGCCGCGCACTGTATTATAGCCATCGTCCCAGGCAGGACCACTACAATACATAATTTCTGTCTGTTCCTCAAAACATTTCCCAAAGCGTTTCATTTTGAACTCAGTGTCCAAGGCAACGGTATCAGATCCATACAGTCGGCATAAGAAGACAATCCCAAGCAGAGCCCGCAACTGTGCCCAATTGATATGGTGGCGCCGCCGCGCCTCTGTAATATAATCAAGATCCTTTTGGTAGAGAACAACTTGATATACGTCAAGAATCGGTGCGTTATTTTTGCGCCCACGGCTAAACATCTGGATCAAGTGGCTACGATCATAACTGACAGACTCTGGATTCCGCATCCGTTCATAATATATCGTCGCGCATTCAATAGGGGAAAGGTTTGTACGTTTCAACAGATTCCTTAGCATCAAATTTGATTCATGGTAGTATTGCCAATTCTCCAAAAGCAAATTTTCATTTAAATAAAGTGTCGTATAGGCCATGTAACCTCCGATTCCAAATTAGTTTTAAGTACAACCGCTGGTACCAATAAAGACGGATACCAAAATAACTATTCATAACCGAGTCAGGGTTGGATCTCCAATATGCAATCAATTCAGCCATATTCACTGTGAAGCATCCTCTCAACCCACTGCATCATGTACGTATTTCTCGATACGTTGGATCTCAGGCCAATTAAACATCAGTTCGCCGCAGTCAGGGCAGAGCATACCGGTAATATCGGGTACGTCTACCTTTTGCTCTTTACACTCGAACTTACGAGTTAGTCCACTTGTCAGCGTCATTGTTCCGCCACACTTAGGACACTTCATATGCTGCAGTTCTGGTTTCTTTTTTTTGAATAGATTAAACATGAAGAACCTCCTTTATTATTTTACTCTTGCTTCATAGATTCTCGGTTCAGCTAAACTATATCGTTGACCAAGGTATTCATACTCGCCGTTCGGATCGTGAACTGGCAACTGCACGGGAACAGGTTTGATATTTTCAACTACACCAGCGCCGGCCATATGCCATAGGAACTTCTTGAATTTATTTGGATATTTTTCATAGCACAGCACGACTAGAATATTGGCTAACTCACGAACATCAGGGCAGATCAGCTTACACTTGTTACGATACACGTTATAGATTGCTTGCCAGTTGGTTTCATAGGTCTTAGCTTCTTCTTTTGTAATTTTATCTTTGAGATCATTCTTGTAGAGTTGCCAATTGTGGCATTTCTTTTCGAAGAGAAGCTGTTCCTTACGGTAACGATTGAAATCAAGGAAGATGGCTTCAATCTGATCAAATACTGACTGGTCATAGCCGATTTCTTTATCGAACATAATGTGCCAATCAAAGCTGCCAGCGGGCTCTTTATGCCAACGCACTCCACGTTCCCATCGCTCAAGACTCATACAAAGCAGATTCATGTTGCTGTGGGCTTTGCTAAGATTATGGAGGCGGGCGTAATATGGACCGTTGTATTTAAAGAAATATGGCATTCCACTTGCTTTTGCCCACTTACTGATTTGACGTGGGATAGGGTAGAGCACGCCAGTTTTGGCGAAGTCCACGGCTTTCCCGTTTGCCACAGAAAGCAAATCAATATAATCTTCGTATAGCTGTTTTGTCTCTTCTGTACGTGCAACACGGTTATGGTATACAGATGCCATATTACTGATCTCGCCAATCATACTTTTTAGACCACGGAGAGTACAGGCAAGTTTGTTTTCAAGATTGTCTACCTGAGCGAGACTTGTCACTTTGTCTTCAATATCAATAGTAACATATCCATCATCAGGGATAGTATTAATGATAATTGGCTCATTTGACAACAGTGTTAAGTCTCCATCATAATCTGCTCCCGACAAGCGTTGTGGGGTTATTGAAAACACGTTAATCATGCAGCAGTTGACAAGATGACTGCAATATTTTTGTGTCAATTCATTGTCAACACCTTTTAGCTTAACATGCTCTTGGTGACATATATGTGGGTTGCGCCCCAATGCGCGTTCACCTAAAATAACACCACGTCTATCAAAGCTATAAAACTCATCGGCTTTAAGGCAACCCTTTATAGGAAGTCCAGCAATAGCCTCCATTAAAGCGATTTGATCTGGAAGCAGAAATTTAAATGTCGCGTTAAAAAATAGCTTTCCACACTTAAATCCATTGCGATATTTATCGAGGAGACTATGAAAATAATCCTTAACACTTGGTTCGTGGACCATCTCTGGATTGCGCATAATAGCCGCAACATAATGATTGAGTGGCTCAATATTATCAGCTAATGCACCAAGAAAACAATATGTAAAAATGGGGTCCCCACTTACTATTTTTTCATACCAGTCAACAGATTTATCTGCCAAATGTTTGAACTCATCAAATGGGACATTCTGTAGGTCTTGGATAAGCTGGTAATTTCCTAAGCTAACTAAAACCTCTTTATCTGCTTGATAATTCCATTTTGCAATACCTAATGCATGATCGTATTTCAAAGCAAGTTCTTTGTAACGGTTCCAATCATTAACAGTTCCGTCTTGCTTAAAATATTTATATCCCTTGTACATGCTTTCACAAGCAATAAACATCGGCTCTGCATCACGAGTCACGGAATGTTTGATACCCCAAATGTCGGTGATTTCGGCAATGCCACGCTCTTCGTAAAATGAAACATAATCTATTTCATTGAAAACACCTTTGAAATATGGCATACGAAACACCATGCTGTTGATTCGTTCTGTTGTCCCAATTCGGTGCTCGACTTCGCGCATTAAAGCTGGATGAGCAATACCGCACCCGTCAAACATATTGATTTCAATATCTGTTTCTTTTTTAGCGATTGCCTTTTGCTTCCAGGTGCGTTTGGCTCCAGTTTTTCGATCTGTAAATTCAACTTCCTCATCATGAACATATTTAATTTTCTGATTTGGGATAATTGAAAAAGTATCAGGCACAACAATAATCTTAGGGAACCAATCTCGTAGTGCAATGCAGTGGCAGCTTGAAAGAACGAGGCCACGATAAGCATAATATTTACTAAGGACTGTCTCTTTGGTTTTGAAATCCAAGTCCATACTAATTCGTCTATTTACTTCTGGCCAGATATGGGATTCGACCATTGAAAAAATAAATTGACGAATCATTGAAGCGCTGCGGTCACCGAAAGAGAAATGGTGTTTCCCGATTTTTGCTCCATGTTCAATCAGATGACGAACGACCTTTGGCTTGCTTTGAGCACCAGTTGCATCGATAAATACGATAAAAGGATTGTAGTCATCGTAATTATTTGAAACAATTCTAATCTGACGAAGTAGCATCGTATCAGACTGAAGCACCTGATATTGAACATCGTTTGCAACTTCTACAGGAATTTTATAATTATATTTTATAAACAGGCTCAAAGGATATTTGCGCACTGTGTAGCTTTTAGGACTGATCAACTATTTCACTCCTTACCCTTTCAAATTGTTATTAAAATGGTCGCCAAAGTGCGTATCGTCGCCGTCATCGTCGTCCCAGTCGTCATATTGCTCGCTTGAAATAATGTCATACGCCTGGAAACAATTGTAGAAAATGGCCACAAGCAATGGAGTCGCTACCAACGCGGTAAATACTACCTTGCCTACAATCTGGTAGAATAAATAGAACACAACGATTGCCTGGGCAATATGGAAAATCACGCTAAACACACTGTCAGAGTTCGCAATACCAGAGATCAGAACAGTTAGTGGAGTATACTCAGCCAACGAAACATTCTGGATATCCTCCTCCTGATCTTGTGGCTTTTTAGGCTCTTTATCCATGCTTCGATACATCTCCTTCCTTACTCTTCATCATCCCACGGCGTGCGCTTGCTAGACTGCTTACGCTGCCACTTATCATGTTTTGGCTGCGCGGCTTCCTGCGCCTTTTCGACTTCGTGCATAAACTGGTTCTCAATCATACGCTGTTTGCGGGCCTCGCGCATATATGTACTCTTCGAAATCTTACCACGCTTTCGATCACTCATCGCCGTAATCCTCCTCGTTGTTTTCATATTCTTCCAACCCGTATAGCTTGTGATACAAATATCGCGTCAAAGAAGGGGACATCGGCGTGTTATCTTCCATCCAGAGCGTGTCATAAAGTGAGGCATCACCAATCAGTTCCTGCCACTCTGCGTATACCTGAATTGCGTCTATAATATTTTCATAGGACACATTGTAGTCACGCACCGCATTGATTACAGCGAATCCAATATCATAAATATCCTGTTTTGAAAAATTTTCTTCTTTCATATACAACCTCCTCATAAGAGCGATTCAAAATGTACTGGCGATTTTAACTTTTCTATTTCATCAAGCACATAGACCATTTGATTTTTCAAAGCATCAATCTGCGCTTGTATTTCTTTAATTTGATCGGGATATGATTTTGTATCAATTGGTCTTATCAGATTAGTAGTATCAGAAGCTACACCGTATACATATTCTGGCATATTATAAGTATAGGTTCTATCAAGAGTTATAATATCCGTATTAAACACCTCCTATCATAGCAAGCTTTTAAAATAAAATGCATCCGGTTTGACGTTTTTGCCATTTATATCAGCACCATAGTATTTCTCAAACAGATTATCGAAAAGAGAAATGGTACAATCATTAAATGAAAATGTGCCTGAAATTGGGAATTTAAAGTTAATGGTGCAAGAATCCTTGTCCCACATGACTTCGTCTGGGCGTTCATAAACAAGTTTGATGGGCTTTATTCCGTCATCTGGGTAAATGTATATTCTGTCTTGATTTGATGTGAGATGTGTCATAACAGACTCCTGAACTGTAATCCATCCTCCGATTTCCTATCCAAGTCTTTCATGATATTTTTTATTGCACTATTGATCATTTCATTTGCTTTTGCATAGGCTCGATCCATCTCAATACCATGTAGATCGATGTTTCGTTCCGCAGTATTCCAACCAAGAAATTTATATCCAACAGACGGGATTGTATCATAAGAGGGAATGGGTCCTGTATATTTGAGTGTTCTTATATTGCTTGGATAACTGTTAAGTAAATCTATGATATGTTGGTCCATTTTTAATTCCTCACTGAACGGTGTTACTAGATATCTGTGGTCACACGCTATGTCATATTGCTTTCGTGTTTCTTGAATCTCTCTGCAAGCTGTTGATTCTTTCAACACATCGTCAATCCATAGCTTTGTAATATATCTTGCAATTTCAAGTCTGTCTTTTTCTTCGGTAAAATTCTTAAATGCTTTTGCAAACTGATCAGCTAAGGCATTTGAAATATTCCTATAATCTGGTCCACTATAGTTATTTGTACTGATATCAACATGTGGTCTGCATTTCATAATGATACCTCACAGTAAGCTTTTGAACCGCACTGCAGCAGACGTTGGTGAATCGTATTCTGCGCATAGTTTTTCATATTCGTGATATAATTCTTCAGCTCTACCACCCAAAATACAAAACTGGCCATTGTCGCTGACGATCACTGCTTCATATTCTGGCTTTTCACAAGGTCCCCAATAAGAATCAAAATATGAACAATAGACTCGCATGTCTACAACGCTACAATGATATCCATATTTTCTTGACAACTGTGCAGATAATTTTTCAAGCGCATATTTAGAAGCAGGTAGGTCGTTGCGATTATGTACCACTACAGTGTTCATATCAGACTCCTAAACTTAATACTACGTTGCACCTCATTTGTGTTTTTGCGCGGTACTGGCGTCGGTAGTGGTACGGCTGTAAATGTGCTAAACGGGTCAGTGTCTATCAATAGGCTGCCGTGATTAAAATCGAGATGATAATGATTGCACTTATAATCCACATAGTCACAATCGTTACTAACAAAACATTTTAGGACTTCATAAATATCATCTTTTTTATATCGTGAATCATAGCTGTTGTCTATCCAATCAAGTATTCTTTCAATTGTCTTTTCTTTTGTGTACATAGCAACTCTCCTCATAATAGGCTATGAAATACAAGTGGTGATGGGTTGCGAAATACTGTGGCACATTCACCTAATATATCAAGACATCGACGATAATATCTTTCTGCATCATTGCCGGTTATTACGTGCTGAAATAGTCCATCGTCTATTGAAAGTTCAACAGAGCGTTTTGTGGTGAAGCCTCTATTTAACCCGTAAGAATCAATCATTGGTCGATCTTCACTCATAACAGAAAATTGGAAACCTTCAACTTTAAAACCAAGCTCATCTTCAAGTGCTCTGCGAAAGCGGTCCTGTGCGATTTTTTCTATGTCACTTATTATATCTTTGAAGCTAGTCATAACAAACTCCTAAATGCAGCTGGATGAAAATCGCGTGTAAAAGCCACTTCAGCTGGGTCATATGTCGCCATAGAACAGGCGGCAATCATGCGATGTCTAACAACGTACTTCATACATTCATCTATATCATCGATTACAACTGTTTTTTTGCTATTCCCAAAATATACAACAAAACTTCTAGCATCATAGATTTTTATTTGCCGCTGACCGTTCCATACTGCAACGTTGACCGTGGCCGCAGGCTTATCAATGCCACAATAAATCCATTCTCCATCAGAAGAAGAACATATTTTTTGTATCGTATTGACAATGTGATCAAATTGATTTATCGTTGGCACGATGATGTCGCAGTCGTTCTCAATCGCGTATTTACATATCTGGGTAGTACGGCCACTGCCGCGTGGGGAGATAAATTTTTCCATGCTGCGCAGCCTCCATCAATCAAAATATCCTTCATCGCGCATTTGCAGCAATAATTGACGACCAGCAACAGTTACAAACGTCTGAGGGCCAGCCCAACTGCCGAATGCGTTCTTTTGTTCTTTTACCTCAAAGTAACCATGATTGTTCTTCTCATAGGGGATCAGCTTACCGTATGAACCTTGACGATATAGATACTTTTCTTTAATCAGAATATCGAGCATCTTTTTACGACTAATCCCAAGAGCTTTAGCTGTATCTGTAAAATTCATTAAAGAATTAACATCGACCAGCTCATCAAAATATTCGCCTTTAGGGATAAGAATGGCATTCTCTTCTGTTAAAGCAGCAATACGAGCTTCTCTGTCGGCTATAGTCTTTTGCGCTAACAGGACTGCCTTTGCCATGATTTCAGCTGGAGTCATTTCTTCCTGGCCTGCAATATAACCGCCATTCTTACGGATAGAGGGGAGAACTTCGTGTGTAATCCAGCGCTTGAATTTTTTGAGCTGATTTTGACGGTAAGAAATTTCATCGTCTGTCATGCCTCGTGCTTTTGCCTTATTTGGGTTCATAGAGAGAAGCATATTATAAAGACCGCTTTCATTTACAAACGTCACATTTTGCTTACCACCAAGGGTGTCCACACTGTAGACAGCCTTTTCATCTTCATCGAGACGGGCGGTAATATTGCGTCCATTAGTAACTCCAAATGCTTTGCATACATCAGCCGCCATAACCCAAGGTTCGCCATTGATTTCTAAGGTTCTGACTGTACCAAATTCAGGATTGTTAAAAATTTTTAGTTCGTTTGTCATAATTGTTCACCTACTGCCTGCGCAGCTGTTCCTATGTAATTTAAGTCAAAGATCAAGCAACCTTATCGAGCAGATCAGCCAGCTGTGCAGTTTCGCTGCGTTCTGTCTTCGGCATGTACACATAAGCAAAGTGTGAATCACCTGTCAGAGCAGCAATCGCCTTACGCATACCACTGTTATTTTCAAATACGGCCTCGTCTGTCTGCTTCAGGTCACCATCAAGCCACAGCATAGATCCTTCGCCTACGCGGCCAAGCAATAGCTGAATGTGTTCCTTTGTCAAGTTCTCTGCTTCTGATACTAGCAAGATAGCGTTCTTGTAGTCTCGCCCACGGATGAAGCCGAGATGCGCCACCTCTACTTGCCCATTTTTAATCCAATATTCCAAGCCACTCTCTCCGCCCAGATGGTCTGCAAGAGGCCCAGCAAATGAGGCTGCTCCTAGCTTTTCCAGCAGGGTGCCGGGAAGTGCGCCAAGCTCCTTAGTGTTCTTTACCTCGATGTTATTGCGAATCCAAATCAGCTTCTCGACCTTGTGCTTCTCGATCATATCAATAGCAGAGGATACCATAAGCATCGTTTTGCCACTGCCAAATGTTCCGGCGAGCATCTTGACGGTGACGCTATCATTCTGCAGCATATCAAAAGCGAGTTTCTGCTGAGTGTTGCGAGGGCGAATGTCACCAGTGAATCGGTTACTGATCTTCTTGTACTTAATAGGTACATAGTGCGAGCCGTCCCAGCGAATCCCTGCCGTGTTGCCATCAGCGTCTGCATTTGGAATCAAGATATAACCGTTTGTAGGCGTATCAAATAGGTTCTTCTGCTCGGCATCTTTGGAGTAGGCCATCGCCAATACTTCGCATCCGCCCTGATCCATGGACACCTCTGTCCAACCCGTGTACTGTTGCGCTGCGGCGCTATTATTCGTATCAGTTACGAAGCCAACGGGGAGGTGAAGGACCCCCGCAGCTAAGTTTGCACAACTCAGATCGCTCGTCACAAACTTAAAAGCCTCGCAGAACTCTTTGTCTTCTGCATGTGCATCCAAATACAGACGGGCAGTTGCCATGATGATAGAGTCGTTGCTATCAGTGATCGGCGTACCATTAAGGATCTCCAACAGGTCGTCCATGGGGTAGGCAATCACGGTGTATGAACCGTCGTTCTGATGTTCGGCCAGCAGGCGAGTCACTACGCGGGCTTTGTATTTTGTGGATTCGTCTTTCTTGCCGTTGGTTTTGATCTCTTCAAGCTCGTGGAGCGTCATATCGGCCACTAAAAATGGAGCCGTGAACGCGTCCTGTGGGGCATCTAGTAGGGCAGAGGTGTCATAGAATTTCATTTTTATTACCGCCATTTCTAAATAATTTTGCTCACTTTGGGTGTAAAGAAATATTTAAAGATAAGCCGGCCACATCCAGTCGGCTTTTATGATACCTTAATTATACACCAAATAGTTGTAATATGCAAGGAATTTTGGTACTTCTGCCGGAAATTATTATTATATGCTTCACAGGCTTGAAAAGTTAAGAAAATCAAGAAAAATGACGGAAAATAATGCAAAAATTACAAAAATAAAGCGAAAATGAGAAGAAATTTAATGTTTTGAGGCGAAATACCACGGCTAAATTGTGCGTTTATAGCAGAAAAATTATGGAAACAGCCGTGCAACTACGGTAAGTGTAACGGCGTTATTTAACGATGATGCGTTGTTTACCGGATGCGAGACCGGGACTGATTTGGGGCGTTTTGACAACATCTGCAGAAGCACCTATTGGACAGTATGATAGCGATTTTAAAGGGCGATTCTGGTGCTGGTGATGCGTGCGGAGTATGTAAAATTGTTGTATTTGTGATGAGGCAAGGGACGATACGAGGAAAGATGAGGGGCGATTCTGAGGTGGGGAGATAGAACAACTAATAGTGCTGGCGGAAAACACCCCACCCCCTGGAATTTTTAACCACCCCCGGGGTAAACAGCCGAAAAAGCTAGGAATCATGCGGGTTTTTGGCTATGAGAACTTCTGTTATTAGTTCTCGTGGTTGAGTCCGGCAAACTGGAATAGTGCCTGTATTTTCACAACTGTTTGGCGTACTTGAAAAATTTTTCGCTGTTTTTTGGTGTATTTTGTCCAGTATGGAATATTTATTCCTATTATATAGGTGTGCTCAGTGATGGGCACGACGAACATACACTTTTATATATGAGGTATCAACAATGAGAATCAACAAGCCAGCCGTGCGGCGGTTCCGCCGTGTATTCCTTAATGTTTCGCCGTTTGCACCGGACGGCACACCGCTTGACGTTTGGCAATTCATCGACACTATTACAGCCGCCGTGACTATGGGGTTTAACGTGGATTGCATTTCACCTTATATTCATCTTTACCATGTGTCCGGCGGTGTAGCACTGGAAACATATTATAACAAGCGCTTTACAGTGCACCACTACACCGCCGCCAAACTTGACCGCTTAGAGGGTGCGCTATGGTTTGCCGCCACAATGCACTAACACGCCGCCGCCCGCTGTTCACATTACATATTACAAAGAGGTAAAACAACTATGCTGTATATCACTGTTAAATCGTCCGCCCCCGCTTCTATCCGCCGTTCTTGCGCCGCTAAACAGGCCGCCCGCAATCGTCGTATTACCCGCCGCATGGACGCACACAAAGCCCGTACCGCTGTATATACTCCCGCTGTTATTGTGCCGCCCGTGTCGCCCGCTGTTCGTGTCGCCGCTATGCTTATTACCGACGACATAACAGGCCGCTTTGCCCGTGCCGCCGCTGGCTTTGCCGTGCGCCGTGTATACCCTAAAGAAATCCTCACCCGTACCACCGACGGCGCCTATACTTATGTACAGCCAGACGGCCCCGCATATCTTGAGCAGGTAGACAACGGCCCCGCATACCGCCGCCCCGCTACACCTTATACAGGTAGTACCGCCGCCGCCTGTCCTGTATCGTATCACCCGGGTATTAAGCTTGCTACACCTACAGCCGCCCCCGCCCCGCTGTATAAGTCTAGCTATAGCGCACAACACGCCGTGCAAGCCGCCGCTGTTTCGCCGCTTCTCAACCTTGCGGGGGCTGTTGCTTGTAACGTGGTCAAGCGCCGCTACAGTGACAGCGCCGTTTCTCGTTTTTTGACTCTTCAATGGGACAACGTGCACGACGCCGCCCGCAACAACGCCGCCGAAAATATCGACGATTTAACAGAAGAATACACCAAAGCCGCCGCCGCTTTAGACGCCGCCGAAACACTGGCAAAACATGACTGTAAAATTTTAGGTATCACGGGGCATGTTCGTGCACGTTACATTGAAGAAAATACCGCCGCCGAAAAAGCCGCATTGCAAGCTGTCAAGAGCCATATAACAGCCGCCGAAAAGCTTGATAATACGTCTATTTCAGATTTTGCGGATATCAAAAGCGCCGCATATTTGGCTGGTTTTGAGTTGCTAGAACAATATGCCCGTTTTATGGTAAAAAAGGGCGGTACAATGCCGAAAAATATTGACAGTGAAGAACTGATAAACACCCTTATTGCCCGTAATACCGCCGAAAAAGAGGATTTGACCGCCGCCCGTGCCGCTGTTGAAGAAACAAAAGACGCCGCCCGCAAGGCTGGTTATACTCGTTTGATGGATTTTGCCCCATATCGAGAAGCAAAGGAAAAGCTTGCCAAATACCGCCGCCGCAATCTTATTATTACCATGTCCAGCGCCGCCCGTTCCTTTATCGGGCAAGAGGACCACGGCGGCAAAGTACAAGCCGCTGATATCGACGCCGCCGCCCGTCGTGCAAAGGACGTCACAAGCGCCGAAAATGCCGCCCTTTATAAAGCTGTAGACAGTGCCGCAAAAGAGGACAGCTATTATACAACAGCCCGTGCGGATATTATCAGCGCTGTACAGGACGCTAAAGGCAAAATTGTTATAGCCGCTATTATCGACGGTTACACGGTTGAACAAGTGACGGCACACCTTGCCAAAGTATACCCATCTGAAAAATGGTATGGCCGTAAAGTATACCGCCTTTTTGCCGCCGCCCGTGCTGATATAGCCAATTGCGACGCCTTTAAAGATTCTGTCCAGTGTAGAACATATCTTGCATACTTGACAGCCGCCGCTAAAGAATAACAGTATATCCACGCCGCCCCGCTTTGGGGCGGCTTTTCTTTTTTGTTGTCGTCGTGTATTCCGCTCAAAATCGGGCCAGTATACGGCGCTTATTTTTCCCCTGTATTCCTATTATAGGCCATTACAGAACAGTTTATACGGCCTTATATAGGCCATACAGAACGTTTATTTTACCATATCACGTTCAAAATAAATCCGCTTTGAATTTCTCAAAACTTTTTTTAAAAATATTTTCTGATTTTGTCAAAAACACGTTGCCCCACGGGGTATAGACGCCAAACGGCACAAACCGCACGGCACAACAGCAAAGCCCCGCAAAACCGCCGCACAAAAGCGGCGGGACAGGGAAACATGCCGCAAAAAACAACCCCGAAAAAATTCCAAAAGAAAATTTTCAAAAGTTGTCAAAAACGGCACGCCCCACGGGGTATAAGCGCAAAACGCCGCAAAACACACGGCGGCAAACGCTCAACAGCTTTTTCAATCGAAACAAAGCCTAGAGCAGGAAAATCTAGCAAATCCTAAAATGTGCTAGACGTTGTTGACTCGAAAGAAATTAGAGTCGTTGGCGCGTGAAAACGCTATGTGATGTAGGAAATGACATCATGAAAGTGGCTGTCAAAGCCTGCCAATGGAGACCGCGTAAACTCCAACAGGAATGCAAGCCTAAACGCAAGCCCTGACAGGGGGCATCTAACTACACCTGCGGCCAAGAGTGCCTTAGTCGGCGCTGGTATTAAAGGTGCAAGAGAGCGTAATGCAAACGCAATGAATCGAAATCAAGTCAAAGTCAATGCGGGCAATTGGTTGCCATGGCTCCGCTATGAAAACCTTTACCCAGTGACTTCTTTCGCCCCTCCGGGACGATTGAACGATGGGATTTCGCAAGCAATGACAATGACAAGGTTGAAATTTGTTGTGTGGTGATAGCGATATTACATAAGACTGGTGAAAACTGGTCTTGTTTGATATATAGCCCTTTGGCGGCAACGTCAGAGGGCTTTTTATATGCCACTGAATTGGTTCAATTGATTGTGGTTCGATTCCACAAGGTGGCAAACGCTGTATCAAACAATGGAGGTAAATTATGGATACCGTTACTACGAACACCACGCCCGAGACCAAAACCGCAACTGAGGTCAAAGCTCCTCAGACTGCCGCTGAATGGAAAGTCGATGCCGACAACAAGCTCAAAGTGCTTGAGATCGCTGTCGATGAATACAAAACCGTCGTCAACACCAAAGATTACGACGCAATCAAAGATAAACTCGGCCGTGTGAATGTGGCTCTGGCCGCTTATAACGGCGCTTACAAGATGGCTGTCTTTGCCGAATTGGCTGAGACCGAAAACCCGATGAAGTCCGCCGTTGAATACGGCTACCTCAAGTGCAAGCGCGTGAAAGAAGTCGTTGACCGTGACACTGGCGTGATTGGTGTCGAAATCAATGACGCAACCGTTGACAAGCGCAATGTGTTGAATCTGATTGACTTCACCCGATTCACTACCGCAAAATTCAACAACGCAAGCTGGCCCAATTCCTGCAATGAGCTGGCCCGTGTTATCAGCACGGATACCATGGCAGACCATGTCATGAGTGCTGAAGAGCAGAAAGACTTCAATGAAGCTTATGCTGAGAAAAAGGAGAGCGGCCAGCTTGTCCTGAAGTCTGTTGAAAAGATGAACGCAAAAGCGGCCATCAGCAACAGTGACCTTATCGCGGATATCCAGAGTATCTTTGACGCTATCCTGATTATTCCTATCACCAACAAGAAAGGCGAAACCGTCAACGCTATCAAAGCAACCAGTCATGAGCTGAAGTACATCATGAACCGCAAGTCCGGCAACGGTAAGAACGCCCGTGATACTCATGTTATGGGCGGTACTGAGATGTGCCAGGCCATTATGAACATGATGTGGAACATCGCAAGCCATGTCGATGAAAAGGGTGAGCATGACTATCATGCAAACTACACCTACAGCTTTGGCAAATAATCAAAACCTAAAAGCCGACTGAGCGGCTATAAAAAGGCGTTAGGCTCAGTGCGTGGGGCCCTACGGGGTCCCGGTCGCGCAAGCGAAGCAAAATGAAAACGAAAAGGAGCCAAATCAAAATGAAAGGGACTCGTTCACCGATAATAAAATTTGTCCTGAGCATGACGCTAAACTGCTTAACGGTATAAAATGCCATAGCGTCCAAATGAATCTGATTTAGGTTGCATCCGCAAATAATTTCATGATATAATACCTAAAAGAAATCCAGTACAGCGAAAGGGGTATTATATCATGGATGAAATTGAAAAGCAGAATCAAAAGTTCTGTGAATGGCTGCACGATATTGGAAAGTTTGAAAAGGTTTGCGCAAATGGAAAAATCTTTATGATAAATCCAAAGGCGATTCAAACCGTTATGGAATTAAATGCATTCTTTAAAAAGAAATCAGATGAATACGTTTCAAGATGTAAGTCTGTTGGAATCGAATGCGAGCCATACGAATTTTATCCAGCAAATCTGAATCAAGATAAACCCTGGATGAGATTTGAAACTTATTGCGTTGCATCAAATGAAGACGGAATATCCTTTTCAAAGGAAGAGCAAAAAAGATTCAATGAAATCTGTTCTGAAAATGTTGATGTAATAACCTATTCCGCAAATAAGTATGATGGTGTTTCAATTTATATTACCATAAACGATTTTTATATCGAAGTCAAACAATCCTAAGTCAAATTCAACCCAAAGCCCTGCTTGCGCATCGAACGCTTGCAGGGTTTTCTTTATGCCATCACGTCAGATAGATTTCAGGTGATACTGTGAATCTATTTGGCGTTTTCTTTTTACCTCTTTTCACGCTGTAGCAATACAGCAATGCCGGGCGATTCGCGGTACCGGGGTAGGCGTAACCGCACCCAACGTAGTATGCGTAGCAATTGAAAATGGAGGAACAAGCGGTATGAATAATGTATGTAACTGTCAGTGCTATCCGGAAGAGGAGGAGACCCCGTTATGAATACATCCAAAACTAAGACCGTTGCGGGCTACGTGGTGATTCTCCTTGCAACTGTCGCCCTCATGTTAATTTTCGCTCTCCCGGCTGGTGCGGCAAGCCCCATTGATCTCGACACAAACACAGTCACAATGTTGACCAATTCCGCACGAAACGCAAATGGGGTCCTGCCTCTCTTTGAGAGTGAAACCCTTTCCAAGGCCGCAGCGCAGCGTGCAAAGGAAGCCGCCACCCAGCGAAGTCACATTCGCCCCGATGGAACGCCATACTATACCACAGTTACAACGGCCCCCAATACCTATGTAGGTGAAAACCTTGCAGGTGGAAGCTATACGAGTGAAACCGTTGTAACCGCTTGGATGAATTCAGCCGGGCATCGTGAAAACATTCTTGACCCTGAGTTTCATTATATTGGCGTTGGCTACTACGTCAGTGAAACCGGAACCATTTATTGGTGCGAACTGTTTTCGGATACCGAGTATTAACGCAAGAGCAAAAGCACACAGTATGCACAGCAGTATGAAGCACAGCAGTATGGAAAGGAGTGTAAACAAAATGGACTATTTCAGCAGCGAAACGATTCTGATTTATGGCATCCTCATTGGCATCGCTATCACTGTCTCTTTCCAGATGGCGTGGAACGAATTCAAGCAGGCACAGCAGCCGAAACGACACACTCGCCGTTCCTAAGCGCCGTATAGGAGGATTGAAAAATGGAATTCGATGTGACTTCTATTGCGGCTGCTCTGTATGATGGGGCTGGCGAGCGGGCGATTATGACCAGCTTGTAAGTGAATACCATCTGACTATGGAACAAGCTAATGCAATCTGAGACGAATTGGCAGTATTTGCTGCTAATTGATACACACTGTACCACAAGAAAGAATAGAGGTAAAACATTATGACTCAGTTAAAACTGCTCTATTACGCACAGGAAAGTGCTGTTAGAAAGTGCCATTTCTATAACAAGACTGCGAATGATTTTAAAGACGATGCGGTTGGTAAAATGGCACGCAAAATGACCAGCTGCATCATGAGCGATATCAAGGAAATTGAAGCGATGATTGTGGATGAAGAAGAGCGCCTCCGTACCGAGGCCGAAAAGCAGCGTGAGCAGGCCGCCAAAGCACAGCAGGTACAAGCCAAAGCGCCGCAAGCCGAAGAGTCGCAGCAGACACAGCAGGCACAGCAGGTGCAGAAAAATCCGCTCGATTACACTGTCAATGTTGAGTACACCAGTGGCCGCAAAGTGAACTTCCATCTTGATGATAAAGACATGGCCCGTCATGCCTATGATTCTGCTAAGACCATGGCCAAGCGTCTGCCTGATGTTATTTCTCGTGTCTCTCTTACGCAGCGCAACAGTGATGGCAGCGAAACCGTTCTGGCCAGCATGGATATCGGGTAACCGCCATGATTGATCTCAAAAGGATCTTGGAGCTGGCCGTCGATGGGGCACGAGCGAATTGGTTAGACGCTATTGATGCACTCCAAAGGAATCCGTCCAGTGAAAATATGCTGAACAGGGAAACCAAAGAAGCTGAGTTGCGTCAAGTCAATAAGATGCAGCAATCCTACGAAAAACTCATGACGGAGGTCAGCCACAGCACTCTGCATGAAGCATTCGACGAGATTGAATCGATTCGCAACAGCGTTTCCGCATCCGAATTCGTTCCTGAGTATATCGTTCGTATCGAAGCTGACAGCGATGTGCGCGAATTCCGTTATGCAACGTCGGAAGAAGCGATAGCAAAATTCAATCAAAAGAAACATATTGCAGAAGTGATTCCAGAGCATTTCCACGTACAAGTATTTAACCATATTCGAAAAGGTCAGATGCTGTTGGTCGCTGAGGCAGGAGAGCAGAATACAGCTAACACCGTAAGAAGCCGCGCTGAGTATCAAATTCTTATCACGCATAAGAGTGGCGACGTTCAAACGCTTCACTTTGATGATGTGCGTGCCGCTAAAGCAACGTTTGAACTGATGAAGTACGAGCTCAAAGCGAATCGTATCATCTATGCAAATCTTCTCTACTGTACGGGAGACACGTCTAAGAAACAGCTCGACTGTGCTAATCGGGTAACCGTTGCAAAGGAGGCGTAACCCATGATTCAGATTTCTACCATCCAGCGTCCACCACTGCGTTGTCACCGCCCAGTTCCTACCGACCGCCGTGTTATTGCAGTGTATCCGATTTGCAATTTCGGTGGTGTCGAGATCCTTGGATTGAACTCTTACGAGGAGCGCGTTGAAATCGCCGTGAACAATGGTGAATCCCGGGATTATCGTGGACGCTACAAACTGTACGAAACAAAAACAGGCCGCTCATTCTTCAAGATGGGTGGCCTTACCTATTATTTGGACCAATTTCTCAGGGTGTAAGCGCAGCAGTATGCGCCGTTGCACCACAGAAAGGAGAGTACAAATTGTCATGAACTTAAGATTAGCTAAGACACTTCATTGCATCGAGCAGTACGAACGTCCTGGCGATGATAAAACCTATCTTCAGATGCAGCGTATGAGCACCCGTTCGAAACCTGTTTTACATCTGGCTGATCCCTACTTTTTGGATTATGCAAGGCTGCGTCCACGAAAGGGGTATGTGCTGGATGTCTAACCCGAAAGCAATCGTGGTTCTCGTCGCTGCTGCTTTGATTCTTATCATCGGTGCCGCTCATCAAATCTGCTGTGCTATCTATATGTTAGGTTGTTTTCGCAAATTCAATCGAGCAGTAGATACCGCAACGAAATGGTTCGATGAAGTGGACCCGGATGAAGCCGCCGAAACCGTGGGCCAATTGGCGCTCGTTGGATTCGGTCTTGCAATACTTGTCGCCGTTGTAGTGTAAAAGCTGCAGCGAGTATATAAAAGAAAAAGAGGTAAAATTTATGTTGTTCTATCGTGTCAAACCTGAAGCTGACCAGAAGCCCATGTTGATTCGGAAGCGCGGGCGGAATGAGATCTGGTCCGTCTACATCAAAGGCGAGTTGTTCACACCTAACGAGGTGACCCATCGCAATCTGAAGCCGGAGTATCTGGAGGGCGTCGAAGTGAATCGGCGCAAGACTCAGAAGATTTTCGGTGTTCGGATGCCGACGTCCGAAGCAAGCATCACACCTGTAAAACTTAAGAAAGAGGTTGAACCTAATGCTGAAATCGAAAGCATCGCTCGCTTTATTGTCCATTCTCGTCCTGATCGCCCCAATGAACGCGGCAGCTTTACATACACCCGTGGAGCAAGCAGCACCGCTGGAAGTGCAAGCAATGGCACAGGCAGACGTGACATTCATCAGCGAAACGCCCCTCACCGAATCCGTCGCCGCAAAGAAGCATGATGCCATTGTTCCGGCGGTCAACGCTTCTGGCAGATACATCCTCAGTGGAACCGTCACCGATGCCTGGTACGAAACCGACCACGGTGAAGATGTCCGGGTGATTTCCATCGTGGATTCCAACGGGGAAGAGTGGTGCGCAACTGGTTATGATTGCCAGATCGGCCAAAAGGTTACACTGGTAATGAATTCCAACGGCACGACAAACGACATTTTCGATGATATCATTGAGGACGTCTTGTGGTGCAACTGTTTGGAAGACTAACCTAAACGAAGTATTCGCAGAGGGCTCCCCAGCAATAGTTGGGGAGTAATGCGGCCACGGAGACTGCAGAAATCCGTGCTGGTCCCAAGCCCAGAACGCTGTAGCTTAAACGCACGGCAAAAACAAGCGGGCGCTCCGTCGCTATAATGAAATCGGATTTGATTTTGATACAAAGGCCACGTTGATAAATCAATAAGGAAAGTAAATTATAGGACGTTTTCTTGAATGAGCGAGCTAATAAGAAAGGAGGTTCGAGTCTATGTTGTTTATCACGGATGTTAATTGCCGTTCATGCGGATGGATGGCCTTTGGTGTAAGAGTCGCGTCTGAATCCTCTGTAAAAGCATTTGTGGCATGGCGAAACGCGGTCTGGTGACGCCGCCGCAATTAAAACGTAAATAATAGCTAGATCATCTTTTGTGAATTTTTGTACATCAACGGTCCCAGAGCACAAGCTGGGGTCGAATTGTCTTTCCCGTTGCGTCGTATTTTAATGAGATGCGCCGCAGCGGATGTCGGGCGACTGGTGGTACCGAGGCAGACGTAACCACATCCATTACATACGTAGCAAACGCAGTAGAAAAGGAGGAAGTTGTAGCCATGATGGTACATATTTTAGATAATTCCTATTCCAATCGAGTCAAAGGCCAGTCGTGGGTGATGTTCAATCGTTACAATGGGGATGTTTATAGCAGTCGCAAGCGTGCAATGAAGATGCTGAGTGAGATGGCAAAATCGGTGAGCGCAGATCCGGAGTGTTATGACGTCGTATTTGATGCTGATGGCGGCAATCTTCATTATCGTTGGAAGAATTTGGACGGCGATGAGTTCGAACACTATATTCAGATCGAATCAAGAGAAGTGAAATAAAAGGAGTTGCAAAATATGGTTCTAAACATGACTGAACTTTCCGTGGCACAGTGGTCACTGGAGCAGCTCGATGCAGCCCGTAAGCTGTGTACTGATGGTGTGCTACATGATGGACCGCTGCCTACGATTCTTCCAAGCGATGCCTCCGTCCGAGTCAGAGTTCTCGCATGGGATACTGCTGATACAGTTATGACCATGAAACCGGAGGCTGTAATTCTTCAGGGCGAACCTGTTTTTGTAAACGCATTTCTTGAGCGATACGGTACAAGAATTCAGTGTTACTCTCCCTGCTACGCTGACGGCAAGTTCGTACAATTTAGGAGATTTTAAGTGTCGCTGCCGTAAAAAGAAAGGAGGCTCTGAAGGATGTATTATCGCTGGGTTCTTGGTGAAGGAATGGCTACAGATGAAAGTATTCTGGATTCGGTTACGTTCGATCAGTTGATTTACGATTTGAAATGTAGTTGTGATCATGTTACCGAAGCAGATGTGATTGCTCAGGCAAAAGAAATTCTCGATCAGCGTGTTGAAACATATTGGGATCTTGTCAAGAGCAATGCAGCTAAAGTGGCAGCAATGGCAAATAAAGAAGAAGCAAGCCACGATGATATCACACTTGAAGAGTAGTAAGGAGGCGGCGCAGCTGTGCGAAACTTGTCTAAACAGAACCGCAAAAAGATCTTTGATCTGATTAAACGTGATTGCACATTTGTTGGCTCATATGATCTGAAACATTCTGAAGAAACTGTTTTGACCTATCTTCCGAAGCCTGGCACACAGATTTACAAGGATGTTGAGGAAGTTCGTGTCGTAAAGAATCGTAAGACCGGAAACTGGGTCGAATCCGTTGTTGACATTCGGTGGAAGTACGGTATGACTTTGGTGGAAGCCGAAATGATCGAACGAAAATATCAATGCAAATCTAACAAGTAAGGAGGGCCCGCCGTGAAAACCGAAATCAATGGACAGACCGCAGAGAAACTGTTCTATAACAACTGGATGTACAATGTTGTCCGCATTCAGAACAAACTCAAGAAAATTTTCGAGGACAACGGCGGCGAAATGGTTCATGCAGACCGCTATGTGACGGAGCCTGTTATTAAAAAGACGCCTACCTACGTTGTCAACCGTTCTCTGATGGAACGTATTATTGAATTGGAAAAGCATCTGGTCAATTTCGATCACGTCGCCCCTGAATATCGCAATCGGTATGTGGAATATGACCACGAGCGGGAGCGGTTGCTTCAACTGCCCAATGAACCTGTCCCGAAAACTGACGCCAGCGATTTCGTGCAGAACGGAGTATTCTATAGTATCAAGTTCGATACCAACATGTTCTTTGATACGCTTTACGCTGTCGCCCGGGTCGAACCCACTGGTAAGAATCAGGTCGTCCGTTTTAAATACTATCGCAAGTTTACAGACGATTGGAAATACGATTGTCTGTTTCATTGTGATTGTTCACAGGCGGATATCGACGAAATCTCGTATCAAATTTACAATACTCTGTTGCAAACCACGCCATTCCAAAACAGCGGCGATCCGTTTTACATTCATAAAACATGAGAGAGGAAATATATCACTATGAAAAAGATTGAAGTTACTTATGATGTCGCAGTTTGGGTCGATGGTCACTGGGAAAACGGCGAAGCTGCTGCTGTGCTGGACTTTATTCCGGAATCTGTCGTCACTGATTTGCAGGCGAAACTGAGCAATCCGAAGTACAGGCCCACTGCTTGGCGTGCTCTGGTCAAAACGATTACGGGTCTGGAAGAGATGCGTGGCCGAGTGTTCGATAAGAAGTCGATCAAGACGATCAAGATTATCGGTTAAGCTCCGGCGGTCAATACCAGGTAGCCGTAGCACTGTTAACGTCGTTTGGTTGTAATGTTCCGCAAGATTGCCAATATTTACTTGTTGACATTACGCCAAACAGTTGTATAATGGAGACGCTATAATTATGAATTTGATTCCTGGCGCAATTTACAGAATGGATAATCCAGGGAATTTATACGACACTACTCGTTTTAAGTCCTTGCGATGGCGAGACGATTGTAAACCTCCGTATAAAGACGAAGACTTTCCGGTGATGCAGTCGTTAGACTTCACTGATAAAGACGGGTTGCCTAAAATTACGGGCGGGTATTTCGCTTACCGATACAAATTGATTCGATCACCCGACGCTATCCATTTCGAATCACTGCTCTAAGATACGCAACAATAATACATAATTTTCAATCAAGGAACGACGCAACAACAATTCATTCGACGGTGTAATTCAACGATGACAATATTTGGTGACGTGTTACAAAAAAGAGACGCGTAACAAACAAAGACGAGGGACGACAACCGCGAAGCGAACACCCGGTTTTGCGAGTAGCGGAGTGACGAGCAAAAGAAAATGAATAGAGTTTGTTGTTAAAAGTGTTATTGGTGATGAGTATGAGTTGGTGATGAGTAATAGTTAGTGAGTAATTCTCTTTTATAATTATTATATTAGGGGATTGTTAAGGGGGAAGAGAAGAAATTTTTTCTCTTATCGAGAGGAAGACTGAGAGAAGAAAAGAGAAAGAGCTTAGGAAGAAGCCGAAGAAGAGAAAGGGGAGAACAAAATGCGCTTTCAGAGATTTTTCGCAACCGTGCTGGCTGCTCTTGCACTGGCTGCCACGCTTACGGCCACAATGCTTTTGACTGGATGCAGCGGCAAATCCGATTCGGATGGCGAGCAGCACAGTGTCAGTTATGCCAAGATCTATAACCCGGATGGAACGCTGCTTGTCGAGGGTGAATACGATATGGCATGGCTTAACTATGATTATGCGACGGTTAGAATTGACGGTGTTAAGTACAGAACAAGCTACAAAAATATCGTCATGATGTCGTGGGTTGAGTGACGCAGCAGTAGAAAGGGGAGAACAATCATGGAAGAAATCGTTGTGAAATCTGTTCCTGAGCATGGCGGTGTCTCGATGGCCCGAGCTGAACAGGAGACGATCATCACCATCGGGGCTCTGGATAAGACAGCCGATGTCTGCTCCAATGATCCTGTCTACTGGCGCAAGCTTGATGCTATGTGTGAGAAACACCCGAATGAGTACAAACTAACACGGGTTCATCGCACGGAGGCTGGCTTGATCCTGTGCAAGTGGTATTCAGTGCCACGTAAGCTTGTCGGGTTCAAGACTCCGTTGGCGCCTCGTGAACTGACTGAAGAGCAGCGCAGGATTCTGTCTGAACGAATGAAAAAGTTTCAAGAGATTCAGCGCGAGAAGCGTAACATCAATTCTCAGCCGAATACATAATGAGTTTTACTAGGTTTGCGCAACACAACGTGATTCGGTAATGAAATTACTCTACCGACACCGTAACGTTGTAGAAATACAATAAAACAATCATAGAAAACGGGCAACATTGAAAACGCTGTAGCCAGAGCGTACAGCAATAGGAGGTGACACTATGATCCAGTTCGACAATTCTGCTTAGAGCAGCAGCGCTCAGTGGCGCACAGTCGAACCCATGAACTTGTTGTGATGAATTGCTATCCGTGTGGTAGCGCACTCTGGTTTTACCGAGTGTATCGTATCGTGAGAATGAGATATCCCCCGAGGAAGCCCCTGGAACGCGGTAACCTGCAGCATCGCGACACGATCATCGCAGTGCAGCGAAAGCAACGGCGCAAAATAAGCGCACCATCGAAGCGCACATGCAGCAGAAATACGCATCAGGATGATCTGCGAAGGATCTCCGGGATCTCCAGTCCCTCCTAGCACCTTGTTAGATCACAACAAAACCACATGTTTCACCCATCAGAATCAAAACGGGAGGCAACAAAAATGCATGATACTTCTTGAACGATAAATGGTCCGTTTCCATAATGCAACAAATGTGATGTATTGTTCCATTCGGAACACATCTTGGTTTTACCAGATGGATCGAATCGTCAGAGTGAGATACCCCACCCCTGAAGGCGCCCTTAAGGTGCCTGATGGACATCAAGGACCATTGACCGGATGCTGACGACCCTAAAAGGGCGTCAAATCAAGCCAACCGAGACCCAGCTGCATGCAGCAGAACTCAGCGAAAGCTCATCCTGAGCTCATCAGATCATCATCATCGATCTGCTCGCCGCGGCAGGCCCTGGCGGCCGGCTCCAGAGCAGGCAGAAAATGTCTTTTAGATCACACGATTGCATTATTACAAGTCGTATACTTTATCGCTTATAAGGTATAATAAAACACCCGTGAAAACACGGAGAAAATCCAATTGAATGTTTGTACAAAACATACAATTGACAATCTGAGGTTGTGGCGATACAATGGAAACACCACAGGCGAGCAGCATGTGGCTAAAATTTTCAAATTCTGTACGCCATAAGTGAGCAAAAATAATTAAAAATGAGGTTAAGGAGAATGAATGAGAAAGCAGTAGAAAACACAGTCCAGCTTTTCAACAGCGAGGAGTTCGGTACCATCCGTTCCATCATGATTGATATGGCCCCATGGTTCGTTGGCCGAGATGTCGCAACGGCGCTCGGATATGCAAAACCGGAAAATGCCATTGCAGCGCATGTTTTTGAGGAGGACAAAACCAGTACCCTGATTCAGGGGAGTGGTTCCAACTACAAGAGCAAGGCCATTATCATCAATGAATCCGGTCTGTACGCCCTGGTTTTCGGCAGTAAGCTGGAGTCGGCCAAGCGTTTCAAGCACTGGGTCACAAGTGAGGTCCTCCCGGCTATCCGTAAGACGGGTTCCTATTCCGTCAAAACTACAGGACAGCAGCGGTTTGATCTGATGAATCAGGAAGTTCTCGCAGTCCAGAAGCTGCAGAATGAAATGATGTCCAAGCTCGATGCACTGGAGGTTGCCCGCAAGCAGGATCGCCAGGCGCTTGATAACGTCCTGTTCGTCTGCAAACAGCTGGATCGAAAGCTTCAGGGTGCGCAGGCAGCACAGCAGACGCAGAAGGCAGGGCCCGCACAACAGGGAAAGGCAGAGCAGCCAAAGCAGAGCCATACGTCGTATCAGCCTAAAGGGATGAGTGAGTGGCGTACAGAGCTTTATAAGACTGTAAAGGCCATTAAATCTTTGACGGGATTAACGATGTCCTGCATTTTAAAGCAGGGCTACGATTATCTTGGTCGCAACTACGGCTGGTATTCCAAAGATGCTTTTAAGGATTATGTCAAACTGACAGGGTTCAAGGGGGACCCGAAACATATCAGTGGTGTTGATTTGATCGAGGCTAGTGAGATGTACAAGTCGATCTTCATGTCTATTATGAAAGACCGCCTTGAAAATGAGCGGCACAACATTGAAGTCAAAAAGGGTATCAAAACAGCGCTTACCAAAAAGCCTCCGGTTCTTCCGGCTGATGTACTTCCTGTTCGCCGCCCTGTGGAAGAGCATGAGACTGAACCTGCTCCTGAAGTGGTCGATGAATTCCCAAAGGTGTTATCTCCTGAAAATCCCGGTGGTGCTCCTGTTACCATCGTCGCAGAGGCTCACGCCGTTGAGGTTGAAACTCCGGCAGAACGTGCGGAGCGAATTGCAAAGAAGAAGTACAACTACTACAAGCCGAGTATGACATTCCCGATTATCAAACCTATCGCGGAGAAGTTGGGTGACAAGACCAGAGGATGTAGCCCGACATATCAGAAAGTGTACAATATCATCGGCATCGCAAAGATGAACCGAATGAAACAGGCATATATCCGCCTCTACAATAAGCCGCCGAAGTTTACTCCTGACATCTTTCAGACATCTGAAAAGAATATGAAAGTGTTCAAGGATGCGGTCAAGGCCTTAGATTCCATTACCTAAGATATCATTCACCCTCCATTGTTGCTCTTGGAGCTGGCAGCCTGGAAAGACAGGCATATATCCAGGTGTGGCGAAATTGGCTATCGCGCTAGTTTTGGGAACTAGAGACTGTGGGATCGTGCCCCACCACTTGGACCACCGCACATTAGAGTCCTCCATTCTCCGATGTGCAAATAAAAGCGATTCACTTCCTCCTCCTTTTGACTTTTGCTGCTTGCTTCTTTTCTTTTCTTGAATCGCCGTGGCTGAAAGTGCCGTGTGGGTACGATAATCCCGCTTTTATATGGGCCCGAAAGGTTTTCGACAGGGCTATGAAAATTCACAATTCGCAGGTCGGCCATCACCTTACGAGGCAAAAAACAATAAACGCTAACTACAATAGTTATCGCTGCGCGGCTTGATGCCGTGCCCAAAACAGCATCCTGATAGGCAGGTAAATGCTTGATGGTTCAAAGAATAAATCCCGGAACCCGAGTCAACGGTAATAAACACCGGCGTTCTCGGACGCTAAAACCGAGTGGTGGAGTGATGTAACAAACCGTTACGTCCCTGGGTTTGCTGTGTTGGCGGCATGAATTCCTTTCAAAAATTCTAAATGCTAACTATTGCGTAAGAAGATTGTGCACGAGTAATAGTTCTGGACGTGGGTTCGAATCCCACCGGGTCCACCAGTGGCGCAAGCCGCAAAGCTAGGTTCGATGCTATTAGTGTAGAGTAGTACGCTGGCAGCTGGGGTGGCGCAATTCCACCGTGGGTGCAATACACCCATAACGCTCTGACCGAAAATAATAACCATGATGCAACGGGAGTAGCTACCCGCCACAGTGGATGTGCATGGCTCTATTATGAGTAGGCGAATTTGGCACTGCCTGCGAAAGTGGCATAGATGCTCGGTGCCCAGAGTATCGGAGAGTGAAGAAAGGGCAGCCTTTGAGGATGGGCTCTAGGGAAGACAAAATGTACCTAGTTGTATCCGCTGACGCGGCTAAGTCGCATTGCGCATCGCCGATGCCGTTACATGGTCAAATCCTCCTCTCTGTGGCGTTAGTTCAGTTGGCAGAACACTTGGCTCATAACCGAGTAGTCGTGGGTTCAAAGCCCTCACGCCACACCATTAGGTATACGAACGAAACAATTCAAAAAAATGAGGTAAAATGAAATGTTTTACGACAATGAGAAACAGCTTAAACCAGAAGCCGAGTATGGAGCATGGGCTAATAGATTCAAAGGGCAAATTCAAATCCCTCAAGAAATTATCGATGAGTTTGACAAACTGATGGACGAACTTCATTGGCCGTATCCTCCTTATGACGGAGTCCATGAAGATATGGATGCAGTAATCGCCGATCTTCTTATGGGGCTTGGATTTACCAAAGGAGCAAAAATTTATATGGAGCAGCCCAAGTGGTACGCATAATTTCAATAGAGAGGAGTAAATCAAGATGACTGATAAGTATCTCAGTATCATCACGAACTTCGGCTGCCACTACAGCTGCCCTGAGTGTATCGTCCGCAACAACAAGCTCAAGATGACACCGACGGGGGAGTATTCTTCTTACGCTCAGCTGTGGCAAGTTCTTCATAAAGAATGCAAAGATTGCAACTGGGTGTCTGTTTCTGGAGGAGGCGATCCGCTTTTCCACTGGTGGGAGCATCAGGCATGGTGGTTTGGCTTTTTCGAGATGTGCCAACGCTCTGGACGCAAGATCGAACTGCATACCAGTTATTTTGATGCAGAAAACAATCACGAGATTATGTTGTTTCCATTTGATAAGTTCGACCGTGTTGTCTATCACCTGCATACGACAGATGAGATTGAGAATGTTTGCCGTCGAGGCAATGAAATCGTTCGCGTGGTCTTTGTTGTGGATGACGATATGACTGAGGACGAAATCAATGGAATCGCTGATTATGTTGAAACGTCAGACGAGATTGACGAACTCACATTCCGGCAGCGTGTAGACGAAAACTACCAGCCGACTTATCATTTGCACGATTTTCTGAAGGCCGGTCATCAGAAGCGCTGGTGGTACATTGAACAGTGTGATTACAACACCTACTATCATAACGGTAAGCTGTACGCCAAGTACACTGATATCTTTGAAAAGGAGTAACAACTATGAAAGTTTATGTGGTAATGATGGGCGGCGGTGGATATGAAGGAATCGAAGACATCTTTTTAACGCCTGAAGGTGCTAAGAAATGCAAAGAAGACTTGGAAGGCTATGCGTACTTCATGGATAAAAGGGTTCGAATCGTGGAGTACGAAGCGAAGGAGTGATCTCTTGAAACGATACCTTGTAAGTGTTTGGATACGACAGTCGTATACACAATGGATTGAAGCCGAGTCTGAAGAAGAAGCAAAGAATATTGCAGAAAGAGAATGGGATCGGTACGGGACAGAACCTGATGACAATGAAGAAATCGATGCGACCTATGTGACAGACGAAGAAGAAATCGAGGATGAATAAAATGTGCGAGTTTTGTCATCACGACTCAATTTGTTGCAAAAAAGCTGAGACCGGATTCCGAGGTTGTAAGTTATGAAAAAACATAAAGATTTATTGCTTGCAGTTTGTGCATCGGCTGTTTCGTTCTTGAGTCTCAATGCCATTTTTGAGAAAATTTTACTGCGCATCTCGCTTGTTCAAATGGCAACAGGAAGCATAAGTTCTCTTTACGGACGTTTCAGCGAGTTTGCTCTTTCGATGTCTGTAGCTCTGTCGCTTGCGATTGGAGCTGTAGTATATATTCTATTAAAAAATTAAAAGGAGGAACGAATGAAGAATTTCAAAAAGATTTTCGTAGTTTCATGTGCAATCGTGATGGCGATGACATTTACGGGGTGTACCAAGAAAGAGGTACATACGATCGAACCTCATGAAACTGCATTTCTGATTTCACTCTCTGATGGCGGGGAAAATCAGGCGTCCTTTGAGAGTGAGGAAATGCTCGCCGAGGCAAAGGTGGCAGCTAAGCAGGTATACATTACTTACTCGAAGCGACATCTGTCGCCGAATGACATCTTTGGTACTTGGGTTCCGGATAACATGTTGGTCGTCGTCAATAGAACTCCTGTTACTCGTGAATGGTCCGAGGGCAAGGATAGTGGCACCAGCACTGTTAACCAGTCCATCTCTGCCGAAAGCAAGGAGTCTATTGGCTTCTCCGTCGGTATGAACTGCTCTGCTCAGATCTACACTGAAAACGATGCAGTCAAGTTCCTGTATTCCTACAACAACAAGCAGCTCTCCGAGATTATGGATACTGAAATCCGTGCTCGTGTTGAAGCTGACTTTGTTGAAAAGTGCGCCAAGTACACCATGAATGAGATCCTTGAGAAGAAGGCCGAGATCATGGAGTATGTCCGCAAGGATGTGACTGAGTATTTTGCAGAGCGCGGTATCACAATTACTGTCCTTGGTATGAAGGATGGCATTGAGTACGACGATGCATCTGTTCAGGCTGCTATTAACAAGGCCTTTGTGGCCGAGCGCAATGACGAGGCGCAGAAGATTGAGAATCAGACCAAGATTTCCAAGGCGAACGCAGAAGCCGAGGCGAATAAAATCATCTCTGAGTCTCTGACTGACCGGCTGATTCAGCAGCAGATGTATGAAAAGTGGGATGGTAAGCTTCCTACTTATGTAGGCGGTGATGCCAGCATCCCTGTACTAAACGATATGAAGTAACCCCATCTGGACGGAGACGTTAAACCCGTGTCCAGAGATCCTCACATGATCTAAAAACTGTGAAAATCTTGATAGGAGAAAGTGGGGCCCAACCCCTCTCGGCAGAAATGGTGAGATTCCAAATCAGTCTTGTAGTTTGATATCGGCGTTAAAACACCTGTCAAGATTTTTATATGGCCCAATGGTGGAATGGCAGACACAACAAGCCCAAACCTTGTCTTATACTCTCGGTTCGAATCCGAGTTGGGCTACCATGGGTGCGGGAACACCCAATACATGCTTCTCCTTTCGACTAAGTGATTCATGGCGGCTAAACGTGAATCACCGTGACTGAACAAGTCATAGCAGGTACGCAATCCTGCTCTTGATAAGTGCCTATGGCGAAACTGGCAGCCGCGAGGGGTTTAGGTTCCCTTGTCGAAAGACGTGCAGGTTCGAGTCCTGTTAGGCACACCAATCTCGTATGGCTAGGATCATTAGCTGTCAGATCCGGCAGCGGCTGTGCGAGACCCATGCGATTGTAGTTCAGCGGTAGAACGTCGGCTTCCCAAGTCGAATGTCGCGAGTTCAAATCTCGTCAATCGCTCCAAGGGTTCTGATTTTTCCCATTTGAATCTTGCAGAACCCTTTTACCTCTTCCTGTTATTCCCGGCTCTTCCGATATGTTTTCTCATTTGCATATCAGAAGCAATAGGGCTGTGTAAGCCGGGCCCAGCCAATAGGTTATGCAATAGTATGATTTGTTGCGCTGGGATTTATATGTGACTGTAGTTCAATTGGTAGAGCGTCGGATTTCCAATCCGAATGTTTGCGAGTTCAAACCTCGTCAGTCACTCCACGCCGAAAGGCGAGACAGCTTTGCCCATTAGGTCTCTAACAAAATGGGGAATAGGTACATGGTGGTAAAAGTACGATCAATCAAAATAGCCACGACTTCCTTGTTGCGCCCTAATGTTTCGGATATAGCGGTCCGAAATGGAAGTTGTCCTGCTTGGAGAATCGGGAGTGCAGGTGTACCTAATTTTATATGCGACAGTGTCGGAACGGCATACGAATTCGGCTTAAACCCGAAGGCTGGAAACAGATTGGGAGTTCAAATCTCCTCTGTCGCACCACTTTGAAAGCAAACAGAAACAAGAAAAGAAAGGACAAAGTATTATGAATTCGATTATTAGCCCTTGGGTGTTCTATTGGATCGGTACTGCAGACAATCTCAAAGGTATGCTGCTTATTGTAGTGATTATCTCTTTGATTGCAACGGTACTTCTGGCGCTCACAACCATGTGCGATGCTGATGATTATTCCTTTCAAGACAAGAAAACCATTCGAGATGTGAAAAATACCGTAAAGGCCGCAGTTGTTTCTCTTGTGTTGAGCACTTTGTTCTGCCTGATTCCTGATTCTGATACCTGCTATAAGATGCTCGCCGCCAATATGTTCACACCAGACAATATCAATTCGGCGACCGATTATGTTACCGATGTGATTGATTACGCGGTTGATAAAGTTAAGGAGTTAAATCCGACAGATAGCACAAAGGAGTAAGCTATGGCGAGTAAAAAGAAATTCAAGGTAGGAGACATCGTTAAAATTCGGCAGGGCGATATGCATTGGGTTTCTAAAATGCATGGAGTCAAGTGCGAAGTTGTCGGTGTTTATTCCAATGGCAACGTCAATATCAAGCTTCTTCAACCTGTTGATCTCAGTCCGTATGAAGACAAAACTCTACAGCCTGGTTTTACATGGCTTGATGAAATGCCTCACCATTTTGATCTTGTCTCTCATGCATCCGGCTGTCATTTTGAATCGCTTTTGTAAGGAGGCTCGATGTATGAAATTTAAACCAGGTGATATGGTCCGAATCGGAGGACGCATTACCGCCAATGACATCAATTATCATAAGCGCGGCATCGTTGCTCCGTATGAGGCTGGATGTCTTGTTGTGAATATGATCGAGCCATTTAATAACGGTGCGACCAGAATCACATGGCTATCAGAAAATGCATGGGAACTGTGTTCGGATGCTGGTGTCCATTTCATGTCTCTTTTGTAAGGAGGGCGTATGGAATCGACATTTAAAGTGGGCGATATCGTAACACCGTCCATTCATGGTGGCTGGCTAAAAGAAGCATATGGAGCACGGTGTGAAGTGATCAAAGTGTATGAACTTGGTCATGTCGATGTTAAGCTTCTTACCAGAATCAAGGATGAACGACGTGGCGATGTTTTCCCCGGCTATGTTTGGAAGTATATGAATCCGGGTGATTATGATTTCGTGTCCCACGGTTCTGGCGTTCAGTTCATCTCTCTGTTATAAGCGAGTCGTTATGGCTCGCTCAATTTTAAACTCTTCTGTACACCATAAGTGAGCAAAACAAAACGAAAGTGGTGATAACAAATGTTTATCAAGTGGGTCGATGGCCATTATGAAATCGTGTCAGCGGATAATGGCCAGTTCATTCAGTCAGCTGACACATGGGACGAAGCTGTTTCGGATCTGGAGCAGCTGCAACAAACATCGGTATAACGGGCAATTCGGCTCGTTTACAATAAAAACTTTCTAATTACAAAGGAGAAAACATTATGAAGGCAATCGTTAAGTTCAACAACCTGTTCATCACTTCCAAGTTCAACATGGCCACCCTGAAGAAGGTTGCAAAGTTCCGCCCCGAGGCTCTGAATCTGACCAAGGGCGAGGGCAAGGAGAAGACCACTGTTTGTGTCCTGAGCGCTGGTGATAAGGCAAGCTACAGCCCCTACGGCCTGGTCTTTGCAAAGGATTCTGTCACCGCTCCCAACGTCGCTACCATGGCTGTCGAGCTGCCCTCTACCCTGAAGACCACCAATGACATCAACGAGTGGGTCCGCGACAAGTTCGGCCTGTCCATCGTCAACTGCGAGAAGATCGAGGCTCAGGTCGATGCTGCCATGACCGAGATCGTCGCTGATGAGGCTGCCATGAATGCCGCTATTACCATCGAGAACGAGGCTGCTCCCGAGGCTGAGGCTGACGTCGAGGGCTGATTTTCAGGGCAGGGGAGCGCCACTCTGAAATGAAGTCATAAGGGGTTGCCGAAAAGCAGCGCCGCATTGGTTCCACGCCGGATGTTCCAGCGCAATACGTCCGGCATTCATTGGTTGGAAACGTCGATTTGACGTACCAAAATAAATTTTAAATCAAAAAGGAGACTACATATTATGATCATCAAGATTAAGGTTGGCACCAACACCGTTCGTCACGAGGATACCATCGATACCGCATCTGTCACCCCTCGTCAGCTGTTCGAGAAGTGGGACGTTGATTATGAGGGCAAGCAGGCCAATCTGAACGGTGACACCATCTTCGGCGACGACCTGGATAAGACTCTGGATGAGCTGTCCACCGAGATCGACCCCGGCAAGACCGCCTTCTTGGCAGTCGTGGCTAAGCACGATAACGCTCGCTGATCCGTCACTTTTCAATTCGAATCATAACTGTTAATGGTTACGGCAGTTAGCTGATTTGCATTGCACCCCTCGCAGGCGGGTTAAAGCCTGCTTATATGTGTCCAGTATCTGGGCTGATTTTAAAAATAGTACATATCAAGGAGGAAATTATCATGGCATTCAAACCGATCGCTGTTGATTTTGGCGGTTATGATTGTGCCGAGTATTATCCTAACGTCGTCATCCCGGGTGCCGATAGCTGGGGTATGGACGTCAAGGACGATAACGTCATGCAGGCCATGATGCGTCTGCTGCTGACGGATGACCGCATCAAGACCTTTACATACAACGATAAAAAGAAAGCACAGCTTCAGGTGATGTCTGGTCCGCTCAACCGCTCGGAAGAAAAGAGTGAGATTACCAAAGAGCAGTTCACCCGCAATGGTTCTCCGTTTGAGGGAGTTCGCCTCGGCGCATTCTTCAACTTCTTCACGGATGCCGATTATTCCGATATTGTGGCAAAGATCAAGACGTTCCAGCCTGATTTCAAAAAGATGGGTTGGACTTACCTGGAGGATGTATCCCTGTATCTCGATGCCGGCGGTGAGACTCTGGTTTGGCAGAACGAAAAGACCAATGGTGTCATCGTGTTCTCCTCTTCCAAGAAAAAATATCAGGTCCTGCATCTGGCAGCCAGCTGTATGCCGCGCCTGTTCCCTTGGGCGTTCAAGGACATTCCGTTGACGACCGAAGAGAGCGATCTCCTCAAGCTGTTGTTTGAGCAGAAAGACGACATGTTCAAAGCCAAGATGAAAGCCATTTATGATGCGCAGGATTTCTACAGCCGGAAGCTTCGTGCAGCTATGAAAGACTTCTTCAAGGGCAACTTTGACCGCGCCATCAATGACCAGGAGGGCAACATCCGAGAGATCGAGCGCAATATCGACAATTATCTCAGCCATATCCGTGAGCAGCATCGCCGTTTGGAAGAAGAGAATATGCGGCTTCTGGTTCTGCGTAACCGTGCTTGCAGTACGGATGAATCGGAGTCTGAGATCATCGAGTTCCTGTCTTCAAACAAGTCTATGCATCTTCTCAAGCGAGATGGCAGCTGGATCTATGTTGGTGTCAACTGCTATCTGAACGATTTCGATGAGGATATGTTCAAGTCCTACGTCGAAAAGAGCGATAAGACGTCCAGCTACATCTACAGCAAGAGTCCGTATGATCTCCAGACTACCAAGAATCTGTTCCTGGCCATCTGGAAGCAGCGTCGTTTCAAGGTTCGTGTTTACTGCGAGTGGGGTATCAAGAGTTCTGGTGAAGTTACCGCTGTCCGTGGTTCTTCGATGCGTGGTCATGGCGAGCTGATGAAAGACCGTCTGCCGCAGCCTCACATCAATGAGTATACCTGTTACAGCGGCTATCGTGAAACCTTGAGCAATCTGGCTACTTCGCTGGATTATGTCGGCATCATGAATACCATCCTGTGTTCTTCTGCCAGCATCAACTGGACGGACTCTGCCGTTGTGAGTTACTTCATGGATAAGTTCTTCTCCAAAAAGGATTGCAAGTTCCTTGAAGACAACGATGGCAACTTGTACACCGTCGATGAAGTCGTAAAGATTCTCGAAAGCGAAAAGAAAGCGGCATAACGGAAAGGAGTTTCTATGCGTCCGATCAAAATGAATGAACAGCTGGCCCACGTCATGGCAGTGGATATGATCCAGCAGATGATGTCGCAGGGCGAAAAGGCGTTCCAGAGCGGAACGTTTACTTATATTAAAAACTTTACGGCGGCAGCCAAGGAAAAGATTGTGGTCAACTTCACGCCGGAAGCTTATGAGCAGATGTTTGCCCTGATCAACCACTTCGATTGTGAGGTAGCTTGGGAGGGCTGCGTTGAGCGGCTCGATCAGACTCACTTCCGCATCAATAAGATTGTCCTGTATCCGCAGGAGGTCACCAGCGCAACGGTCAATACGGATGATGGCGAGTATGCCACATGGCGTATGACTCTGCCGGATGAAATTTTCAACCATCTGTTCTTCCAGGGTCACAGTCATGTCAATATGGCAACCAACCCGAGCGGAACTGATATCGCGGATCAGTGGCGCACCATTGGCAACCTTCAGCCGAACGATTTTCAGATTTTCATGATTTGGAATAAGCGGCACGAGTTCTATGTCCGCGTTGTTGATATGGCAACAAATACCATTTACGATCCGGCTGATTGTGTTGTCACAGTCGGTACGGTGGATACAAGTTCCTTTCTCGCAGAGGCGGACAAGCTCGTCAAAAAGAAGGCGCCAAAGTATCCCCCCTACAGTGCCTACACTGGCTACACGGGCGGCAACTACAACGGTGCACCAAGCTACCCGGGAGCTGCTTCAGCAAGCGCAAAAGTTGGTACGGCAAGCACCGCAAAACCCGCGCCGAAAGCAGCGTCGCTTAAAACGGTCACCGGGTCGGCGGCACCGAAAGTGAATGGGAAAGGCTCAAATCTCAATCGGTATTACAGGGCAAACCCTGATGAGCTGGTTGCGAACGGCAATTCCAGCTGTATGCCGTACTACGATCAGTTTGATGATTAAGGAGAAATTATGGACCTGAGTAAAATCGAAAAGTTTTTCACCCCAAACATGATCCCTGATCGTGTTCATATCATTGGCTGCGGTTCTGTTGGCTCTACGCTGGCCGAACTGCTGGCACGGTATGGTCTCACCAAATTCACTCTGTGGGATATGGATATCGTGGAACCGAAGAATATCGCCAACCAGATGTTTTTCCATAAGCACATCGGCATGAAAAAGGTTGATGCTGTGGCTGATATCATCTGTATGGTCAATCCGGAAGCCAAGGAAGACATCGTCCTGCAGCCGAATGGTTGGCACGGCGAAATGGTTCGCGGCTATGTTTTCCTGGCTGTGGACAATATCGAGATCCGTAAGGAATTTGTCAAGAAGAACCAGAACAATCCATTTGTCAAGGCGGTGTTCGATATCCGCACGGGTCTGACCGATGCGCAGAGTTTCGCGGCCGACTGGAGCAATCCTAAGCGGGTCGCAAATCTGCTGAAGAGTATGGAGTTTACTCATGAAGAGGCAGTGGCTGATACTCCAGTGTCCGCCTGTGGCATCGTTCAGGGGTTCGCTCCTACGGTTCGGTTCATCTGCACTCCGGCTGTGACCAACTTCATCAATTTCGCAACGGGTAAGGGGATTAAGAAGATGATCCTGACTGATCCATTTAACCTGGATGCGGAAGAGATCGTAACCGCAAAGTAATTTAATTTTTTCGTGATGAAATCGTTTCTTCGGAAACACGCCTTGGTTTTACCAGGTGGTTCGCAAGGGTAGACCCACCAAGGGCCTGCTGCAGCAGTCAGATGGTGATCTAACAGCACTAACAGCTGAGCTGCAAGAGCAGCGATGGGAGGACAGGACCAAAACAACGGTATTCCGTGCAACCGGAACAGCGGAAGGTGCCTATAAAATTCACTAGCTGGATCTAAACTTATTAATGCAGTGTCACATATACACACATGGATCACGATATGAGGTTAACAAATGTATATTACTTACTGGCTTCCCCAGAAAACTCGCCAGATTTCGTTTGATGAAATTATGGCTGGTATTTTAAATGTCAATCAGTTGAAAAACATTGGCGATAAAACCGCAACGGTTACAGTCTGTCGCAATGACCTGTCGGACCGTCTTTTCCGTATCACCAATACTCCTGAAATGATCGCGCAACTCTATGCGTTCAATGAAAAATATGTGGCGCTGGAGCAGTGTGACCTGAAAACGCATTATCGTCATTTTTCAATCCCGAAGAAATCTGGTGGCTGGCGTCCCATCGATGCCCCGGACAAAGAATTGTCGGATGCACAAACCGAGCTTCGGGAATTACTTAATGGTTTCATGATTGCCAGTTATCATACGGCGGCTCATGCCTACATCCAAAATCGTTCTATTCTTACGGCGGTTCGGAAGCATCAGGCGGGTCACATCAAAAAGAAATTCAACCCAGAGCTTGGCTATTCAGAAACCATCGTATATGAAAACAACTTTGCAGCCAGTTTTGATTTCCACGGCTTTTTCCCCAGCACCAATCCTGAGTTTCTGCTTCACATGTTCTCTCAAATCTATCCATTCGCACTCATCATGCGGAGTCAAAACGGGGATGAACAACTTCGAAAGGCACTGAGCCTAGTCTTCCTGAACGGCGGTCTGCCCCAGGGTACCCCCATTAGTCCTTGGCTCACCAACGTCATGATGATTCCGTTTGACCATCTTATGAGTCGTAAGCTGACCCGTGGTTACACCATGAAAGATGGCGTCGAACGTGAATTTACCTATACCCGTTATGCAGACGATATTGATATTAGCTGCCCGTTGTCTTTTGATCCGCTTGAAATCCAGCAGATTATCATTGACGCGCTTCATTTTATCAATGCACCGTTTACACTGAATGAAAAGAAGACCCATTATGGCAATCGTCATTCGTGCAAAAACTGGATGCTTGGTCTGATGTGGAACCAGAACAATGAGATTACTGTTGGTTGGCGCAACATGAAGTATTTTAAGGCAGCACTCGCTAATTACATCGATGCGAAAAAGCATGGCCGCAGTTGGGAGCTGGAAGATGTTCAGACCCTCAACGGTAAGATCAGCTATTACAAAATGGTTGAGAAGAACGTGGTTGATTATATCATCGCCACTTATAACGAGAAGTTCAAGGTTGATATCGAGGAAATGATCCGCGCCGATCTTCGTCCGGTAGATGGATACGCAGCATAAAGATAAAGGAGGAAAATCAATGATCGAAATTATGTGCCGGGATGGCAGCATCTCGGAGGATGAACTGGAAACAGCAGCGGGTGTACTGCACGGCCTGCTGGATAGTAAGGTGGAAGTCCTCCATGAAGCAGAGCATCGTGCTATGGTGTTCTGGGGCCCTAGTGACGTGTCAAAACTCATCAAGGATGATGGTATCGAGGGCCTGGATGCAGAGGATATGAATCTGTGTGATGAGATTCTCCAAAGTTCTGAGGGGAACATCCATCAGGCCATGCTTCAGGCCGGTTATGATTCCCTGTATGATACGCTATACGATCTGGTAGGTCCTGACCCGGAAGATCCTGAAACGGAAGAGAATCCCGATTTTCCGCCAGCTGACGAAGAAGCTATCTAACCAGTAGCAAATCTCTTTTGTATTTCAGTAGCTCGCGCTATTGAGCACCTTGGTCTTATCAGGTGTTTCGTCCTATAGAGCCCCACGTCCTCGGCCTCCGCGCCCCCTGATCCGGGCGATCCGGCCTCGGACTATGAGAGAAATTCAATGTTTGCAAGACGCGCAACTTTCTCGTCAAAAGAACTCAACGGATCAACAAGTGATCCTTGTTCTTTTTCCTCCAAAGTTGCTAGAGATTCCAAACAGAATTTAGAAAAGAGATCAAATAATGAAAGAAACAAAATACAAAGCAGGCCAATACGTCCGCATCAAAACGGACCTTATCGATGGTAAGCGTTATCCAATGGAGAACAATCCAGACCGCAAAATCCTATTTGTAGACGGCATGAAGAAATTCATGGGTAAAGTAATGAAAATTAAATATGCAGACAGTGGATACGCCTTAGAGAATGGCCAGGGTTACGCCTGGTCCGATGGCATGTTGGAACCTGTTGACGGTGTAAGTTTTACGAGTCTGTTGTGAGGGTAATATGGATTATAAGTATAAACCAGGTGAGTTGGTTCGTGTTCGTTCTGATCTGAAATATAATACGGATTATTATATGCGGTCAGGACCAAAAGCAAATACAGCTCTTATCGCTGTTAGCAATATGGTGGATCTCGCAGGAAAAATCGTCCATATTTCCGAGTATTCTGCAAGTGGAGAGTATCGTGTTAAAGAAGACAGCGAGAGGTGGCGCTGGACAGACGAAATGTTTGAAGATTCCACGAACGGTATCAGTTTTCAAAGCCTACTATAAGGAGGTGTGAGGTGCTTACATTGTTCGGAAAGATGCTGAAACAGATCCAGCAGGAGCGCGGGATTACCCATAGTCAGATGGCACGAGATCTTTCGTATAGCAAAGCGGGTTTGTTCTCAATCGAAAACGGTTTTACCAATGTCCCAGATGCCATCTACGCCAACCTGCAGGCGGCCTATGATTTGTCGGAGGAACAACTTGAGACACTCCGTGATGCAGCAAGACATTCCGTTGCAAGCATCTACATTGATTTAAAAAGAGCTACGTGTGAAGACCGCGCTATCACAGTTGACATCGTTAATCAGGTCACACAGATGGATTTCAATGGCCGGAAACAACTGGCCAACAAAATGGAGGCGAGTTTTCAATGCCAGAAGCAGTAAAAAAGTTAAAACGAAATCGAGCCATCCAATTCCCACAGCGAGAAACGGCTCCTGAAAATATCACTATGACTCCCAACGAGCTTCAGAATGTGATTTCTGCAGCCATTCAGGCTACAAAGAAAAAGCGCAAACCTCGCCCCACCAACAGCCTTTATCGTTCTGACGGGGTCAAAAAGGGGACAGCTGCTGACCCGATTCGTTCCAAAGAAGATTTCCAAAAAATGGTTTCCTATTTTGGGGAGAATGGTGCTGTGGAACATCGGCTTCGGAATCAAACACTGTTTATTCTCGGCTGCGGTTTGGGCCTGCGCTGTGGGGACCTACTAAGTCTCCGCACCAGTGATGTGTTCACTCCAGGTGGCGAGGTTAAAGCTCATGTTGAACTTATCGAGGAGAAAACTCGCAAGCGCAATATCTGTAAAGTTCCTGAGATGGCAAAGGATTACCTCAAGCGGTATCTGGTAGAGCAAAAATTCCACATCAATGAAAAAACTTATCTATTCCCCAGTGTCAAGGGCGGCCATATTACGGTAAAACGCGCCTATTCGATTTTGAACGGAGCAGGAAAGGCTTGTAACATTGATGGTAAAATCTCTACCCATTCTATGCGTAAAACTTATGCAGTGGCTGCATTGAATAGTGCGGAAAATACAGTCGAGGCAGGGAAGACCGTCGAAATGCTTCAGGAAAAATTCAAACACGCCGATCAGCGTATCACGATGCGTTACTGCAAAATCGAACAGGGTAAGGTAGATGAAATGTCTGACCGTGTATCGGATTGGCTCGGCGGGAAATAATAGAGGTAAATTATGGATTTTAGATATGATATTGGCGATGCAGTGATCGTTCGTCAAAACTTGGAACATAAAGATTATTACATGGAGTCTGGTCCAGAATGTGGCAATGAGTACGCTTACTTTTCTGAAGAGATGGAAGAGTGGGCTGGCAAGGTCGTTCACATTTCGGATTATACATGGGACGATCAGTATTACATCGAGGAAGACGACGAGGAATATCACTGGACAGACGAAATGCTTATGCCTGTCGGGTTCAATTTCGTAAGTCTGTTATAAGAGGTGTGTATGGAGTTTCGATATAAACTCGGAGATAAGGTCGTTGTTCGATCGGATTTGAGTGTAGATAGCACCAGATACTATATGGAATCAGGACCAAAAGAAGAAAACGATTTTGCATATGTATGCTACGATATGAAGAAATTCTGTGGTCAAGTTGTTCATATTAAGGAATACGCATATGGTGACCGATATTTTATCAAGGAAGATCCAAATCATCATTCTTGGACAGACGAAATGTTTGTTGGGTTTGCTGATAACAATGTGAAATTCCGCAGTCTTTTATGAATCAGCAGCACAATGGAGGTGAAAAGAAATGGCAAAAGATACATACAGATATAAGCCGCATGATGAGGTATGTCTGGTTGATGGGTTGAAGCCAAATACAAGGTATTACATGAGGTCGGGTTTCAAAGAGGGTAGTGCAAGTGTTGCCTACTCTGAATACGGGATGCGCAATCTGCTTAATCAGTATGGCAATGGCCGTGTACTCCATATCCGTAAGCGGGAGCTTGGCTATTACCGCATTGAGGAGGACGACGGTTGTCAGAAATGGACGGACGAAATGTTCCGTCCGGTGAATGGCATCAGTTTTCAGTCTCTCCTGTGAGGTGGATTCTATGAGTGATTATCTGTATAAGATAGGCGATAAGGTAAAAATTATCTCCAACTCGTCAGAAATGTTCGATAGACAACGATTTCCAATGAAAAGTGGATGTTGGTCTGTTGGTGATAGTGGCCCAACCATGAATAATACTATGCGAGAAATGGCGGGGGAAATCGTGACGATTACGGCTACAGATGGCTATTACAAAATTGCAGAAGATAAAGGGCAGTTTTTCTGGACAGATACAATGTTTGAAGGAAAGGCCAATTCATTCAATTTCAGATCGCTATTGTAAAGGGGTATTTATATGACAGAACTATGGTGTGTGATTGAATGCAACTCAGATGGCGAAATCTTTCAGCCGGATTTTTTCAGTTCAAAGGAAGAAGCAGCTGCATTTATTGAGGAAGAGACCAAAGAATGTCTTTTCAATATGGCAGATTTACCCGGGGCTGATAGAATGACTGATATCGTTGACGGGGAACCGATTGGCGAGGTATGGACGGATAGATGCAGTTGGGTTTGGCATAGCTTTGAAGTAACTGACAAACTCTTGAGTATTTATCTTATGAGCTATATGAAAACAAAGGAGAATGATAACAATGTCTGATTTTAAGGAATTTCGTGCACGGCTGCAGGACCACTTTAATGAGATGGTAAAGGTCGAGAATCCACTGTTTATCACCGATGCTGACGAAGATGAACTGTACAACCTGTACCTCGATAGCTTTCCGGCTGGCACGAATGAGTTGTTCCGTAAGCGTCGTGAGTATGATTGCTCCTGCTGTCGCCGCTTTGTGAAGAATATCGGCAAGCTGGTGGCATTTGATGCGGGGCACAATCTTGTCACGATCTGGGATTTTGATACGAAGTCCGCTAAGTATCAGCCCGTCGTGGATGCTCTGGCTGCCTATGTGAAGAGCCGCGCCATTGTAAATCCGTACTTTGTCAGTCGCAATATGATCGGTTCTGGTGATATGTTCGGCACCGAAATGAACTACGAGTACGATGAAAACCATAAGGACGTACATACCTGGGATCATTTCGCAGTCAAGATTCCGCAGCGTTTTATTCTGCGCCCCGATGATGTGGCTACCAAGATGGGGCAGTGGCGTGATTCCGCAAACGTGTTCAAGCGATCTTTGGAAGAGTTGACCATGGAGGCTGTTGATACCGTTCTGGAACTGATTGCGCAGAATAGTCTGTATCGTGGCAAGGAGTTTGAAGGAGTGGTTCGTCGATTTAAGTTAAACAAGTCGGAATATGATGATCTGTCCGCAGAAATGAAACCTGCATATATCTGGCTTGCACCTAATTGTATCGACATGGGGCAACTTCGTATCCGTAACACCGCAATCGGCACTCTGCTGGTTAATCTGAGTGAGGGTATGGATGTAGATGCGGCGGTCACCGCCTTTGAAAAGGTCGTCGCTCCTGCCAACTATAAGCGTCCTAAGGCGATTTTCACCAAGAAGATGCTGGAAGATGCACAAAAGACCGTCACCGAGCTGGGTTACATGAACAGTCTGGGGCGCCGGTTTGCTACTCTGGACGATATTACTGTAAACAACATCTTATTCTGCAACCGAGATGCCGCTCCTCGGGTGGCTGGTGCAGTGAACCCGTTCGAGGCAATGGCAAAATCTATGGGTGCCGATCCTAAAAAATTCGGACGTGCAGAGGAAATCGGTGTTGATAAGTTCATCAAGGATGTGCTGCCGACTGCGACTGGGCTGGAGCTGTTCATGGAGAATCGGTTCGAGAAGAATATGATGTCTCTGATTGCGCCGCAGGATAAGGCTGCGCCGTCTATGTTCAAGTGGGCGAACGGTTTTAGCTGGGCATACACCGGCAATGTGACTGATAGCCAGATCCGTGAGAACGTTAAGAACGCCGGCGGTAAGGTTGATGGTGTGCTGCGCTTCTCTATCCAGTGGAACGATGTGCCGGGTGAATGGGATGAAAACGATGAGGATGCTCATTGCATTGAACCCGATAAGAATCACATCTATTTTGGCAATAAGTGGAATCCTCGTACTGGTGGTCATTTGGATGTGGATATCACTCACCCTTGGCGGGATAAAGCTGCGGTCGAGAACATCACCTGGCCTGATATCAAAAAGATGAAGGAAGGCGAGTACAGCTTCTATGTTCACTGTTTCTCTAATCGTGGCGGCAAAACCGGTTTCCGCGCTGAGATCGAATTCGATGGCAACATCTACTCGTTTAATTACGATAAACCGCTGCATGGTGGTCAGAATGTCGCCGTGGCAAAGGTCATGCTGAAGGATGGCAAGTTCTCTATCAAAGAGCTGCTGCCAAGTTCTACCAGCACCCGCGAGATCTGGGGCGTAAATTCCAATCAGTTTGTGCCTGTTTCTGTGGCTATGTACTCTCCGAACTACTGGGACGAGCAGACTGGCAATGGCAATCGACACTACTTCTTTATGCTTAAGGATTGTGTCAACCCCGAAAAGCCGAACGGATTCTACAACGAATTCTTGAAGGCAGATCTGTTGCAGCATAAGCGAGTATTTGAGGCGCTGGGTTCTCAGATGGCAGTGCAGTCTGTGGACGATCAGCTGTCTGGTGTTGGCTTCTCTGAGACGCAGCATAACAGTTTTATCGTTAAGGTACAGGGTGCAACGGAGCGAGTTTTGAAAGTGGTGATTTGATGGGATTTTATCCTAAAGAGTATAGGTATAAGATTGGCGACAAGGTTCTTGTGAGAAAGGATTTGCATGAAGCTCTCACGTATTCTGATAGCTACAAGATGCGATCTGGTCCGCGTGCTGGTGGCTGGGCTGGATGTACCAAACGGCATCTTTCTTTTGCAGGAACCGTTGTGACGATTAAGTCGTATCAGAATGGTGGATATCATATCGCGGAAGCTCCTGATACTGATTTCTGGACGGATGATATGTTCGAACGATCGGCTTACGACTTGAGGTTTGAATCGTTGCTATGAAAAAATTCAGATACAGCCCAGGTGATCGGGTCCAAGTGATTCCCAAGTTCGAGCCAAATACTTACTATTACATGCGAAGTGGTGAACAAGCGAATGTAGAGCGTCAAGGAACTGGGGTGCGTGTAATTCCTGATCGCTTAAAGCTTCAAGGAAAAATTGTCACAATTGACAGAATAACAAGTTCTAATCGCTACAGAATCAAAGAAGACGGCGGTTCAAATTCCTGGACAGATGATATGTTCGTTGGACCAGCAGAGGGAGTAAAGTTCAATTCGCTATTATGAAAGAATGTATGTATAAACCGGGTGATCAAGTTCGTGTTCGCTCTGATCTTAATATGACATCCAAATATCAAATGATGTCTGGTGAGCGAAATAATGACGGCGAATATCCGCATGATGTTGCAACGGAAGATATGTGCAAACTTGCTGGACAGGTTATCAACATCGAAAGATACATTGATCTCCCGATTGGTCGCAAATACCTTGCAATGAATCGCTACTGGGTCGATGAAATGTTTAGCGGTTTTGCAGATGATTTGCATTTTAGGTCATTACTATGAGTCTGAATCAATACAAGTACAATGTTGGCCAACGGGTTCGTGTGAAATCTGATTTGGCAATGGGGACAAGATATTATATGCACTCTGGGCCGTATGCAAATAGTGGTTGGATCTCTCCACGATATGTTCATATAATGTCCTCTGGGAAAGTAGTCACTATCCGTGAATGCGACAGAGGATATCGGCTCGAAGAGCAGCCGAACGATATCATGTTCTCAGATGAAATGTTTGAATCTGTCGTAGAAGATGGCATGTCTTTCATGTCACTATTGTAAGGAGGTCACATGAGCGCAAATCACTTATATGAACCAGGCGACATGGTGACAGTTCGTAGAGACCTCAACGAAAATGATCTCTATCCGATGCTGGTCGGCAGTCGTACCAATTTTGCTGTTCATGCCAGCGCAAAGCAGATCGCTGTAGCTGGCCAACAGTTTGAAGTAGCCTGGTATTCCAATTCCAATAAAACGCTTCGGCTTAAAGGATTTGGTGGCAACTGGACTGAAGCAATGTTTGAGCATCCAGATTGGTATCGACCTCCTGAGCAAGTGTGTTTTCGTAGTTTGTTATAAGAAAGGAAGATATATCATGGAAAAGAATCTGTTTGAAATCGCAACTCGCAATCGTTACCGCTTTAATTATAAGGGCGTTATGACCGTTGAGGACCTGTGGAGTCTGGGAGTAAAGGATCTCGATGCCATTTTCAAGACGCTGAATCGTCAGAAGAAAGCTGATGATGAAGATTCTCTGCTGGCAACCAAGAGCGCAGCAGATACGGAGCTGGCCAATAAGATCGAGCTGGTGAAGTACATCGTATCTGTGAAGCTGGCCGAAGCCGAGGACCGCAAGAACGCTGCTGAGAAGAAAGAGAAGCGCGATAAGATTCTGGCTATCATGGCCAAGAAGCAGGATGCAAAACTGGAGAACATGGATGTGTCTGAGTTGGAAGCTGAACTCGCAAAGTTGGGCTGATTGAAAGGGAGTAATACAATATGAAAGTTGTTGAAAGTGCAAGCAGTCTGTTCCTGTATGGCGACGATATGAAAGCCTATGATACCATTCCGGCTGGCACATACGAAATCTACTATTCAAAGAATTCCGGCTTCTTCCTGTCTCGCCGACCCGATCTGGCTGTTAGTGAGACGGTCTATGGTGTCCAGAATTCTAAAGTCGCCAAGGTGATGAACTCGTTCAAAGCATTTACCCGTAATCTTGGCGTTATTCTCAGCGGTGATAAGGGCATCGGTAAGTCTCTCACGGCCAAGATGATCGCACAGGAGGCAGTTAAACAGGGTTATCCTGTAATTCTCGTGTCTCAGTTCATCCCGGGTATCGCAAACTTTATCGAATCTATTGACCAGGAAGTTATGGTTCTGTTTGACGAGTTCGACAAGACGTTCAAGGCGACGAATGAATGTAACCCGCAGGATACCATGCTGTCTCTGTTCGATGGCACTACGGTCGGCAAAAAACTGTTTGTGGTCACCTGCAACCAGCTTTATGGCCTGAACGATTATCTGGTCAACCGCCCTGGCCGCTTCCATTACCACTTCCGTTTTGATTACCCGGGTCCTGATGAGGTCGAAACTTATCTCAAGGACAAGCTTGATAAGAAGTATTACAACCAGATTCCTGCTGTTGTTGATTTCTCTGGCAAAATTGATCTCAACTACGACTGTCTGCGTTCCATTGCCTTTGAGCTGAACCTTGGCACTCCGTTTGCAGAGGCAATCAAGGACCTGAACATCATCAACATGAACGAGATCAACTATAAGGTCACAGCAATCTTCAAGGATGGTTACCGTGCTTCGGATACCAGACGTCTGGACCTGTTTAGCGGTAGTCAGCGGATCTACTTTGAAATCAAGCTGAAAGATGGTTACTGGCCGGATTGCTATTTCAACACTGAGGATATCCAGTACAACCCCGCCAATGGTGAGCAGTTCATCGAGGGCAGCAAGATTGAAATGTCGAACCCATACGATAAGGACGATGAAAAGGAAAAGGAGCGTTATAAGGCCTTTGTAAAGGATAACGGTCTGGCTAAGGTCGTCATCTCTCGTACCCGTGCAAAGGATATTCACTACGCAGTTTAAGGAGGCTATATATGGTCAAAGCAAATGGTTATACGATCAGTTCGTTTCCTGATGGTACCCCACTGATTAAAAAGGATCTACATACGCAGCTTTCTATGGATGTGGTCGATATCATCTGGACGTTTGAATCTATGGCGGAGCTTCCCACGGTCATCATGATCGCCAATGATGCAAAGGGGCGCGGGGCTCCTATTCAGCTGTTTATGCCGTATGTTCCCAATGCTCGTATGGATCGTGCCTATCGGGACGAAGACGTATTCACTTTGAAGTGGTTTGCCAATGAAATCAATAAGTGCGGATTCAGTCGCGTCGTTATGTTCGATGTTCACAGTGATGTGGCTCCTGCTCTGATCGATCATTGTGAAGTACATACCCCGATCAATGAAATCTGTGAAATCATCAAGAACACTGATCCTGATGTGATTTACTTCCCGGATGCCGGCGCGATGAAACGGTATGAGGATACGATCCATTGGGCTCTGAAGCATACTGGGAGCGATTCTCGTATCATTCATGGCGATAAAAAGCGTGAGTGGGAAACTGGTAAGATTCTTGGCCTGGATATCGTGGGTGAGGTGAAGCCTGGCGAAAAGATCTTAATGATCGACGATATCTGTTCCTATGGCGGTACGATGTACTACTCGGCAAAGAAGCTCAAGGAGCTCGGTGCTGGCGATATCGATATGTATGTCAGCCACTGTGAAAACAGTATCCTGGACTCTGAGCGCGGCCATCTGTTTGACGACCCGGAGCTGATTCACAAGGTGTATACGACCGATAGTATTTTTACTGGTAATCACGATAAAATCACGGTATTGAGACATCGTTGGGACGAGGACTGATATGGAAGTTTGGGCATTAGATATTCATTTTAATACGGATGGAGATTTTGGTTGGCGGCTTGCTCCGGTTGCAATGACCTATAATGCCAACAATCAATTTTACAGGCTGAGCGTAGTTCGAGAAGTTAAAAACGATGCCGAAAAACGTCAAGTGATTGCCGAGTTTAATTGGATTTTGGAACAGCTGATTAAGAATCTTTATACTACCAGAGAGTACGTTTCCGACTACGTTGAAGAAATGCTGAATGACTCTCTTGGTGAAGAGTGGAAAGAAGATTTCTATCATGAACTGTCTGGCAATTATGATGGTTCCTATGTTCAATTCCGAATTCATACGTCAAAAGATAAAATGTCTTTCAAGGTTAACTGTACAAGAGAAGAGTACGAAAAAATTCAAAAGAAGTATGGAGACTGCCTTGGAATCGATGAAAGTCAAGTTGTAAAAGAATTATTGAAGAGCTAAATATGAAGTATTCTGAAAACGAAGTTCGTGCTGCATATCAGCGTTTAACGAAAAGTATCAAATATGGAGATGCATATTGGTCTGAAAAAGCAATGATAAGTGATGTTCTGAGTGATTACTTCAATCGGATCGAGAGCAAGAAAGTTGTAGTCGATCCAAAATATGAAAGCTACAGATGCCCAAAGTGCAATACAACGTTAATTGGTCAATATGATCACTACTGCAGACAATGTGGTCAAAAATTGGACTGGAGGATTTAACTGTGTTTTGGATTGACACAGACAAAGCACTTCCTGCTATGAACAGCCAGATTGTGAAGTTCAAGGTGAATTTGGCAGGAAAGTATATTACAAAAGGTCACTATGACCACAATAAACAGTGTTGGTGCACAGAAAGTGGACACTACATTAGTGCTGACGATGTTTATGCTTGGAAGTGCAATGAGTCTGTAATTTCAAAAATCGTAGATGTTTTTCTTCCAAAGCTTGATATCTGAGGAACATGAATGAGAAAGTTCAAAGACATTGAAGTTGGTGGTCGTTTTTTTTGATTCGTCAGATTATTATGCAACACTGTATATTAAAATACCTCTTATCAAAGATAATTTTGGATTTGAATTTAATGCAGTGTATGAGGCGTATGTCGATGAAGCGCATCCGAATGTGAAGCGCCCCGCATTTTTTAGACCAGACGACCCAGTAAAATAAAGGAGATATTTAGAATGATCAATATTAACCCGATGCTACTATGTGATTTCTACAAGACGACTCACAGTAAGCAGTTCCCGGCTGGCACTACCAAGCTGGTCAGTTACTTTACTCCTCGTATGAGCCGTCTGGATGGCGTGGATGAAGTCGTCGTGTTCGGCATTCAGGCATTTTGCAAGGATTATCTGGTGCAATATTTCAACGACAACTTCTTCGACGAACCAAAGGAAATGGTCGTTCCTCAGTATAAGCGATATCTGGATGCGACCATTGGTAAGGATGCTTATGATCTGAGAAAGATTGCAGCGCTACATGATCTGGGATATCTTCCTGTTGAAATCAAGGCGCTGCCAGAAGGTACTCGTTGCCCCATCCATGTGCCGTTTCTGGAGATGAGCAATACGCATCCTGATTTCGCATGGGTTCCGCAGTTCCTCGAATCTTTTATGAGTTCTGAGCTGTGGCACCCGATGATTTCTGCAACGGTCGGAACTCTGTATCGCGATATCGTGGACAAGTATTACGATGAAACCGTGGAGGATGGCGTGCCGCATGCTCGTGCTCTGGGTGATTTCAGTTTCCGTGGTCAGGAGTGTATGCAGTCGGCAGTTAAGTCAAGCGCCGGTTGGTGTCTGAGTTTTCTGAATACTGCTACTGTCCCTGCGATTCCGTATCTGGAAGAAATGTATCGCTGCAATTGTGAAGAAGAGCCTGTTGCGTTTGGCGCTGTTAGCACTGAGCATAGCGTGATGTGTTCTAACTTCGCTGTCGATGGCGACGAGATCACTTTTATCCGCCGGGCGCTGACTGAGCTGTATCCCAATATGAGTTTCAGCATGGTGTCTGACTCCTATGATTACTGGAATCTGGTCGATAATATTCTGCCGCAGCTCAAGGACGAGATTATGGCTCACAACGGTACGCTGCTGATCCGTGGCGACTCTGGCGATCCGGTCGAAATCGTTACGCAGACTGTCTATCATCTGTGGGATATCTTCGGCGGCACGGTCAACAGCAAGGGATATAAGGTCCTGGACCCGCATGTGAAAGCACTGTACGGCGATTCGATTACGGTGCAGCGCTGCGAAAAGATCTATTCAGAACTCAAGGCACATGGTTTCGCCTGTAACAATGTTAGCCTCGGTGTCGGTTCGTTCTCCATGCAGTGCATCGAGCAGAATGGTCAGTTGAAACCGTTCACTCGTGATACATTCGGCATGGCAGTCAAGGCGACTTATGGTGTGGTCAATGGTAAAGAGATCCAGATCTTCAAAGACCCCAAGACGGATACCGACCACTTCAAGAAGAGTCTGAAGGGCATGTGTTATGTCACAAAAGATGATTCCGGCAAGCTGACCTATACAGATGGCTTGATGGATCACGCTGCTCATTCCGACGGCAACCTGTTGCAGACTGTATTCCGTAATGGCGAGATGGTTAAAGAGTACAGCCTGAAAGAAGTCCGCGATCGTCTGTGGAAAGGGAAGTTCTGATGATTCATAAATCCACTGATAACTTAATTCGCTTTTGGTACGATGGAAAAGTTATTCGCAAATGCGATAGAAAAGAAGCTCTGAAGTTAATTCATGCAGGGGCTTTTGATGAGATGGATGTGGTTGTATGGACCCCAGAGCTTGAGCAGTTTAATTTGCGTAGTCAACGAGGAGCGCAATATTTTGGAATCAAAGAGTTGAATCGGAGGTGAATGCTGATGGCTGTTGTGATCAAAGAGGGCAACGTATTTGATTCTGATGCCGACATTATTTGTCATCAGGTGAATTGTCAGGGTGTTATGGGGTCCGGTGTTGCTAAAGAAGTTCGTGAACGGTATCCAGCCGTATACGAACAGTATCGTGATCTGTGTGAGCGCTGCATGAATGATCCTGCTCAGAATCTCGGTGTAGCACAGCTAGTTCCTGTGGATGAAGAGGGGAGCCGCTGGATCGCCAACTGTTTCGGTCAGGAAGATTTCGGTTATAACGGGAAGCAGTACACCTCTATCGATGCTCTGACAAAAGCGCTCAGTACCGTTGCAGATATCGCTCGTGCTGGAAATCTCAAGGTAGCAATGCCGTATAAGATCGGCTGTGTCCGTGGCGGTGCAAACTGGGATACGGTCAAAAAGAATATTGATGCTGCATTCCAGGGTGTTGATGTGGAGCTGTGGAAACTGTAAGGAGGAATGAATTATGAATTATACATTCGATGCAAAGAAAACTAAGGAAGAATTGATCAACTGGATTCGCAACTACTTCCGTGAGAACGGCCCTGAGTGCAACGCAGTCGTCGGAATCTCTGGTGGCAAGGATTCTACTATTGTGGCGGCTCTGTGCTGTGAGGCCCTTGGCAAGGATCGCGTCATTGGTGTTCTGATGCCGCAGGGTGTTCAGAGCGATATTGATGTGGCGCGTGAGGTAGTGAAGTACCTCGACATCGACTCACATGAGATCAATATCGCGGGCACGGTGAATACACTGCTGGAATCTGGCCGTACTGGTGGGATCGTGGATACCAAGCAGGCTCGTGTGAATTTGCCGGCTCGCATCCGTATGGCAACTCTGTTCATGGTGGCACAGAGCAGGAATGGGCGGGTGGCGAACACGGGAAACGCTTCGGAGGCATATATTGGATTTTCCACTCTGTTTGGAGATGGTGCTGGTCAGTTCAGCCCGCTTGGCAATTTGACTGTGACCGAAGTGAAAGCAATTGGCCGTGAACTTGGCCTGCCGGAGAAGTTTATCGAGAAAGCTCCTGCAGATGGCCTGACTGGCAAGACAGATGAAGACAATTTTGGTTTCACCTATGCGTTCCTGGATCGCTATATCCGTACCAGAGAGTTCGATGGCGATACTGCTACAGCGGCTAAAATCGACAAGATGCACGAAGCAAACCTGTTCAAGCTAAAGCTGATGCCGACGTTTGCCAGTCGTTCTTGGCCTGAGTGGTAAATGATTATGATTTGGATCGTACTGTTTTTAAGTATGATATGGCTTCATATTTATGACGATTATCATACACAAGGGATTCTGGCGCAATTCAAACAGAAGAATTGGTGGAAAGAAAATTATCCACAGGATCTGTACAAACACGATTGGAGGATTGCTCTATACGAACATGCTTTTCAATGGTCATTTACTACGATGCTCCCGCTGCTTGTGTATTCTGTGTGGGCATGGAAAGAAACAGGTTTATATCATGGTTTGATATGGTGGACTGGATTGCTTGTCATAAATACAAAGGTTCATGCCGAAATAGACAATGAAAAAGCAAATGAGCTAACAATCAGTTTGTTTATAGATCAAATTCTTCACATTCTTCAGATTGGATTTACGATTGTATTTTTTATGATTGGAGCGAATTAAATGGGGAACGAAAAAGTTGATATCTTGATTGTTGTTGATATGCAGAACGATTTTGTTACCGGTTCGCTGGGTACTCCTGAAGCTCGGGCCATTGTGCCAAAGGTCGTGGAGAAGATCAAAAACTGGAAGGGTGAAATTCTGTATACACGGGATACGCATTTCAGAAATTATCTTGAAACTCAGGAGGGCAAACATCTTCCTGTAGAGCATTGTCTGCAGGATACATGGGGTTGGCAGCTCGTTGATGAGGTTAATGCCACGATTACCGATAAACAAAATCATCCCATTTATAACAAATACACTTTCGGTTCGTTCGCTTTACAAGAAGACATCCGTATTTACGGGGCTATTACTGAAAGACCTGAGCTTGAAATTGGCTCTATTACTTTGGTTGGTCTCTGTACGGATATCTGTGTAATTTCGAATGCACTTCTGCTCAAGGCAGTACAGCCTGAAGTTCCCATTATTGTGGATGCAAGCTGCTGCGCAGGTGTCACTCCTGAGTCTCATAAGAACGCACTGACTGCCATGAAGATGTGCCAGATCGAAATTATCAACGAGTAATGCTTTATCGATGCCAGGTGATTGGCGGTACTGGGGAAGACACAACCGCTGCCAATACAAAACAATAAAACATATAAAGGAGCAGATGGGTATGAAAAGATTAGCCGTAACTGTAAATTGTATGGCCGTTTACAATAGTTTTATTGATGTTCCTGATAACACGAATATCGACGAAGCTATTAAATATGCGAAAGAACATCTTTCTAATATTCCTATTATAAATGGACTTGAATATATTCCTGATAGCGACGAATTGGATGAAGAAAATTGTGAGTTTGAAGATGGCGATATTATTCAAGACTGAGGTGGAGCAAAATGAACAATACAAAAATTACAAGAATTGAAACACCGGTAGGAACTCTTCGCGTTGAAACAGGGGAAACTAATTATTCGCATTATGTTTCAGTTTCACTTGAACGAGCTGATGGAGATGTCGTAGATCTTACAGATACAGAGATTGTTAAGGAAGATAATCACGCTGAAATTTCTGTATGGGCGGATACAACAATGGACGAATGGACAAAGCAGTATTTTATTTCGGAGAGTAATTTAAAAGGAGATACCAAATATAATGAACACTGAAAACATCAAGAACGAAGCATATCAGCTGATTGATAAATATTTTATGCCAGCTAAGGCCATTGTCGTAAAGTGCTTTCTTAATACTTACGGATTCTGGGATGCGCCTGCTTCCACAAAATATCACGGCAACCACCCCGGCGGCTTAGCTGAACACAGTCTGGCGGTTGCAAAAAATCTTTTGATGTTAACGGAAAAGCTTAATTTGAAGTGGGATGATCCCGGGTCTCCAGTTTTTGTTGGTCTGCTACACGATGTTTGTAAGATGGATCAATACAAGCTGATTGGCACAGAAAATGGTTATCAGTATGTTTATACAAATGATTCGATCTACAGTCATCACGGTGAAAAGTCCATTTGTATGCTGGCGAGTTGTGTTACCATGACCCAAGAGGAGATTGCTTGTATTCGGTGGCATATGGGAGCCTACGAGACTGACACGAACGAGTGGAAGTATTATGGTAACGCCATTGCAAAGTACCCGAACGTATTATGGACGCATACGGCAGATATGATGGCAAGTCACATTGAAGGTGTATGAGGAGGTTATATCCATGTCGCCATGTTTATTATGTGCTGAAAAGAGTTGCCATAATTGTCCGTGTGCTATCGTCGATTTTGTTGATAATGTGCCACAGGAAACCAACCTAATCCAATTTGCAATGCAGCACCCTGCTGATTGTAATAAATTCATCCGGCGCTTATCGTCAGAGCTGTCGCAGATCGAGTGGGATTCGGATCATACCAAACAAAATTGGCGGGGTTTCCCGGCTGGTCAGCTCGATAAAATTGAATTTACTGTTTGGGCATTGGCTCATCGTCAAAAGGAGATTCTGTAAGCATGAATAATCCGTGCCGCTATTGTGTGCAACCAGAACGTCATCCCGGTTGCCACGATCATTGCGAAAAGCTTAAGGCATTCCATGAAAGTGACGAGTACATAAAGTATCAACAGTACAAAGATGAAACTCGGTGCTGTGCCATGGCTCCATCAGCTCGTATCAACCGTACCATGAGGTATTACAAACATAAGGGTATGAGCCTTGGTAAATTTAAAATCATCTAAGGAGCAATTGATTATGAAAAAAGTTATCAGATTAAATCGAATCAAGACACAGCAAGATTTTGTTGATGCATTTGAGCAGCTGGAAAAGGCCGCGCAGAAGAATGGAATCACTTGTCAGCTGAATGTCGATACGTCTGAGAAGCTCGCTCTTTATTTTCACGGGGATTACCCGGGCGTTGTTCTTGTGGATAAGGCTACATCGAGTGAGCAGTATCTGTGTCCACGGTGTGGCAAGCTGTTGACCCCGTCTCATACTTTCGGATATACGTTTGAGTGTAATAATTGCTGTGAAGATTTCTATCGTTTTGAAGTTGATACGGCATCTGTTAAGGAGGATGTATGATGAAAAAACCTCGCACTATGAAAATTAAAACCCCTATTGGCAATCTTATGGTGGAGATTGGTGAAACGGAGTTCAGCTATTATGCAGCCGTTGCTTTGGAGCGTAATGACGGAGAGGTGATTGACCTGACAGAGGGTGATATCATGAAAGGTGAAAACAATGCAGAAATCTGTGTCTGGAATGATCCTCCGTATGATAATTATATTCAGCACAACATTCCTGCGGATGCTTTGCTGGCAGAGGGAGAATAATGAAGTTGGAACTGAAAAAGTGTGCCCGCTGCGGTGTCGTCTGGTATGCAAAGGGGTATCATGTTCTTTATTGCGCTGATTGTCGGCCTATTGTGGCTCGTGAACGTCAGCGTGGATACCATGAAAAAGAACGGCAAGAGCGAGAAGCTAAAAAGCAGAAAAAGGCCCAGATGAAAACAGTTGCTCAAATCAATCAACTGGCTGCAGCCGAGGGGTTGTCTTATGGAAAGTATTGCCTAAAGTATGGCATTTAAGGAGGTGCAATTATGACGCACGATTTGGTAGAACAGCGTAAGCGGGAACTGGCTGAACACTTTAAGGATTATCCGCAACATCTACTGGACGAGTGGTATGCGATCCCAGAAGAATATCGAGATGTTCGCTTGAAAAAGTTTAACATCTGGCCGGAGATTGCCGATATCGAAGAATCTATCAAGAATGGAGCGCCTGTAAGTACAAGCACCGTTCATATGCTTTTTATCTACACGGATGAGGATTTCCTCGATTTTTATTTTAAAGACCGTGAAGAGTTTATCCCAGCCGCTGCAAAATACTACGCTCATTTTCATAAAAATTTGGGCCTGTATTACGAGTATCTGGAGTACGGCGCAGTATCAATTGAAGAGGCTGAAGATAAGGTTATGGAGTTCGATGGCGATATCGTCATTACGGACCCATGCTATCTGTCTCACAATATGTCAAATGAAGAACGACGCGGATTTGATTGTGCGTATATGGCTCACTATGGAATTGTCGGCATTGAGTCTGACACTTACTACGGCGATTGGAGCTGCACTACCTATGATCGTCTTACATGGGATGAAGATGGGCATTCAAAGCCAATTGGTGAATTCTGTGCAGATAGTGGTATGGTTTGTGTGGCAGATCTGAAGTCGGTTCTCAAGTTCAATCCGAAGTATAACGATCACATTGAATATCCTTATTGTGTGACTCTGGTCAGAAACTTTAAAGGTACTGTTCGCATCAAGATCGAAGAAATTGGTGATGGAAACGAAATTTATCCCGCTTACAAGGCCGGTGTAATGGGGCAGGGAATCAACACGGAAACTGGCGAACCCATCGAATTCTACACGGAGCAAACGGGGCTATGATGAACTTTATTTTAAAATTATTATTTCGATTTGTTGATTTTTGTCTTGAGTGGGCATGGTTAATTGTTCCGATGTGGGCATTTTGTTTTATTGCTGTGATGTTAATAATCTAAAGCGTAAAGAGGTGGTAAAAATGACACGAGAAGAATTACAACGTATCATTGATAGCGAACCGTATGATTTTCTACGTACTGATCCTCACCTTGGCAAGCATTTGATGTTTCTGACTATTGGCGGCAGCCATGCTTATGGAACGAATGTGGCAGGATCAGATGTTGATATTCGCGGTGTTGCTTTGAATTCCAAAGAGGATCTGCTTGGGTTGGGAGAGTTTGAACATCATGTAGATACGGTGACGGATACAACGGTATTTAGTTTCAATAAAGCTGTGAAGTTATTGTGTAGCGGTAATCCGAACATGTTAGAGCAACTTGGTAATTCAGATGATCTAGTTATCGATTATCATCCTACCACTAGATTGTTAATGGAAAATAAAAATCTATTCCTGTCGAAAAGGGCAATCTATTCATTTGGTGGATTTGCAGGAAAGTTGATCAAAGAAGCAGATGCTAACTGGCGTGCGTACCTGTATGAAGTTGAAAAATCTGGCGTGAATCCAAATGTTAAGCCGTATATTCCATGTGGAGAAAAACGGTTCAATAAGACCGTAATGAATGCGATTCGCTTATATCATATGTTGTTTGACATCTTAGAAAAAGGTGAGATCAACACTTATCGTGGGGCTGAGCACGATATTTTGATGCGACTACGGAATGGCGATTATGATTATGAAGAGTTGCGTAACCATGTGATTCCTGTGTATGAGGCCAGACTGCAAGTTGACAAAAAGGAAAGTGAATTGCCTGATCGGATCAATATGAGCCGTGTTAACGAGTTAGTTGTAGCTATCAATGAACAGGCATTAAAAATTGAATGAGTCCTATTTGTTGGACTAGCATGATACTATTATAATAAGGAAGGAGCGCAGCTTTTGAGCTGCTAAAAATTGAATATGTTAAAGCTGTCAGTGTCGAATGCAAACAGCAAGATGGGGAATATTAAGTCCATTTCTTTGCCGCGTGTTATCACTTGTGCACCTGACGTTCCTTGCGCCAAAACGTGCTATGTTCACCATTTTGATTGGCGGACTCCGGTACGAAACGCATATGAAAACAACCTGGATTTCTGGTTAACAGACCCTGATGGCTTTGAATTGCAGGCAACTGCAGCAGCCTACGGGTCTTTTTATTTTCGATGGCATGTCAGTGGCGATATCGTAAGCAATGCATATCTTGCCATGATGTGCCGTGTGGCCAACAAGCTGCCGGGCACCCAGTTCCTGGCATTCACCAAGAAATATGATCTGGTTAATGCGTATCTGGAAGCTAGTGGCACAATTCCCAACAATCTACATATTCTGTTTTCTGAGTGGCCAGGCTATAATATGAACAATCCCTACAATCTTCCAGTTGCATATGTGTCGTTCAAGAGCGGTATCTGTGATGCTCCAGCCAGTGCAAAACAGTGTTCTGGCAAGTGTGAGCGATGTGCGTATATGGGCGAGAATTGTTGGACGCTTGGCAGGGGAGAAGCCGTTGTTTTAAAAGAACATTGAGGGGTGAAAAATTTGGATATCGAGTTACATCATAAGGTAAAGCAGTGGCACCAGGAGTATCTCGCGTGGTGTATCAAAAACGGAATGCAGCTCACCGAGGATTACCAGGTCACAAAGTACGCCTTGGAATGTCTCGATTTCCGTGAGAAGTACGAGCCATTTGTAAAAAGATGGTATAAAGAGGTGCCAGATGAAGTACGTCTTAAGTAATGGTCACACCTATCTCACCAGGAAATCAAATGGCAAGGTTACAACTACATACGATCCTGGGCTGGCGGTCGGGTATGATACAGAGGCAAAGGCTTGGAATGTGTTGGCGAACATCTCGCGCATTTACAAAGAAAACGGATATCTGCCGAAGAAAATTGACACGCCGACGAAGTCAAATCAGGAAAAGGAAATGTCGATCGAAAGGAGCCCGGCACAGATCAAATTCCAGTCGAGCAAGAATGGAATCCCTTTCAAACCAAATGATGCAGAGTGGCTGACTGAGTTTAAGTCAAATCTAATGCTGATTGATAAGACTTTGGGCGGCATCAAGAATACGTATACCAAAGTATATGGAGAGCTTACAGAAATTGGAGACGAGATCGAAGACATTGAGCATGCGATTGAATTCCAGTCGGCAAATGCAGTGAGACGGTGCTATCTGGAGAACGAACTTAAGTTGGCACGACAGCGGCGACGCAACTGTAAAGACGCAATGCTGCTGATTGAAACGGTGATGAAGTTTAATTTGGATGATTGGGGATCTGGTCAGCTGAAAGATACGATGGATCATTTGAACAACCGTACTTATACGCCAAAACGCAGAAAAGATTTGTTTGAATAAAATAGAAAGGGAGAATACACTATGAGTGGAGCTGTATCGTTTGTTTTAGGTCTGCTTGGGTTTGGTGCTGCTGGTGGAATCAACCTTGGGCAGAGTGTGAGTCAAAAGAAAAAAGAAGCTGAATTGGCTGAAATGTACGGTTGGGACGCTGATGCTGAAACCAAAAAAATGCGCAAGCGTGTTGAGGAAGAATGGAGACAAATTGCAAGTTGGAACCATAATTGCCTCGGAGAGTGTTGGTATATTCCAGGAAACCACATGAGCACGGCTATGATGCGTAAAAGATGGTTTCGACGGCATTTGGAGGCTAAGGGGATTCCATATGATGATGTGGTTCTTGATAAAGTAACCGGGGTAACGGCAGATAAGATAAGGAAACAAATGCTTAGAGAAGTCGCCAATAGATGATCGGTTTTAACAATCGAAAAATTTAATACTTAAAGTTGTTATAATGGGTTGATTTTAAATAATCAATGTGGTATCATACTGCACGAGAGAGATTTTAAATCACCATGGTGCACGAAGTGAGATGGAGAATACGATGAAAAAGATTTTTACTGGAAAGGAACTTCTGGATTTTCTACATTCTTTCAGCTGGGGCTTCTTCTGTAAGGACCCGGCGGATTACAACGGCGTCTACCTCCGTATCGATCCTCGCCGCTTTAAGCTGTATGAGAAAAATGGTGTCTCCCGCCTGGAATATAATGCAGAATGGAACGGCTGGAAAATGGCGGGCTGCACTTTCTACGGCACTTATTTTAAATGTGATCTGAAAGAGAGCCCGTTGGAGACAACAGCAGTGATTACTTCGGATGTTTGTAACACTTCTGTAACAACTGTTCTAAGAAAATTCTGAACGCCACAAGTGAATAAATTTATTGCTTTGTGGTGGAAAGGGTGGTATAATAATGTCACGATAAGAAAAACAAATCGCTGGCAAGGAGGTCATAATATGTTCGTCGCTGGCAAAACCACCCCTAAGATCGGGGAGATTCGTCTTGGCTATGTTGAAGCTCAAGGCAACACTCATAAGTACACTGGTGTCCATCCGTATCTGGTCGTAAGTAACAATGTTTATAATCAGAAATCCGGTCAGACCGAAGTGATTCCGTTCACAACCAAACGCATGTACAGCCACAATCCAGTTCATGTCAACTTCAAGGTTGGCGAGGTCAATGGCCTCACACAGGATTCCACGCTAATCATCGAGGGCAGAGATACTTTGTTGAATACCCAGTTGAGCGATCCTGTTGGCTTCTTTACTGATGGTAACTGGGTCAAGGCGGCAAATGCCATGGTTGTCCAGTGTCCGTTCTTACGGTTGGCTTTCCCAGATAAAATGCCGTCCATTGCATGACTTATTTGCAAAATTTCCTTACATAGTGTAAAATAGTACCAATGATATTGTATTGGCATCAGCGGAACACGCTATGTAAGGAGATATTATGAAACTGTATAACGAAGATCGCAAACGTGCATTCTTGGCTTATATCAACGATGAGATAGCAGCCAATGCCTCAAATTCTTCTTATACTCTAAGAAGATACCAACACGTTTTCAAGCAGCTCGCTAAGTTCGAAGAAAATGCCGGCAAGGATATCGCAGAGTTCAATGCAAATGATATCCAACCTGTGTACTTCAGCTACCTTAGTGATAGTACAAAACAGCTCTTGGATGTTCGTATTGCTATTATTTCTAGGTATCTTGAATGGTGCCGCGATAATGGCTATCTTACGAGCGCCGAATATTTCAAGCATCCATTTGCGAGATCAAGTAATAAAAGGTCCTATTCAGGTATCGCTTCTTCTGTAATAAAAGATTCAAGTGAATCAATGTCTGATCTACATGAATTATCTAAGATGCACAAGAGGCCGATCTTGACGGATAATTTTATTTTTCAGACGCAGGAAGGACTGCTTAAATATATCAATACAGTGCTTCAAGATGATCAGTACGATATGGTCAAAGCTTGTGTCTGTCTGCTTTATTATGGGTTTGCTCCAACCGAGATCCCGGAAATAAAAGTTACAGATGTTGATGTTGCAAACCACACTGTTTGTGGTAGAAAGATCGATCTTGACCAGTGGTTTGATCTGATTCATCGTGCAGCGGTTTCTACTGGTTTCCACTACTTTATCGAAACAAAAAACGGGAGCCATATTCGCTACATTGATTATAGCGAGACTCCTTATCTGATCAAATCTCGTCCAATAAAAAATGTGACGAGTGATGGTCCGGTATCTGTCAACTATGTTCGTAAACTTCGTAGTAGAATCGAGCAGGCATTAGAAGATCTTCCGGATGATTCTGTTTATAAGAATATTGTTTTCAAGCCAGCGTGGCTAAAAAAGCAACACGATTTTCATATCTTGCTGCAGGAAGAATCTTCTTCTGGTGGAATCAACGCAATTATCAATAAGTTAGAAGAAAATCCTGCGCAATATTCTATCACAGCTGAAGATTATAAGCTGATGCGGTCAAAGGCCAAAAATTTGTAACCCGTAAAAGGAGAGGGGCGTTGCCCCTTTTCTTTATCCGATTTCTTACGCCATAAGTGAGCAATGGTGGTGATTTATTATGATAAGAAAACGACATTTGTTTGCCAGCGTCGTTGTTACTGTTGGAATTCTTGTGTCCTATGTAACTACGGCGCAGGCTAATTCAGGAGCCGTGGCAGCCTATCAAGCGTGGCCACAGGCACTCAAAACTTATACTAAAGAGGTATGTGCAGAATATGATGTAGACCAAACTCTGGCACTCGGTGTAATTTACAACGAAAGCCGTTTCCAAAGTGGGTTGACTCATCTCAATTCTAACGGAACTATGGATTATGGGCTTATGCAGGTGAATGAAGTCAATTTTGATTATCTGCACGAGACTCTTGGTATCAATTCTATGCAGGAGCTACTCGATGACAAGGTTGGAATCCGTTGCGGCGTGCAGCTTCTTGCGTATCACAAACAGTACACGGATAATGACTCTTCTGCGTTGCTCCGGTATCAGGTTGGAGCAGGGAGATATAACCAGTACCTCAAATCAGGGGAGTGGTCAAATGAAACGCATCAACGTGTTCTTACATATCAAAAAGAGTTTCAGGACTACCTATCAAGCCTTGAATCCATTGAGGATCATATAACGAAACAAAAACTCTTGAAGCAATTCCATCGGTGGCGTAACGTCACCTTTATATGCTGGAGTAGCGCAATTGGTAGCGCAATTGATTTGTAATCAATAGGTTGTGGGATCGTGCCCCACCTCCAGCACCATTAAAATAGCGGGCAACCGTATTTCAAAGTTTATCAAATTACATAAGGAGAATTGATTATGACTACTGAAACTATGACTATCCATCGTGCTCTGGCTGAGCTCAAGGTTTTGGAGAACCGAATCAATAAGGTGATCTATGATGCCAAGTTCTGTGCTGCTGTCAAGCAGAGCATGAAAAAGGTAAACGGCGTTTCTCTTGAAGATTTTAAGGTCGCGTCTCAGAGCTCTCTTGATATGGTTCGTGACCTGATTGCACGTCAAGAGGCCATCAAAAAGGCGATTTCTGTGTCCAACGCCAAGACGGTCGTTGTCATTGCTGGCAAGGAGTATAGTGTGGCCGAGGCTATCTATATGAATCAGCACGGTATTGATTTCAAGTCTGCTCTGTATGTGAAGCTGAGCGACCAGTACAGTGCGGCTATCCGGTCTATCGAGACTTCCAATGCTCAGCTAAGTGACCGCGCAGACCGCTATGTAGCCAACGGCATAAGTGCTTCTGAAAAGGCCAATATGGACGCTAACACTATTAAGGATATGCGCGAGGATTACATTGACCGCGAGACGATGATCCTGGTCGATGGTATTTCTATCAAGCAGACAATGGATGATTTGGCTGCAGAGATCGATAAGTTCAAGGCTGAAGTCGATGCTGTTTTGTCTGCCTCTAACGCAACTACTGAAATCACGATCTCTTACTGATCGTTGATTGATATATTTACTGTTTATTGAAAACGACAAACTGTAATCGTTCGCTCTTTGCCAGTGACGGCGTTGCTTGAGCGAAATCAAATAATAAAAAGCAAATAGCCACGATAATGGGCCTCAAAAGCCTCTAAAGTCTTTGATTTAATGCTTGAAAATCAAGAAGACTTTTCCAAGTTACCTCAGTTGGTAGAGGAGCCGCTTGCCACGCAGCTTGTCGATGGTTCGAGTCCGTCACATGGAAAACTTATATATTTATAACCTCCACAATTAGAGGTGGTTATTAAAAAGATTGGAAAGCTTAAAGGTTATTCTTAAAGGTTAAAGGTTGAAAGTTCAAAGCTTAAACTTCTAGCTAAAGGTCAAAGGATAACGAGTAAAAGTCAAAGGTTTTTAAAATCCATGAGTATTGGTTCGTGGGTCGATTATAAAAGCCCCGTCGTTTACCACATGGCTGATAAATGGTGAGCGCTTTGGCAGGGGCGTAACAATACCTGCCGTTTATATGTAGCGATAGCTTAAAAGGGAAAAGTGCTGGCGGCTACGGTTCACCAGAGATGCAGGGTTCGAACCCCACTCGCTTCAAAATTATGTCCACTATTCCTTGTCCTATGTAGCAGGGAGGCGCACCCCGCGAGAATCATAGTAGTGGCATAAAAAGGCAAGGTATCATGGTCCTATAGTTCAGTTGGTTAGAACGAGAGACTGTTAATCTCTATGTCACCTGTTCGAGTCAGGTTAGGACCTCTTATATGGTTCTGTAGCTCAGTCGGTAGAGCAGCGGATTGAAGCTCCGTGTGCGCCTGTTCAATTCAGGCCGGGACCACCAAAATGCGAATTGATTTGTTGATAAAGTTTTGGGTCGAAATCCTCCACAAAAACAATCTTGGCATAGAAGATTAGTATGAATTTTACGCCCAAACGATCCAGTCGATGATATTTGCATTAGGAATAGCGAGCCTTCACAGAGCTGATCAGGGGCCGATGTAGCAAGCTTGGTCAAACTGCGTGCCCTGACGATGTAAGATCCGCATTCCGAGCGCAGCTGTGCGTGAGCCTCACCAGCTCAAAAACAGTAATGAAGGAATAACATTGAAAACCTTATGTAGCGCGGCTATAACCCGGAAGAGGCTTGACCTAAAAGGATGATCTGGTTTGAGAACCGCAGTGGATAAGCATATTGCCAATAGTGCTCTGAAGAGTAACGGTAAATGCCGGACGCCTGACCCGTCAAAGCCAGGACAAAGATCACAGGCGACATCCCTCTGTGATTATTATATGCGATCGTAGCTCAGTAGGTAGAGCAACTGGCTTTTAACCAGTGGGGCAGGGTTTCGAGCACCCTCGGTCGCACCACGCTGAGTAGTTCTTGGTTGCCACTACCTTTGAGTCGGTCTTCTAAAATGGAGATGTCGATATGGACAAGTAGCATTACGATGTGAACTCCTAAACCAAGTTACCCATACCGTAGCAGAATAGGTATAGGCGTATTCTTTTAACTGTCGTGTCTGTATAGTTAACAGACTTGCGGAGGCGCTGACAAGATAGAAGAGCGAGCGTCATGCACGGTGGGCGGGCAGTCCGTGCAATCATATGGGTCAGTAGTTCAGTGGTAGAACGATAGTCTCCAAAACTATATGTCTGAGGTTCGATTCCTTACTGACCTGCCACAAAAATAAACTCAAAAGGAGAATGAATCATGCATGTTGTAAAGTTCACGCCGGACACCTACAAAAACTGTTGCGTTGCACAGGATTTTTACGAAGCAACTGGTATCAAAAGTGCGATTGATTCCAAACAGATCAAAAACGTTTACCAGATGAAGATCAACGGCGCAACCTACCGTGCTATTGAAGAGCGGATGAAGTCTAATTGGCGAAAGAACAAGTTTGTAAATCACCTGCCAAAAGGAAACGCACAGACACAAATTTCGTTCCAGTGGATGATGTATTCTCCTATGCAGGATAAATCCGTTCCAGAGAATGAAATCTGGTGGGAGGCCGACGGTAATGATTGATCCGCGTGATGATGATTTTGGCGCCATTTGTAACTGTGCCGTCCGTTATGCAGTTGGACGCAAAACCTATATGCCTGGCATAGTCATGGATTTCATCAAGCCGCATCTAAGTGAATTATCAGATAAGACTCTGTGGTGTTTTCAGCATGATCTTCAAGAGCGGGCTCGTATCACACGAGACTTTGCAGATGATTGGGCAGGGGACGAATGGAAACAGTTTCAGAAGCTGGTCTATGAAGAGCTCATAAAGAGAACAAATCAGAGGACGAAATAGTCCTCTTTTATATGCGGACGTGGCCGAGTGGTTGATGGCAGCGGTTTGCTAAACCGTCAGATGTAACAGTCTCGCAGGTTCGAAACCTGCCGTTCGCGCCAAGGACTGAGTTCTAACAAATAGGCAGATAGTCCATAAACTCGATTATAGCCGATGCGTGGTCGGGGAACCTTAACCCCACGTTATATGGCTCGGTGGCTGAGTGGTTTAAAGCAGCAGTCTTGAAAACTGCCGATGGTAAAACATCCGTCCGTTCAAATCGGACCCGGGTCGTTTCCAGATTGAATTAGGAATTACTTATGGCGGAGAGTTAAATCCACCTACCCAGGAGACAAGATAATGCTTTCAATCGGCAAAAAGGCTTAGGTCTCTATTTTTTATATGGCCCGTTGGTCAAGCGGTTAAGACACGGTCCTTTCACGGCTGTAACATGGGTTCGATTCCCGTACGGGTCGTTTTTAAAAATTAAATATTATGAGGTATTCAAAATGAAAACAGAAGATTGGATCTCCGTAAAAACTGATTTACCGAAAATTCCTGACGGCGATATCTGCAGTTCGACTGTTTGGGTTTACGACGAACAATATGAGCAAATGGAAGCCTTCTATCATATAAACGGAATGTGGTATGATGCACATGAATATTGGCGTTTGAAGAGAGTCACACATTGGATGCCTCTGCCAGAAGATCCGCCAAAGGAGAAAAACGAATCATGAAAACGACGAAGAAAGATTGGATTTATCGTGTGATTCTTCTGATTCTTTTGACGATTATCTGGGACATTGGCGCGGCTCTGACTTCGCCAATTTTTGTTCCCCAGAAGGGTGCAGTGTTCCGTGAATTCTTTCTGCTGATTCAGAACGGAACGATGCTTAAAGCGTTTCGATATTCACTGATTCGTATTACAGCAGCGGCTCTTCTGAGTGCCGGCATCGCAGTTCCGCTTGGCTGCCTGATGAAAATCTGTCATCCAATTCAAAACTTGTTATACCCAGCGATTCGAGCGATGAGATTTTTACCAGTGACCGCCTTTTATCCGCTGTTGACTATGTGGTTCGGAATAGGGGAGCAGATGAAAATCGCTTTCCTGTTTGTGGCCAGTTTCGTGTTTATGCTTCCGAGTGTCCTGATTGCATTAGATGATGTCAGAGATGATGTGATCGAAGCGGCCAGCATTGATGGGGCAGGAAAATTCGATACGGTCACACGAATTATTCTTCCGATGGCGGCTCCGTCCATCTGTCAATCGTTCGCTACTATGTATGCCATTGGTTGGACCTACATCGCAGTGGCAGAGACAGTGAATGCAAAGTATGGCATCGGTTATCTGATTTATACTTCGTCCGCTCGTGGTCGTACCACACTGGTGTTCGTTGGAATCTTGGCGATTGTGATTTTCAGCATTCTGTTTGACTGGATCACAAATGCTTGTATCAAGAAGATTTTCAAATGGAAGTTTTCGTAAGGAGAATATATGTCACATGAAGTTGAGCTGTGTGGCTGCTTAACCATCCCAGATGATGCGAACTTTGATGAAATCACAGACGTGTTCTTAGATTTTGTGGAGTCGCATGGTTGGTATTATGGTGGTGGGTTCTCTGAGATCCGAGATGGCTGTTATGTGAAGCCTGATGGAACTCTTGGAGCTCCAATTATATAAATCATATAGAGGAGAAAATTATGGCAAAGAAAAGTTTTTTCGAGAAGCTCGGTCTTGTTGAGGGTGTAGCTGCTTCTGAGTATGAGATGCCTAGTGCGCCTAAAATTGATTACTCTGGTCAGGTTGAATGTCCAACAATTCAGGGCGATTGGGCCGTGACGGAGCCTGTTCAGGCCAAGGTTCCGGAGGGCGACACGATTGACATCGGAGCTGTCTATGAAACCAATAGCATGAATCCTGCAGACGCTGTTACGGTCTATAAGATCAAGGATGTGATTGATACATTTCCGTCTGAGATGCCTACCAAGACCAAGCGAGCTACAGTCAAAAATCTGATGACGACACTTGGATATGATGAGGCCGCAATTATCTCTGATGCGGAGCAGCGCAAGGAGCTTCTGCGGGCTGTTGGTAGCGATAAGATGAATGCTCTGTTTGACGAAATGAAGAGCAACGACCAGCAGATTGAATCCATGAAGGAACAGATTGAGGCGCTGACTAATCGCAATGTCGAAGCTAGTGCGGCCATTGAAAAAATCACCAATACGGTTCAAGACGAGCTTAAGATGATTTCTTCTATTGAGGAGTTTATCGAAGAGGATAAGTCTGAACCCGCCGGGAAGGAGGGTGCCTGATGTTTCATTTAACTATCCCTGAGTTTGTGGTTATCTGTGTTGGTGGCGCATTTATCGGAAGTCTAATTCTGTTCCCATCGTGGCGTAAACAAGTTGGTTCGTTGCTTAGTGGTTTCCTTGAACTATTCATGCAGGATGTTTCAAAAACTCCAGAAGGAGCAAGAGCAAATTATGCGCAATCCATCAGCGAAGAGCAGGAAAAACTTGGAAAGGTCAATGATGCTTTGATTTCTCTCGCTGGTCAATTGAAAACAGCGCACGATACTTTGAATTTGCACGCTGAAAAAGCAAAAGAATACGAAGCAAAGACAAAAGCAGCTTTGTCTAAAAATGACATGGAAAGTGCAAGAACATTTGGTCAGTTGAAATTGGCTGAAGATGTAGACGTTGAAAATGCGCAGCGAGAGATCAAACGGCTTACTCCAATGGTCGCTGATGCCCAGCAGGCAGTCCGTTTACAAGAAGAAGCGCTCTCGAATCTAAAGCTGGAAAGTAAACGTGTGGTTGCCGAGCTTGAAACGAATCAGAGAATTGCTGATGCGTATACAAAGATGAGTGATATGAAAATCTCTTCTGGTAGCGAAAAGATGTTGAACGCAACCAGAGAAGGATTGCAAGACAGTCGTGAGCGTGCTGCTGGTGCAAAACTTGTTTATTCGACCACTCGAAAAGGTAGAGAGGAAAAAGCTAATGAAGCAACATCTGGATACGCGGTCGATTCTTACCTCGATAGCCTGCGTAAAGGCAGCTCAAAACCGATTACATACGATATCAAAGATCCAAATGCGTTTTCTAAGTCGTCTGGATTGAATACTCAGTCCAAGAAATAAAATCAAAAAAATTAAATAGGAGAGAACAACATGTCTAAGTTCAAATTGACTAAGGCTGGCCACGCCGTTGTTGGTGTGGTTCTTGCAGTGGCGGTTGCTATTGGTGTCGTTGGTGGCATCAAGGGCGGTGTGATCAAGTTCGATAAGAAGAAACAGACTACATCAAAGCCGAGCACTTCTATCAGTACAAACAAGCCGTCTGATTCCGCCGGGGATGATACGATCAATCTGTCTCTGGATGAGTGGGCGGGCTGGTTAAGCTGCATCACGGCCAATGGTGGTCTCACCACTCAGCCTGGTTCTGTGTTTGACCAGCTCGGCATCAAGGTGAATATCAATGTCATTAACGATGCGACCGAGTCCAGTAACGCTCTGATCTCTGGTGATCTACAGGCCGCTGGCTATACTACAAACCGTGTGGCGTTCCTGTCTCAGAAGTTTACCGATGCTGGCAAGAATGTTATCATGCCGATTTTCACCAACTACAGCTATGGTGGTGATGGCATTATCGCCTCCACCCAGTTTGCCGATGTGAATTCGTGGGTCAATGCTAAGATCGGTGTCCCTGAATTCTCTGAGGCTGAGACTCTGGTTGCTTGGTTCGTTAATAATTCCAGCCTATCTGATGCTGACAAGGCAACTATCATGAACAATCTGATTATGTTCGGCACCGCAGACGATACCGCTAAAGCATACTTTGCTGGTCAGATCGATGTCGCTGCTACTTGGGAGCCGTATCTGACTCAGGCTAAGACCTATACCAACAGCACTGTTGTTTTTGATACCAAGTCTTCTTCTTCTCTGGTTATGGACGGCATTGTGTTCGATGCAGATTGGGCGGCAGCTCACGAGGACACTGTCAAGAAGTTTGTTAATGGCATCCTGATGTCTTATGACCAGCCTATCAATTACAATGCGGCTCGTGAAGTGTTCCCGATGTACTCTACTTCTTCTGATGCCGACATTGATGCCACCTATGCAAATGCTAAGATGGCAAGCTGGAAGGACAACTACAACATTCTGAATGATACCGCTCCGATGATCTATAACCAGATGTGCGACATTTGGAAGGGTCTTGGTGAAACCGTTAATCGTGATCTTGTAAATACGCTGTTTGATACTACATATATCGATGCGCTTAAGAGTGATTTCAAGTCTACTTCTGCTGCGAATTCTACTACGAAAGTGACTGTGAGTGACGAGACTCGTGCAAATATCACTCAGCAGGTCACTGGCAATCTGGACTATGACTCAATGCTGAGCAAGACCGCGAATGTGACTTTTGTGCCGGATTCTTCCGTATTTACCGATCAGGCCAGTGCAGCCTCCGTCCTGGATGATTTTGTGAATATCGCTAAGACTCTGGATGGCACTATGATCGTTATCAACGGCAACATCAATGCAGATGCTCAGACCGATTTTGGTGTTCAGCTCTCTGCTAATCGTGCGCAGACCGTTGCGAATTATCTGGCGTCTCAGGGTATCGCTCAGGATCGGCTGATTGTCACTGGTTCCGGTAATGCAAAGTATCAGGCCGATAAGGCAGCTGGCACTCTGAGCAGTGATGCAAGTGTGTACCAGTCTACCGATATCAGCTTCATGCGAATCGAGAACTGAGGTGATTCGGTATGATCTGGATCGAAATTAGTAAGGCGGTTTGGATCGTAGGTGCTCTTATGATGGCTTCGTTTGTAGCGGGCTATCTGTTCCGAGGTCCAACTCCTAAGATTTAAAACTTCCGGCGGTGCTCAGGTAGCACTGGGTGCCGCCTTATATGATGAGGGTTAGCATAATGGTAATGCCCCGGACTTTGAACCCGGTTAAAACGGATCGTAACCGTTACCCTCAGCCAGAAAAATAAAATCAAAGGAGATTGCAAATGGTTACAGAAGAACAAGTTGAAGCCGCAGTTCGAGAACTTATCGAGGAATGCGCTAAACATCCTGATGACTATTCTCTCGATGATCCATGTGAACGATGCAGATTTAAGCCATTTTGTGATAAGTTCTACTCATATTGGCGAATTGATGATAAAGAGGTAACAGTAATATGAGCAGAGTTAAACTTGAACTGGTGAAAACAAAGTACAAAGAACTCACGGATACTTGCGTTAAACGTGTCAAGGACGGTCTGGATTGTTCCGAGTGCCCATTTGAAAACAGCTGTGATGATTTTATAAGAGAGGTGGTTGGCAACAATGAGCGTTTATTTGACAGGTGATATCCATGGTGACCGGTTTCGCTTTTGGAGTATCGGGGATTATTGCAAAGAGCATAAGACCACAACAGATGATTGGCTCATCTGCCTTGGTGATGTTGGCCTCAACTATTACGGGCCAAAATCCAAAAAGGAGATCGCTCTTAAAAATGAAGTAGCAAAGCTTCCTATCAAGCTGTTTTGTATCCACGGTAACCATGAACGTCGGCCGAGCAGTGAAGACGGGTATCAGGAGGTCGAAGTCACAGATGGAGCGATTCGTGGCCCAATGTTGTGGAACTCCGAGTATCCCAATCAGTATTTTGCGATTGATGGTGCGATTTATGTAATTCAAACATCGGAACGTACATTGAATGCGCTTGTTTGCGGTGGCGCTTATTCGGTTGACAAATATTATCGATTGCAGTGTGGTTTGAACTGGTGGGCAGATGAGCAGCCGTCGGAACTTACAAAAGGTTTGGTTCGTCTCATGGCTCATGATTTTCCGGTCGATATTATGCTTACTCATACTTGTCCACTGCGGTTTGTCCCGACGGAGCTTTTCATTTATGGCATCGACCAGGACACTGTGGATCAGTCTACGGAACAGTTCTTCGATGAGCTCTATGAGCAATTCCCGACGGATCAAAAGCCGATGTGGTATTTTGGCCACTTCCATGGTGATAAATACACGGATGATTATGTGATGCTTTTCTGCGACATCATAGAACTGAAGTGATTTATAAATAAGAAACGAAAGGGGAACAGAGATGCTGTATGGACGAGCTTCTCCTCGTTTGCTGTAGTTCAAAGTAACCAGTCAAATTAAATAGGAGAATTATTATGATTTGCAATTTTTGTGGTAAGACTCTTAACACCTGTGATGAAGCCAATCTTGGTAATCTTGAAGTTCGGTTCTGTTATGGTTCCAAGCGCGATGGAGACAGAATGAAGTATTCTCTTTGTTCTGAATGTGTCGATAAGCTGACAGATGAGTTTATCTCTCGCTGTAAGCATGATCCCAAGATTATCCAGTTTGGCGGCGATCAGCCTGATTGGGAGGCAAAAACCACGGAAGAAGTCGAGTATTGATTTGTATGGAGGTACATATGGCAGAAAAGAAGAATGATGTTTACGCCCGTTTTAACTTTTGTGGAAAGGTTTCTGTTTCCCGTAAGGCTCCGATGGTAAAGAGAGACACCTATGGTTCCAGTGAGAAGATCGCCATCAATTTTGGCATCAAAGCTGGCACCAATTTGGGCTATGTTACCCTGAACGGTTTTAAGAATGATGAGATCAAGACCCGTGATGTAGATGGTAATAACATCGAGATTGCATGGTCTGACCGCTTAGATGAAGATGTCATCAAGACTGTCGCTGGTACCAAGAAGTTTACCGTAAATCTGGGTGAGCGCAAGGAGTTCATCACTGAGTGGGATATGATCGAATATCTGGAATCTGCTTTGGCTGGTTATGAGGACGATATCGTTGTCACTGGCAACTTTGTTCTGCGTCCCGGCAGCGGTAAGTATAAGGATCAGGTTTATCGTGAGTTCCAGATCCAGAACGTATTTATGCCGGGTGAAAAAGATACTCCGCATCTGACTATGAATCTGGATCTGTACTACGATAAGGACAGTATGGATAAGAGCAGCCTGAAAGACGACGGTAAGATCTTTGTGCACGGCTACACTCCTATGTGGTCCAAGGCAGATGCCGCCCGTAAGATGTTCCAGATCGATACAGTTTTCAACACCGCTGTTTTTGATATGTCCAAGCCTAAGCACAAGGCTATTCACGATTACAAGATGCGTTATCTGGAAACCAAGTCTCGTAATCCGGTACACATGAACTGGCAGCTGGCTGTTGTTAATGGTGCTGAGGAAGTCGAGTTCAATGAGGATAGCCTGACGGAAGCCCAGAAAGAGCAGATCGAGCTTGGCATCTCTAAGCTGGATGATTTCAAGCCGCGTGGTAGCATCTATGGCGAACGCATCAATGAGCTGCGCCTGGTTAAGCCTCTGCTGTCTGGTGAGTTTGAAACCTGTAAGGCTGCAGCGGAATCCGAGTATACCGCCCGTGAGTTTGAGGATGAGATCTATTCTCCTGCGGCAGATGAAAGCGTTGATGATATGGTCAGCGGTTCTTCTAAGACCAAAGAAAAGGCTAAACCTGCCGTTGAAGCCCAGACTGAAGAGGACGAGGGCAGTATCGACGATATGTTTTGATTCTGTCGATTTACCGTGGAATAGATAAGAGAAGGTGTTGAAATGGTTAAAGTAAAGAAAAATCTATCTGGAATGAAGTTTGGAAAACTTACTGTCATTGAGCAGGTAGAAGATTCCATCACGCCTAAAGGCCAACATCTTCCAATGTGGAAATGTATCTGTGATTGTGGAACAGAAATTATTATCGAGGGCGGAGCATTAAAAACCGGTCACACTAAATCATGTGGCTGTCTCGCACGAACAAATAGAAACCTGGTCAATCAGAAATTTGGTGAATGGACTGTAATCAGGAAAGCCGCTGATTACATAAGACCAGATGGGAGACATGAACCCATGTGGTTGTGTGTATGTAGTTGTGGAGTTGAAAGAACAGTCCATGAGCAAAATTTGATTTCAGGTAAATCGTGTTCGTGTGGTCATGTTTCGGTAGAAGTATCAAAACATTTATCAACTTATGATCTTGAATCTAAAGAATATGGTATTGGCACCACTTACAATGGCGATCAATTTCTTTTTGATAAGGAAGATTATGAAAAAATAAAAGCTTATTCGTGGAGAAAAGCGAATAGAGGTTATATTATTGCGAACCTCTATAATGATCCAAACGGTAAAACCGTTATCAACTTGCATCGGCTGGTAATGGATGTTGGTGAATATAATGGCGTTGATAATTTAATTGACCACAAAAACGGAGACACTTCCGACAATCGAAAATCTAATCTCCGTATTGCAACTCAGCATGAAAATGGAATGAATTTAAATGTTCATTCTTCCAATAATACTGGCATTTTAGGTGTTAGAAAAGTTGATGGTAATAAATACGAAGCGAAGATTTTTGTAAACGGAAAATCAATTCAAGCCCGTTTCGATAATATTGAAGACGCTATCGCAGAACGTCGATGGATGGAAGAGAAATATTTTGGAGAATGGGCAAGAAATGCAAATTTGAAAGAGGAGAATACATAATGGCGCGTAAATTTGGTAAGAAAACTGAAATTAGCCTGAATCCACTTGATTACAGTATCTATCTGATGGGTGAAGGCGGCATTGGTAAAACTACTGTGATCAAGCAGGTTTGTGAAAAGATGGTAGGGGACGATGGTTATATCTTTCTGACCTGTGGCAAGGAAGCAGACCAAGCCACTATTGAAGGTATCGTTCAGGAGCCTGTTTGGGACTGGGAGCACTTTGATGAAGTCACTATGGATATCATTGAAAACCGCTTCTCCGATTATAGCGATTTGAAAGTCGTTGTTATTGATACTATTGACGAACTGATGCGAATGGCAGAAGAGGAAACTGTTCGTATCTGGAATCGTGAAAATCCCGATAAGCGCACCAAGTCCTTCAAAGCGACTTTCTCTGGGTTTAATGGCCCCACTGACAAGGCAATCGAGCTGGTTACAAACCGTCTGTGGGAGCTGAAGCGTGTTGGTATCAGTCCTATTATTATTGGTCACACTAAGAAGACCGATATCACCGATCCTGTTACTTTGGCAAGCTATTCCATGTTGTCTACTAATATGGATAAGCGGTACTTTAATGCGCTGAAGAACAAGGTTGATATCGTTGGTGTCGCTTATGTTGATCGTGATATCGATAAGGTGAAAACTGGCCGTAAGAATGTTGTTAATGGCAAAGAGGAAATCGTCGGCAAGGTTAAATCTGAGCGTCGTGTGATTTGTTTCCGTGATGACAACTTCTCGGTTGATTCCAAGAGTCGTTTCGCTGATATTGTGGACCGCATCCCTCTGGATGCTGATGAATTCATCAAAGCTCTGACTGATGCAATCAAGGCAGAGCATGATAAGGGCGGTCGTTCTTACGAAGCTGATCTGAAGAAACAGGCAGCAGAGAAGAAGGATGTCGAATCTGTACAGGCTGAACGTGCAAAGCAGTATGTTGGAGCGGCTCAGGCTGAAGAGGACGAGCCTCACCGTGCCGAGTGGATCAGTGCTATCCAAGATCGTTTCGGCAATGCTTCTGCAGATGTCAAGGCACAGGTCAAAGCTATTCGTGATCAGGTCGGTCTCAAGTTCTCTGATCCTGAGTTTCCTATTGACGCATTGAAGAGCGTTTATTTTTTGATTCGGTGACACAACCTAATGTATTAACCGCACCAACAAAATGACGTTCGGGTGGGCAGGTGGGTATGCTGAGGTAGGAAATATGGCAAAAACACCAACGGTCAAATGCATGGCCACCGGGGTGCAAGGCCCCAGAGATCAGTTTTATAAGGCGCCCAACAATCGCTATTTCCAATCGGAAGCAGTCTATCAGGCATGGCTTGCCGGACGTCGTAAGGAAAAGGCAAAAAAGAATAAGCCAAAGCCGCAAAAGAAGCCAGGCCGTACCACAGAGTCCTATAAAAAGCTTTGTGATACCATTGCTAATCTGATTGGTTATGACCCTGATGGTGGGCAGCCAATGCCAACTATTGTTTTCCGGCGCTTAAAAGAGCTCGATTTTTATTCGGACGAGATCATCCAGGAAACCTTTGATGAAAAGGCCAGTTATATCCGCTGGGTGTTCCGTACCAAAGAATTTCAAAATGATGCTGGAAAGGTTAGCTACATGATGGCGATTATCCAAAACAGTATCGCTGAAGTGTATCGCCGTGAGAAAGAAAAGACTGAAAAATCAGTCAAAGAACAATCACGCTCTGATTTGGATGCGATGGTCGATCTGTCCAGTATCGGTGTGGTTCATAAAGGAAATGATGTGAGCAGCTTGCTAGGAGGTGACGATTTATGGACTTAACCAAGACGATTGAAAAAATCGAAATGAATCGTGAACAGACTGAAGCAAGCTTTGTTTTTTGTCTCTGGAAAGATCCACAGTTGTTTGATGATTACAAAAACGTCAATGTCGGCACTGATAAAACCCTCATCTGTAAGGAGCCAGTGTTCTATTTCGAGGTAGGGCGCGGTATCCGTCAGCAGGGGTTCCAGAACATTGATAACATCACCCTTGATACATACCTATCTGATAAACCGACTCTACGCAATCACTATAACGAGCTTAACGGCTGGGAGTCTTGTAAGCGAATGATGGACCTGTTGGATACGGATAATACTGCAGGTTATTTTGATCAAGTTGTCAAAATGAATCTTCTCAAAATCTTGGTGACAAAGTACGATTCGCTACTGAGCAGCCCAGAACGGTTTGATAATTTCACCAGCGAGGAAGTTTATAGCACTTTTGAGTTACTGAATAATCAGGCGGCGTTAACAACTGGGCAGGATTCTAAAATCGAGGATCTGGTCGTAGACGAAAAGTATATCCAAGCTTGTAACGAAGGTATGGATGTTGGTTTGAGTTATGCGGCTGGTGCACCTCTTTTAAATTATCTAACTCTTGGTGCTCCCGTTGGAGATATGTATCTGTTTGCTGGACATTCTGGTGTTGGAAAATCATCTTTCATTTTTGAAAATATGGTTCTTCCGTTTGCAGAACAGGGGACAGGCGTTGCGATTATCTCGAACGAAATGCAAAGTAAAGCCTACAAAAATCTTCTTTTGATTCACATTCTTACAAAGGAATTACACTACTGGAAAATTACTCGTAAAAAGCTGAGTCTTGGTCATTTTTCAGAGGAAGAAGTTGCAATGCTTCGCAAGGCTGCCGTGATCACAAAAGAAAAGTATTCTAATATTCGCTTTGTAAAAATGTTTGAAAACGATACATCAAAAGTCGTTCAGTACATCAAGCGTCTAGCTCGTTCCGGTACCAAGGCTATCGTTTATGACACCATGAAAAGTGATGATGGCGTGGACGATAAAATGTGGCAAGCACTTTTGATGAATAGCCGCCGTATTTTCAATGCCGTATCAAAAGAGCAAGTCGCTATGATCTGCACATTTCAGCTGGCTTTACATACTACCAACCAGCGTTGGCTCGATGCAACATGTCTGTCAAACTCAAAGCAAATAAAAGAAGTGGTTAGTCAGGCTGTCTACTGCCGCCAACTTTGGCAGGATGAATATACAGGGGAAAAATTCGATTGTAACCCGTATCGTCGAAACAAAGATAATCCAAAAATAAAAGAACCATTTGTAATGGATAAAGACAAAAAATATATGGTCGCTTTTCTGGATAAAACTCGTTCGGATGAAAACGGTCAGACGATTCTTTATCAGTTCGATGGTCAATGGAATCGTTGGATCGAAATTGGTTTTTGCACCATTATGAACGATCACGGAATGTATGATCGCAGATAAATCGAGGGGAGGGGAATTTTGTGAATAGGAGGATATGGACCAATGACGAGATAAATCTCTTGAAAAAACTTAAAAATGACGGGCTGGCGTATAAAGAAATACAAACATATTTCCCAAACAGGACTTTAAAAGCAATAGAATCAAAAAGTTTAAAGTTGAGCATGAACTCTCCGGTTTATATACAAAAGGAAGATTATACAGGTAAAAAATTCGGAAAGTGGAATGTGATTGGATTATCAAATAAAAAACGGCAAAAGAGATATTTATGGGATTGCGTTTGCGATTGTCAAATAAAAAAATCAGAAGATGAAAGAGAACATCATTATATCTCATCATACGATTTACGGCATGGAAAAACCAATCAATGTAGAAGGTGTTCAAATAGAAGCAGAGTAAAAGAAAATCATTATGAAGATAAAGACGATTATATGGTTGGGTATACATCTAACGGAGAAGAATTCTATTTTGATAAAGATGATTATTTGAAAATAAATAAATATTGTTGGCATAAATCTTCTGATGGATATATTCGGACCGTTAGTAAAAACAATCCAACCAAAAAGCTTCTTTTACACAGATTGATTTTGTTTGGTATTGAGCAAAAAGAAACGCTATCTAATGAAGTGGATCATATCAATGGAATCAAATATGATAATCGAAAATCAAATTTAAGAAGCGTTTGCCATGCAGATAATATGAAAAACAATCCATTAAACAAAAACAACAAATCAGGATGTTCTGGTGTCTATTATTCTGCAAAAAGATGTAGATGGATTGCATCGATTATGGTCAATGGAAAATCGATTTATCTTGGCTCTTATAAGGGAAAAGACAATGCAATAAATGCCCGCAAGCAAGCCGAGAAGACCTATTTTGGTGACTTCGCAAGGAAAGCAGAATATAAAAACAACAAAATACCTAAAAAGAAAAAGGTGGGCTGAATGGATGCTTCGTTGCTACAAACAAAACTCGAAAATCAGCCAGATAAAATCATCCAGATCCTTGAAGCGCTTGGTTTTGAAAACATCAAATTCAACCCTCAAAAAAATAGTCTGCGGTTTGCTCGTGGGGAGCAGCGAAATCCCACCAGCTGCCTTGTCGATTGCGGCACTCTCCGCTTTTTCGTGTTCTCCACTAATCAAAAAGGAAACCTGTTCAGCCTCATTATGGATATCAAGTGCTGTTCGTTTCCTGATGCATTAAAGTTCGCTGCTGTCAAGGCGAATATCTCACTGGAAGAACTCGATATCAAAACACATTGGCCGTTCGGTGGCTTCTTTTTAAAGCTGTCACCGGATTATACCGAGGAGCTGGAAGATTTGAAAACCTATCCTGAAGAAACATTGGAACCTTATGCGGATAAATTCAATCTTAAGTTCGTGCGTGATGGTATCAGCATTCAGTCACAAGCAAAGTATGGCGTTGGTTATGATACTTCATCCAATCGTATCACCATTCCAGAGCGCTCTATCAGTGGCGATCTCGTTGGTATTATGGGCCGCGCTAATTACGATTGCGAGCACGAAAAACGCTGGTATCCGCTGGTTCCGTGCCCTCGCAGTAAAACGCTGTTCGGCTATACGGAGAACTATCACCGCATTCAGGAAACAGGCAACGTTGTCTTGTTTGAATCTGAAAAGGCGGTCATGCAGTGTGATTCGTTCGGCAGCAATATTGCCCTGGCTACCTGTGGCTGTCATGTGTCAGATACGCAGGCCAAATATATTCGCAAACTGTTTCCGAAAAAAGTCATTCTGGCTTATGACGAGGGCCTAGAAGAAGAACACTTGGTCAATGAGTGCAAGAAGCTTATCTCCAATAATCTCATCTTAAAAACCAAGGTAGGCTATGTGTGGACTGACGCCGAGCTTATTCCTGAGTATTCCAAAATGAACATCGCAGATCTTGGGCGAGACGCCTATCAAGAGGGTCTAACAAAGTATGTAAAGTGGGTAAAGGAGTGATGTGAAATGGGTCAAAGAGTCGTTGCCCCTGAGCTACAAGCTCTATACGACAAAGGCGCACATGTGTATAGCTATTCAAAGCTTAGTACGATTCATGATTGTCCGTATAATGCATATCTGACTTATATTAGACCGCGTGATCAGTGCGCTAATGTGTATTCTTCTCTTGGTACTGTGGTTCACGATACGCTGGAAGGAATCATTGAAGGGAAGAACACGGAAGCGGATATCGGTCCTGCCATCGAAAACGGTCTGGACGAACTCGATATGCTCGGTATCGATTTTCCTAAAACGAGGGATGGCGGCAATGGCATCCGTGATAAATGGGTCTCGAACATGCGCTGTATGGCCCGTGATTGGGTCAGTCCAAAGGGTGAATACGAAGTCGAAAAACTGCTCATTCTAAAACTTCGTGATGATCGCTACCTTCAAGGTTACGCTGATTTGATTCGCGTTTTGCCTGATGGGCGGCTTCAGGTGTTGGATATTAAGACTTCCAGCCAGTTTAAAGACGAAGATCTGCTTCATTATGGCCGCCAGCTGGTCGCATATACTTTGGCACTCGAACAGGCAGGGTTCAAAACGGTTGTCCCTTGTTGGATCATGGTGAAATACTGCAAAGTCGTTTACCAAACCGGCAAAGGCAAACTGGCCAAGCAGCAAGAAAAAGTGCTCGACCGATGTAAAGTGGGCTACACGCTGCGGTCTACGGTTCGTTCCAAGATGAAAGCCGCCGGGTATGACAGCGAACAAATTGAAATCGTTACACAGGCATTTATCGAGTCGAATGATATTAACGATCTACCGGAAGATATTCGCTACCAGTTCAAATTGACAACTTATGTCAGGCAGTATCCTGTCACTGATGAACTGCGTAAAGAATGCATCGATTACATAAACGAAACAGCAGATGAGTTCGAGGAGCGGCAACGCAGCGGCGAATGGCCTGCAAGAGAAATCGAAGAGAAAAATGGCAATCCAAATTTCTTCTGCACTAATCTCTGTGGTCATCGTAAAACCTGTGAACCGCTTCGGGATTGCATCAATAAACGGACATTCTATTCTGCCAAAGACCCAAGTATGGCTGATATGGACAACCTGTTTTGAGGTGCCGCCATGGAGAAAAACTACACAGTATATCATTTGCACGATCACGAGGGTTCGCTTCTTGATTCCTGTACCAAATGGGAAGATTATGTTGATCTCGCCGCATCTCTTGGTATGAAAGCAATTGCTTCAACGAATCACGGTTATAACCTAAACTGGACGGATAAAAAGCAGTACGCAGAGAAAAAGGGTCTTAAATATATCGTCGGATGTGAGGTCTATCTTACTTCCCAGATGTACCACTATCCAGAGATCCCGGATGAAGCCTATGAATCTTATCAAGGACGGGACCCAAAAGAAGCGCAGGAGGCCATTGGTAAAATGATGAACGAGGGGAGATATAAAGTGCGTGATAATTTTCACACGATTCTCCTCTGTAAAAATGCTCATGGTGTTCTGGAGCTCAATAATATTATGAGCACGTCTTATGATGCAGACCATAAATATTATAAACCACGTATTACCTTTGATGAGTTCTTTTCTCTGTCGGATAACATCATTAAGATCTCCGCCTGTCTTGCCAGTCCTCTTCGGCGCTATAACGCAGAGTGTGAGGATTATAGTCAGGAAGTATATGATAAACTTTGCCAGACCTACGATTATTACGAGATCCAGTATCATAACTGTCCGGACCAGATCGAATATAACCAGTACCTGTGGGAGCTGTCTAAAAAATATCACAAACCGCTCATCGCGGCAACTGATACGCATAGTCTGAATGCCTATAAAGCAGAGTGCCGTAAGATTCTGATGCTTGGCAAAGGCATTGAGTTCACTGGCGAAGATGAATTTGATCTAACTTTTAAATCCTATGAGCAGCTTGTCCAGGCATTCAAAGAACAGGATGCTCTGCCGGAAGATGTCTGGATGGAAGCAATTGAAAATACAAACCGTATGGCTGATAGCGTCCGGGATTTCAAACTGAATACCAAGGCGCGGTATCCCATCCTGACTGGTTCCTCCAAATCCGATGCAAAGATGTACGTCGAGCGTACTCATACTATGTTTCAGGATAAAGTCAAGCGCGGCGTTATCCCAGAGCATGAGGTGGAACAGTTCAAGCAAGATATCGAAGAAGAGCTTGCCGTTTTCAAAAAGACGAACATGCTGGGCTTTATGCTTTCCATGAGCGATCTGATGATTTGGGGTAAAAAAGAAAAAATTCCGTTTGGTCCCAGCCGTGGTTCAGTTGCCGGCTCTCGGTGTGCATTTATCACAGATATCATCGATGTAGACCCTGTCCGTTGGAATCTGGTCTTCTCTCGTTTCTGTAACGAAAACCGTGTTGAGATTGGTGATATTGATATCGACGTCCCTGATACTTATCGTCCTCAGATTTATAACCATATCTTTGAGTCGTTTGGCCGTCGTAAGTGTGCTTACGTTCTGGCACTCGGCACTTTGGCTGGCAAAGCCGCCATTGATGAGATTGGCCGTGCTCTGGCAAAACTCTGGAAGCGCGATAACCCCGATGCGGATGAATCCAAAAATCCGTACTCCCTCAATCGAATCGCTGCTATCAAAAAAGAATTTGAGCAAGACCCCGAAAAGTGTAAAGCAGCTCACTCGGATATCTTCTATTATTTTGATGGCCTGCAGGGCACATTCGTTTCGTTGTCCCATCATCCGGCTGGCGTTATCATCGCCCCCATTGATCTGTATGAGCGGTACGGTGTGTTCCAGGACAAGGACGGTCTGCCTGTTTTGTGCCTTGATATGGGTGCTTCTCACGGCGTCGGCCTCGCAAAGTACGATATCCTTGGCCTTGATACCGTTTCGGTCATTGATAAAACGTGCAAGTTGGCTGGTATCCCGTATCCGCACACTTGGCAGATAGATTTCAACGATCAAGCTGTCTGGGCAGATATGAAAAAGTCACCTGTCGGTATTTTCCAGTTCGTGGAAGATTTCGCCTTTGATTCACTCAAAAAATACGATGTGCATAGTATCGCAGACCTGAGCTTGGTTACTGCAGCAATTCGTCCCGGCGGCGCTTCCTATCGAGATAAGCTGTTCCGGCATGAATCCAATCATAACCCATCGCCAGAAATTGATGAACTGTTAAAGGATAGTCTTGGGTGGCTTGTCTTTCAGGAGCAGACTATTGCATTCCTCCAACAGTTCTGTGATATGAGCGGCGGTGATGCAGATAGTATCCGTCGAGCCATTGGTCATAAAAACAAAGATGAACTCGATGCTGCTATGCCGCAGATCCTCAATGGCTATTGTCATCACTCTACAAAACCGCGTGAGACAGCTGAGACAGAAGCAAAAGAATTTTTACAGGTCATTGAGAACTCAGCATCTTATCAGTTTGGTCTGAACCATGCTACTGGTTACTCTATTCTTACATACTATTGTGCGTATTATCGTTACTACTACACGCATGAGTTTATCACGGCGCTGCTTAATACGGCGGACACACAGGATAAAATCATCAAAGCGACACAGCTGGCAGGAGAACGTGAAATTCAAATTATGCCAATCAAGTTCCGGCACTCGCGAGATGAATATGTCTACGATAAGACCGATAAAAAAATCTATCAGGGCATGGAGTCCATCAAGTACCTGAATAAGCGCGTCAGCCGTGAGTTCTATAAGCTCCGCAATGATAAGTTCAGTTCCTTCATTGATCTGCTTATGGTGAACAAGATGAAGAAAATCGCGGACAGTAGCCAGCTTAAAATTCTTATTAAGCTTGACTTCTTTTCGGAGTTCGGGAACCCCAATCAGCTTCTTGCCCAGGTGGATATCTTTAATAAATACTTCGGAGTAAAGCAGCTTAACAAGATTGACATGGATCGGCTCTTCTCTCATGACACGATGCTTCATTTGTGCGAAAAAGAGACCGAGAAAAAATATGTCAATGTGGACTGGCTTGGTATTGTTCGGAATTTGGCGAGAGAAACAGAAGATATCAAAACTTCAATTACAGACCGCATCCAATATGAAGCTGATTGCCTTGGCTACATCCAGCTTACTATGCCGAAGCTCAAAGATTCCTATATCTATGTCTTGGATATTGATGGCAAGTTCTCCAATAAAACGGTTACAGCCTATGTCCTCAAAACCGGGCAACAGCGGCGTCTTAAAGTGAAAGCCCGTACTCTGGAAGCTGCTCCAATCGAGAAAGGTGACATCCTTCGCATCGATGAAGAGCGGGAAGAAGGCCGTTGGTCGAAAGACGAGCAGGGTCAGTGGATTCAGTCTAAGACCGACAAAGAAACGATTCTTCGCAAATACGTACACGTCAGATGAGAGGAGGTGACAAAGTGACATATAACGAAATCACTCAGATCCTCAAGTCTATGGTGATTATTGTGGATGACCGCGAAAAAGATACTCCACTTCTGCATCAGCGGCTTTCGTCATTTCCGTGTGCTTATATGCGTAAGCGACTGGATTTTGGAGATTATACAGCAGAAGTAACACTGCCGAATGGCGAAAAATTCTCGCTGGCAGATAAAGTAGTGGTCGAGCGTAAAATGGCCCTTGATGAGATCTGCGGCAACTTTACTACCAATCGGGTGCGGTTTGCCAAAGAGTTTGATCGGGCTGCAGCCGCCGGGGCTAAAACCTATATCCTTATTGAAAACGGTTCATGGGAAAAAATCCATCGCGGAGCTTATCGTAGTAAGATGACACCTGCTTCATTGCTTGGTAGCCTTACCACTTGGCTTGCTCGGTATAACTGCCAGATCATCTTCTGTGAGCCGGACACCACTTCCTGGCTGATCCATGCGTTTCTGCTCCATGAAATGAGGGAAGCACTGACGCACTACGAACTGCCGTCGAAGTCGAAAACAAAGAGAAAGGGGAGTACCGAAAATGACATCATCACCTGATTTTATGGGCGAGCTGATTCTGGATGGCGTCTTGCTGGACAAGCTCGAAACGCTAACCAAAAAGCTTCAGAAAGCCACCAAGAAAACTGCAAAAGCTACCATTCTACTGGATGCCAAGAACGAGATCGGTGAGAATTCGTTATTTTTCTTCCTTGATTTCATTCTCGATCCGCAGATTACAACAGGAATCTCCAAGGCGAAGATCAACAAGAAGGTGCTTATCCGTGACGATATGCCGCACACTTTCCAAGACATTTGCCTATATCTCGCAGAGCATAACACTGGAACAGACGAGGACATCTCAATGGCAGCCAGCTATATCTACTGGAATGCTTCACATAAAGACTTCCTTGTTCGAGTGTTTACAAAGAACCTGCCACTTGGCGTTGAGGCTGCTACAGTCAATAAAGTCTTTGGCCAGACTGTGATTCCTGTTTGGGAGGTCCAGCAAGGTTATCCCATTGATAAGGTTAAACTCAAGCCGGATATCTGGTTCAGCCTCAGCCGCAAAATGAACGGCAATCGCGGTACTTTCTACCGTGGTAAATTTATTTCTCGTCAGGGCCAGGAGTTTACCGGCCTCGGTCATATTAAGGATGACATCATCAAAGAGCTTGGCGATGAATCGCTGATTGATGAATACGTCTACGATGGTGAGCTTGTTTATCGCAATGACGAGGGCCTGTCAGACGGTGAGGCGTTTCGGGTCGGCACCGGTATTCTGAACTCGGATGGAGATAAGAGCCAGATCAAGTTTGTGGTGTTTGATTTGATCCCGACTGATGAATTTGAAAACGGAAAAGGCAACATCCCTTATGAAGATGGTTCTTTTGTTACTCCATATAAGCTTCGTCGCAAGTGGCTTGAAGGTTTAGCTGCTATGATCGAGCAGAAAGGACTCAAAAACATCGAGGTTGTCCCGATGGTTTACGAAGGTACTGACCAGAGTGTGATTCCTCAGTGGCTCGATTATGCAGTCAAACATGATTGGGAAGGCTTGATGTTGAACACATCGGCCCCTTATAAGCGGGCGCGTCACACCGGCTGCCTTAAAATCAAACGCTTCTACACTGTAGACCTGCGCATTACTGCAGTAGAAGAGGGACAAAATCGTCTAGACGATACAATGGGTGCTCTGGTTGTGGATTACAAAGGTCATGAGCTCCGTGTTGGTTCCGGCTTTGATGATACAACCCGTGCCGCTGTCTGGGCGAATCCATCTGACTATATCGGACGCATCATCGAAGTAAAGTATAAAGAGGCTACAGCCGACAAGAAAACTGGCATCGAGTCTCTGCAGTTTCCGGTATTTGTCCGCTTCCGTGATGATAAAAATGAGGTCAGCTATGGCTGATAGAAAGGAAAGAGTTGTGGATTATGGAAAACTCGAAGAGTATCGACAGGCTTGTAGAGACCTTAAATACGCTGAGGATTATTTCAACGTCTGTGAATCTCGGTTTATCCCTCACGCTATTCTTAATCTCTGTTATGCGGAAAATCGAGTCAACGAGATCTTAAAGGAGCTTCGCCATGATGACCTGGACAAGACAGTATCTTCGGATCATGAATCCTGATGCTGCCCTCTGCTGGCAGCTTCGTTGTGGAGGTCGCTTTGAAATTGTAGGGAACATTGAAGATTTTTATTTTCTCTGGGCCAATGGCACCAGCATCTTGTTCCCTAAAAATGGTAAATACAAATACATCATTGAAACAGAAACCGTCAATTCGGAATGAGGGAGGGAGGTGAGATTTCCTATGCAGGGAATCGATCAAAGAGAACTTGGCCGCAAAGAACGTGGCACCGCTGAGTATGAGCGTCAGATTCGGCGCTATGGTTACGAGTGTGGACCTGTTATTTCACATAAATTGACAGCAGACCAGATGAAACAGGTTATGTCAGGGGAGAAAACAGTGGAAGATTTTATCAGGGAGGGGCAGTAAGTGGTAATTGATAAGTACGGAAACGAAATCAAAGTCGGCAGCTATGTGTTATTTGCTGAAGTTCCATCTGAATGGCCTTATCTTGCAATAATTTCAGTCACTGATATTGTAAAAATTGAAAAGGATCACCAGCAAGAAGATATGGTTTATTTTGAACGATGGTATCCGATTGAACAGCGAGGAGAGCTTCTTTCCTGTAAGGCAAGTGATTGTGTTGTAACAACTGAACATAATTATCTTGTTGCTTTAAAACGCAGAGATGAGTGGGACAAGGAGGAGGAAGAAAAGAATGCAAGTTGATTTGATTGCCTACACACAGCAAGTTGTTCCTACAAGCGATAAGAATCCATTATCGATTGTAGAACTTGCGGCGAGTGTCTGTTATGATTCTGAACCGACCGAGACTTATCGAATCGCAAAGGGATGTAAAGCGACGGGTCATCGGAGTGTACTGGAACACATCAGCTTTACGTTCCATGTAACCGGTGTCAGTCGAGCACTTCTGGCGCAGTTGAGCCGCCATCGGCATATCAGTTTAAGTGTGATGAGCCAAAGATACGTCCCAATGGATGATTTTGATTATGTTAATCCATTTGGTGAACAACATGGCGGCGACGTATTTGACGATATGATGAGCAATATCGCTAATGATTATAAGCTGCTCAAAAATCTCGGTGCTGCCAATGAAGACGCTCGTGCCGTTCTGCCGAATGCCTGCTGCACTGAACTTTATGTCACTATCAATGCGCGGTCGTTGATCGAGATGAGCCACTTACGGCTGTGTACCCGTGCTCAAGCTGAAATTCGATCGATGTTTCAGCTGATCAAGGAACAGGTCGCTACTGTCTGCCCGGAGCTCGCTGCCTGGATGGTTCCGTCCTGTGAAGCAAATCCCAAGTATCCGTTCTGCCCCGAGGGAAACCGCTGCTGTGGCCGTCACCCGAAGCTTGCAGATGTATATAAATCCGTCAAAGAGTAAAGGAGAGTACATAATGAATATTGGTCGTAAAAAGAATGAAATGGATATCAGTAAATGCGACATCACCAATGAGAGTGGAGTGCTGCGCCTGGTCTATAATTCGGATGACTATGCTTACCCGCTCACTTTGGCTCACGCACGTTCTTATCATGAGCTGAACGAGGCCGCCATGAAACTGTTTAACGCAAAAGCGTGGGTTTCTTACATCATTCAGCTCAATATCGATCATGAAGAACCAATCCTGCGTACCATGCTGGCAGATATCTATAAGAATTATCATGATCTGTATGAGGAAGTGCTCTACGGCTCTTCGAATGACGCTGACACCCCGGAGTGTGATAATGAAGAGGAAGAAGAGGACGAAAATACGGACGACGTTATTGGCGCTCTGAGCCTGACAGATACTGGCCGTAAGACCGAAAATGGTCACCGAATTGGCCGCTTTGATATGGACAGCCTCATGGATCTCGATAAAAAGTTGCTTCGGCTTCTGGCAGAGTCCTGCGGTATTGAAAATGCGGATACCATGTCTTGGCACAGGCTGCTCTTGGAACTGGTCCATCAGGATATTGATATCGACGATGAGTGCGATTGCGACGATTGCGACTGCGATGAGTGTGACGAAGACGACTCTGAAAACGCCGTTGACGAATGCGATTGCCATGACGAGTGCGATGGCGGCTGTGAGAATTGTGAGTATACAGACCTGGACGATCGCTCTGAAGAGGAGAAACATCCTGATTGGCCCCATCCGATCAAGGAAGATGCTAAGACAAATGCATCGCAGAACAACGCACAACAGTATGAGTATGTAGATGGCCCAGCTCACTATCATGGTACGGAATGTATCGAGAATATGCGCAAGCTGTTTGGTGATGAAGCTGTCCGCTGGTTCTGTATTTGCAATGCCTACAAGTATCGCTTCCGTGATGGCTCTAAGCCTGGTGTCAGTGCAGAGCAGGATCACGAAAAGGCACACTGGTACGAAGATTATGCCGTGAAAATGATGGGCGAGCAGCGTTATTATTGATAAGGAGGTAATGCCTCATGGAATATGTTATTAAGCGAAATGGAGCAAAAGCTTTATTTGACAAAGATAAAATTGTAAATGCTATCGAAAAGGCAATGACCACCACTCCCGGCGGTATTGACTCTCGTGTATCGAATGCAATCGCGGACCATATCGCTGAGATGCCAGACACTCTTTCTGTCGAGCAGATTCAGGATATCGTCATTGAGCAGTTGAAAGCAAGTCCTTTTGCTGATGTAGCTGAATCTTATAGCCACTGGCGAAAGCTCCGTCAAGAAATTCGCGAAAAGGAAAAGACGAATGCCAGCATCCTTGAAATCATCGACGCTAAGAATGACGCAATCAATCAAGAGAACAGTAATAAGAACCCCACCGTGAACAGTGTCCAGCGCGACTACATGGCTGGTGAGGTATCAAAGGATCTAACTGCCCGTCTATTACTCGACCCGGAAATCGTCAAGGCACATGAAGATGGTTTGATTCATTTCCATGATGCAGATTATTTTGCTCAACACATGCACAACTGCGACCTTGTCAACCTAGAAGACATGCTGCAGAACGGCACCGTCATCTCCGGCACTGGCATTGATAAACCTCACAGCTTTTCCACCGCCTGCAACATTGCCACCCAGATCATTGCGCAGGTGGCATCCAACCAGTACGGCGGCCAGAGCATTACGCTGTCTCATTTGGCTCCTTTTGTGGATGTCTCTCGTAAGAAGATTACAGCGGAAGTTCACAACGAATTCTATGAGATGCTTCAGAATGATGATATCGAGAAAATGCCATCACAGGAAGCAATGGATCGGATTGTGAATCATCGTCTAAGAGCCGAGATTTCTCGTGGTGTTCAGACAATTCAGTATCAGGTTATCACCCTTATGACTACCAACGGTCAGGCCCCATTCATCACTGTGTTTATGTATCTGGACGAAGTTCCTGCCGGTCAGACTCGTGATGACTTGGCTGTCATTGTCGAAGAGATGTTAAAACAGCGTATCAAAGGTGTCAAAAATGAAGTTGGCGTGTATGTTACTCCTGCATTTCCTAAGCTGATTTATGTTCTCGATGAGGATAATATCCATCCAGATTCTAAATATTATCACTTGACTGAGTTGGCAGCGCAGTGTACCGCAAAACGTATGGTCCCTGATTATATTTCTGCAAAGGTTATGAAGGAGCTCAAAGGCGGTGTGTGGACAAGTATGGGGTGTCGTTCGTTCCTTACTCCTGATCGAACTACTGAAAATGTAGCAAATGCAGGAAACTGGGTCAAGGGTCAAAAATACTACGGTCGCTTCAATCAGGGCGTTGTTACAATCAATCTGGTGGATGTGGCATGTAGTTCTGGTAGGGATGTGAACGCATTCTGGAAAATCTTTGATGAACGACTGGATATTTGCCATCGAGCATTGCAGGCTCGTCATAAGCGGTTGCTCGGTACCATTTCTGATATGAGCCCTATTCATTGGCAGCATGGTGCATTGGCTCGCTTGAAGAAGGGCGAGAAAATCGACAAGCTGCTCTTCGGCGGCTACTCCACCATCAGCCTGGGCTATGCCGGCCTGTATGAGTGCGTGAAGTATATGACAGGCAAGAGCCACACCGATCCTGAAGCAAAACCGTTCGCGCTATCTATCATGCAGTATATGAATGATAAGTGTACAGAATGGAAAGAAGCCGAGAACATTGATTATTCTCTGTACGGCACCCCACTGGAATCCACTACATATAAATTCGCCAAGTGCCTGCAAAAACGATTCGGTATTATTCCTGATGTCACAGACCACGACTATATCACCAACAGCTATCACGTAAATGTTCGTGAGCATATTGATGCCTTTACTAAGCTCAAGTTTGAGAGCGAGTTCCAGAAGCTATCTCCTGGCGGCGCCATCAGTTACGTGGAAGTGCCCAATATGCAGCACAACATTCCGGCAGTTCTCAGTGTAATGCAGTTCATCTACGATAATATTATGTATGCCGAGCTGAACACCAAGTCCGATTATTGCCAGGTGTGCGGCTACGACGGCGAGATCAAGATCGTGGAGGACAACGGCAAGCTGGTCTGGGAGTGTCCAAATTGTGGTAACCGTGACCAGAGTAAGATGAATGTTGCACGGCGTACTTGTGGATTATAAACCGATATGGTCCACGTTAAATCGATTAAACTGCGGGGAACCCCTTAGAGCACAACAAGCTACAACGAAGTTGGAAACGACAAGCGTGAAGGCGGCACAGAGTATAGACCATAAAAATTGTTGTGATTGGGCAACCGAGGATGAAAGTTCCTCTAACGCATCGAAACTCCTAAGTCTTTTTGATATGGAGGACGTTCAACGAACATAATATCGAATCATTATTGTATGTTCTACTCCCCTTATAAATATCGGGAAACCGAGGGTATAAAGGATATCGGTAGTAACTTTTGGAATCAGGGACGCACCCAAGAGATTCGTGACCGAGTGGTCCATCTAAGTGATAATTAAATAATATTCGTGTAAAAAACGAAGGGTGGGTGGGTAGGATTTATATTATGGAAGTGCGTAAAAGTTTAAGAGATATCGTAATGTTCGAGTCATTGAACTTTGGAGACCCTTTCTGGTTTTGTGACAGACTTTATATTAAAGCTGAACCATGGAAGAACGAAGATGGCGAGCGTGTGAATACAGGAGTCGATATCTTAAATGGCAAAGCTTCAATATTTTTAAGTAATCAAAAAGTAGAAATTGCTCATGTTCATGCATAGGAAGATTGAGGGGTGTATCATTTATGAATCGTTTTGAATCAAGACCAATTACACAGGAACAGCAAGAACGTATTAACGGCATTGTTCATGATGCTGCATGGCTCGAAAAATGCATTGACACAAACTGCAAGCCAAGCCGTGAAAAAGCATTGGCGTTAACTGCTCTTGAAGAGTGTGTAATGTGGGCCAATAAATCAATCTCGCATGAGGAGGAATCTCATGTCACAGGTGGTTAAATTTACCATTGATAAAATCAGCTTTGATGACGGTAAAACGTGGTCGGATGTGCACTTCGTTGACAAATCAAAATATTCGCCGCCAGAAATCCATCCAACTGGTGGGCATGGCAATATTATCAAATTCACAAGAGACAGGAAGGCGATAATCAAATGACGTTCGATAGAGCGATTGAGATTCTTGATCCAGAACATCGTGAGCACTATGATTCGATTGAAACAGTAGAAGAAGCGTGTCGTATGGGTATGGAAGCGCTCAAGCGCTGTAAGCCAACCAAGCTAATTAACAGAATATATTGTCCGTATTGCCATGTTCCTGCGTTTGGATATAACTATTGTCCAAATTGCGGGCAAGCAATAGATAGGAGTAAAAGGCATGAATGATTATAATTGGCAACCAGTAGATGACAGATATCCGGCAGACCGAGAGATTGTAGCTTGTAAATGTGGCGACGGAGGTATGTTTCTTGGTTTTTGTATTCGGCCATATTCGGACTGTGGCAGCATCAAAAATTGGTATGCGTATACTGCTTCTACTGACTGGTATCGTGTTAATCGTCATGTGACAGAGTATTGTGAATTATCTAAGGAGAAGGTGAGCTTGTGAACTATATCAAAATTACAACAGCGGATATTGCAAATGGCGAAGGAGTAAGATGCACGCTTTGGACCGCAGGTTGTAGCCATCATTGTCCTGGCTGTCAAAATCCTACCACTTGGGACCCGAAGGAGGGCACACCGTTCATTGAAGAAACGATGCAGGAACTGTTGGATGAACTGCGGCCAGATTATATTCGTGGCTTGACGTTTAGTGGTGGAGACCCATTGTTTATTCAGAATCGGCTCATTGTTGGCTATATTTGCGAAAGAGTCCGTGAAGAGTTCGGTAACACAAAAGATATTTGGATGTGGACTGGCTACGAGTGGGACGATATTAAAGACTGGAACCATCTACATTATATAGATGTACTAGTGGATGGGCCTTACATTGAAGCCGAGCGTGATATTTCTTTGCCGTGGGCGGGCAGTAAGAATCAGCGTGTTATTGATGTAAAGAAAAGCTTGGAGAGAGGGGAGGTTGTACTATGGAACTAAGAGATTGGGTGATTTTTCTAGGGATGATTACAATCGCACTCACAGCAATTAACATTCGCTTGTTGTCGAAGTATGTGTACAAGCTTGAAGACCGTATCAAAGCACTGGAAGAAAAGGAGAACTAATATGAATCCGATTGTAAAAGTGAACAAGATCTATCCCGACGCTCACATCCCTACTTACGGTTCCGCAAAGGCTGCTTGCGCTGATGTGTATGCTTATATTCCGGCAGATCAGGCCGATTTATTTGACGAACAGGGAAACCCTATTATTTTCATTCAACCGCATGAGACCCGTATGATTGGTACCGGTTTGCGTTTTGCTCCTGCTGATGGGTGGGCTATCCTTGGTTATGCACGCAGCGGTCTGGCGACTAAGAAAGGGCTGGCTCCCGCAAACAAAGTTGGTGTTATTGATGAAGACTACCGGGGAGAGGCTATGGTTCCGCTGCATAATCACTCTGATATGCCCCAGGAAATCGTCCATGGCGACCGTATCGCACAGTTCATGTTCGTTCCGTATTGTCAGGCGCAGTTTGACGTTGTTGATGAATTGAACGAAACTGAGCGTGGTGTTGGAGGATTTGGTTCCACGGGAAAGTGAGGACAAAAAATGTTCTGGAATAAATCAGAAGAAAAGCCGTCAGAAGAACCTGAAAAGGTAGAAGAAGTCAAAGAGCAAAGACAATTTGAACCATATAGATGTTGGACTGTCAATGTCAGGTATAGTTTGAGAAATGGTCAGAATTATAACTTTTCGATTGGTTATGAAAATTCCGATTATCGCGATAAAATGAGCCACAAAGAAGCTGGAGAAGCTATGGAATCGGATGCAACCAAAAAGAAAGAAGAAATAGAAGCACTGGTCGAAGCAAATCTTGGGCAGGAAACTGGCTGTATTAAATTAGGGCCGAACTATATTGCCAATCGAGATCTTGCAGAAGTATCTGTACGGATTACAAAAACCACAAGTGAAACTTTTGATTGGAGAAACTAATGAACGATATTATCCAAATGCCGAAAGGCGATTATATTATGAAGGATGCGGTACACGTCGATACTGGCGAAACTCGTACTGATGGATGGTATCCAGAATGGATTGGTATGACAATGCAGTTCCGTCCAATTCCTGTCGGCTGGATTGCTCTGTTCCGATATGTAAAAGACAATGAAGGGCATCCGTACCCAGGCGGTATGCACACGTCGCCCGTTGCTTCTGTCAAAATTTCAGAAGACGAAAAAATCGTCAAAATTGAAACCATGAATACGATTTATACATTTGTAAAAGAAGAGGAGGATTAAATTATGGCAAAGTATTTCTATGTTTATTCTATTGCTGGTACCACAGATTCTATTGTAAAGATGTTTAACACCGATACTGGTGCAATTGGTGAGAAAAGCGTCAAGAAGGATCGCATGGATGGTTTTATTGATGGTATCAAGACAAGTGGCTTTGTTTTGAACAAGGAGCTGGCAGAGGCTGACGTTGCAGAGGCCGAAGCAAAGCGTGTTCTTGCAGAGAAGATGACCGCTTATCAGGCAGCTCGCGATGACTATCACAGCAAGAATGAAACGCTGAAGAAGGTCAAGGCAAAGTACGGTATTAAGTAAAAGATAAATTTTATGGGTGGGTGGGAGGAATAAATATATGAAACGGAATGTTACAATAAATCAGACTCAAATTTGTAATGGCGATAACTGTACTCAAATTGGAATCATTCGCAACGATGAAGTATATGTCATGCAAACAAGTTCTCCGAAAAGAGAAAGTCCAGCGGAATTTACATGCAGTATGTCTGAACAGAAATATTATTTAAAAAATATCCTTTATAAGATTGTAGAAAAACTAAATAGTCTTATTGGATTGATTATAGATTAGTTTGATGACGATTGAGGTGCAGATATGTATAAGACTGATAGTTTGAAAAATCCAGTAATCGTGTTTCCCTGTAAGAACTGCGGTTGTACAACCAAAATTCGAGTAGCTTCTTTTGAAAATCCTGATTTGGACATTCCTGAGAATAATGTGATTGCGTGCTATAGATGTAGAGCGGAAGTTGCTGGGTCTGAGTTTATTTCTTGGAAAGAAGCAACTAAAACCATTTTTACCGTGGAGGTGTCTGATGGCAATTAAGATTATTTCGTCTCCCAGAAATATTGCTGTGAAATTCAAATGTGAATGCGGTTGCGAATTTTATGCAGACCAATATGATATGAACCCTTATACAAAAGATCATTATCTTTGGTGTTCAAATTGTCCAGATTGTGGCAAGTTGGTTGTTAGTAAAGAATCTCCTGTTCCGTCATGGAAAGTCTTAAATGTATTTGACTTGTTTAATAATTGGGTCAGAGAACGTGAAGAAAAGAAGTTTGAAGTTGAGAAAATGCGTCGTGAACAGATGTATATCCTTAGCAAGCATTACCTCCTTGAAGAACGTCCGAAAGACGGTAACAAAAACGACGAATCTACGTTATGAAAATTGGCGTGAAATCGCGTAAAATGTATGTTTTACGGAGGAATTCTAAATGAATTATGCTGATTCTAGTGAGAAGATTATGAACTATAATGAAAAGATATTTGAAGCAATTCGCATTTTAAAAGCAATGCGTAAAAATTGCATTAAGAAAGAAACAGATAAGTACGATGACATGGATAGAGAAGCAAAATATGAAGCGTTAGGCATCGCGCTTAATTGTCTTGAAAGAAATATTTGTTTTGATTTGTAAGAACTATACTTTATGAGGTGGTAAATTAAATGAGTCTTGATATAAATATTGATCGAATTAAAGAAGCGGCTAAAATTGCTGGAAAATACTATGACAGCAAAACATTTAATCATGTGGTTCGTGTTGTTGATTATGTTGTTAAAAATCCTGCAATTCCAATTTATCTTAAAGAGGATTGTGTATGCCTCGCTTATATGCATGATCTACTTGAAGACACAAATTATGATCCAAAAGATCTACCTTTATATTTTAGAAAAGCGTTGGAAAAAATTTCAAAACCTAAAAATATGAATTATGACGAATACTGCAAACTGATTCATGACAGCACAGATACCGACTGGGGTAAGTGCGCGTGGTTTGTCAAGCTGGCTGACATGAAGGATCATCTATCGCAAGTGGATACGCTGACACCACGGCTAAAGGAAAAATATTTAAGCGGATTGAGGTATTTGCTATGAGACAGGATTGTGTGAAAATTGTTTGCGATAGATGCGGTGAAGAACTTGTTGTCGAAGCAAAAAATGGAACAGTTACAGAATCCCAGGCAAAAGATTGGAATTTAAACGGCATTAGTTACACTGGAATCAAGCATGATTTTTGTCCAGAATGTGCAGTGAAATGGAAGGGCATGATGTGGAACTTCTGGGGCGAAAAGAAATACGACTAAAGAATCGATGGTAAATAATTATGGTGTATATGTGCACTTCGACAAACTGCCCTGTATCTGGTAGCAATAAAACCGGATTCTGTCCATTTGAAAATTGTAAAGAATTCAAGACAGGCAACTGCGGACACTGTGAATATTACGCACGACACGAATCCGTCTGTTGTAATCATAAATCAAAATATTATGGAATAGAAATTGGAAACGATAACGGATGTGAATACTGGGTTCTTAATATAAAGGAGGCTCACAATGATTATTGACTGCAAATCTATTGCACAAGATATCAAAAATAAAATCAAGAATATTATCGCAGAAGCCGACTACGCTCCTGTTTTATATATTTATCAAGTAGGGGACAACCCTGCATCCAACGCTTATATTCACGGCAAGCTGCGTGACTGTGAAGAGGTTGGAATCGAAGCGGAGCTTATCAAGCTGCCAGAAAATATTACTGAAGATGAATTGAACAACAAGATCTTAGAAGATTATAATTGGGATTATGTGGACGGTATCATTGTTCAGCTTCCGTTGCCAAAACATATCGATCCTAAAAATATTTGTATTCCAGATGAACTTGACGTTGATGGCTTTAATTCCACATCCAAATTTCAGCCATGCACTCCACTGGGCGTTATGAGGATTTTTGATTCGATTGGTTACGATCTGGATGGTAAGAACGTGCTTGTATGCGGTCAATCTGATATCGTTGGCCGTCCGTTGGTCAATATGCTGATTAAGCGTCACTGTAATGTAATCTCTGTAAATAGCACTGGCTCCGCTATGAAGGCCACTGCTCTTGGGTTTGAAATGGTTGATGTGATTATCTCTGCTGTGGGCAAACGCAATTTTATCACACCGTTTGGTCTTGATCGTGTTGAAGTGTGTATCGACATTGGTATCAATTACGACGAAAACGGAAAGCAACATGGTGATTGTTCTGACGATATTTATGAGATGGAGAATATCATGGTGACCCCTCGTATCGGTGGAGTTGGCCTTATGACCCGTGCTATGCTGCTTTATAATGTATGTGTGGCGAAATATGGCGAGCATAAGATGGAGGAGGTGATTGAATGAAAGAGGTCCCAGTGTGGGAAAAGACAACACTTACATTAGAGGAAGCCGCTGCTTATACGGGGATTGGTGTTCATAAACTACGTGAAATTACAGACGATGAATCAAATCAGCTTGTGCTGTGGGTAGGGAAAAAACGTCTTATCAAACGGAAGCCGCTTGAAAAATATATCGACCAAACCTATTCAGTTTGAGCTTTACTGGAAATTTTAGCCCAAATGTGGTATAATGCAGTTATCACATCTGGGCTCTTTATATAATGTAAGGAGCTTATTATGGAAAGAAGAAAAGATAATAAAGGCCGCGTATTAAAAGAAGGTGAGAGTCAAAGAAAAGATGGGTCATACCAGTATCGCTATTCTGATCGTTCAGGAAAACGGCACTATATCTATTCTGTCGATTTAAAAGATTTAAGAAGCCGTGAAACTTCTATCCAAAAAGCACGCACACTTTATGGTGATGTCGTAAATACAACTATTACAATGCGTGATGTTATAAATAGATATTTTGAGATGCATAAAGGATCTTTGCGTTCTGATACTAGAATCAATCGTGAATCCACTATCGCCAAATTCAAGGATGATGCTTTTTGGAACAGGCCGGCAAATAGTATTACGATCAGCGATGCAAAGCTTTGGACAAAAAATTTATCCTATTCCGGATGGTCATATCAAACCATAAATTCATTTCTGGCTGTTATTCGTCCTGCTTTCGAGGCTGCTTGTGAAGACGCTCTTGTCATGCGGAATCCTTTTTCATTTTCACTATCCAAAATTATGTCAAAAACAAAAAAGGTAAAAGAGGCGCTTACTCCACAGCAATATAAAAATCTTATTGATTTCGTAAAAGTTGATAGCCAATATCGAAAGCAACTCGATATTATCACTATCCTCTATGAAACAGGAATGCGTGCGGGTGAGCTATGTGGTCTGACATTAAAAGATGTGGATTTTGAAAACAATCAGATTCACGTTACACATCAGCTTCTCTACAATTCCAAAGAAAAATATCATATTCGAGAACCAAAAACAACTGCTGGAATTCGTACCATTCCAATGTCGAAAGCTGCACGCGACAGCTTTTTGAATGTAATCGAGAACAGAGCAGAACCGAACAAAGTAAAAGCAATCGACGGCTATAGGGATTTTGTGTTTGTTACAAAGAATGGCAATCCGTTGCTGTCCGATCGAATCGAGGCCACACTCCGTCGTATCGTTAAGAGTTATAATGAAGTACATGATGATCAGTTGCCTCATATAACTCCTCATACTTTCAGGCATACGTTTTGCACTATGTTGATCTCCTCTGGAATGGACATAAAATCTGTGCAATACCTTATGGGTCATTCTACAATCAAAATGACACTTGATGTATATGCACATGTGAACCCTCCACTGGCGATGGATTCCTTTGTGAAGCTTTCTGAAGAGGCAGTTTGACCACACCATTTACTACACCAAATTTGATCGTTTTACGAAGATTTATGAAGTTTTATGTAAAATCCTTTATCAATTAAAGTTACGTTGCTACGAAATATAAAGACTTGTGAGCATTTATGCAGAGATTATTGCAATTGTGACTTGAATTATGGTATTTTTTCAGTATATTCAAAAAATCATCGTAACGTCGAATATAATCGGCCTAAAAACCACCGTACTACACCACTACTACACCAATTCTGAAAACTGCACCGTAAGACGCAGTAGTCGAGTCCGATTTTGAGTCTTAATCGTCTAAAGAGCTCTGATGTGACACAGCAGCCACGGCGTCCTAAGCGACGCCACTACATAACCATTAAAATTGAAAATCGTATTTGAACTGGCGTGCGCCAAGTGACGTGTCGCCTATTGGGCGTGGGGCAACCTGCGCCCTTTTATTTTACATGGCAGTATGGTATAATTAAACAAAGGTAAATGGAGATCCTATCATGAAAGACGTGCAGACCATCCCTGATAATGAACTCATGAAGTTTTACGAGGTTAAGTAATGAATAATCCAGCAATCATTGATATCGCTCTCGGCTTTGTTCTGCACAAACATAGCCGGGATGAATTTGGTCGTAAAAATAATAAAGTACAAGCCATCCGTGAGATGTCTGACGAAGAGCTGGCCGCGTTCTTAAATGAACTGGTCGCACAGCAAGATAATTGTCCACGCACGATCGACGGCTGGAAGCAGTGGCTCAGTGAAGAAATAAAATAAATGCTAAAAAATGGGGTACTGGTCCAATTAAGGATCAATACCCCATTCGTGTTTATATTAGTTCAATATCGCTCGGTTCTACATAACCCGACACATTTACTGAGATTGGATACTTGCCAATGCGACTTTCAAGATTTGTCACTCGATAGCGCCCATTCACAAGCTTCCCATCGTAGATAAACCATTCACCGCTGCGACGCATTCCACAGTGTGTCTGGCTGTTTGAGAAAAGGATTCCGTCTAATTTGATCTTATCTCCTTGGTTCAACTGCTGTGATATATTCATTTAAACGAGCTCCAAGTAGCAGATCCACAGATACCATCAGCAGTAAGCCCATGCGCCTTCTGATATTCGATCAGCTTAGTCTTAGTGCCACTCCCGAAATTACCGTCCGCAGTTACACCCAGATGCCGCTGCAGCACAGTAACCGCATAGCTGATACCATTCGCACAGTCTTTCGCACCCTGCTTAATTGTCGGCATAATCTTAGTAACACTCACATACGCAGTACCATGCTTGCTGATCCAACGAGACTTCCAACTGCGCACATCAATGTGTACAAAACCATCCTTCAGGCCAACGCGACTGTAATAACCAATACCGCCCCGCTTTGCGTAAAATGGTAGGGAAGAGGCATAGAGCGCAATCTGGATCGGGTCAACTCCTGCGATACGAATATCTGCGGCCAAACCAAGGCAATGCTGGCTACGAGGACTGCCACCGATAGAAATATTGTATGCAGGAGTACGATATGCAGAATTGATATGGACAGCCTTACCGAAGTGCGCCCGGATCTGCTCAAGTACATCAATCAACTGGCTGTCAACAAGCACGGTATCACTATGATCGGAACAAGCAAACTCATAGACGGAAAAATGAGCGGAGATCTTTTTATTCCAATCTTTCTTCATAGAATAAGTATTTACTGCCATGCGGCACACCTTAGCCTTTCTTCAGCTCGTTCTCAATCTTGTTATTCTGAATGTCAAGCTCCTTGACTGCGGCCTCAATCATCATCTCAATAGTCGGAGTCACTTTGATGCCCATTTTCTCGAGAGCGGCGATAACATATTTCTTCTTATCGGCCTTCTTAATAGCGCCAGTAGCACCAACTTTCTCAGCAGCACGCACGGTCATCTGGACAATCTTATACATTCCAATCTTCTTCAGATAGGGGATACCGTAAACCATAAAAGCAGTGCCTGCACCAGCGACAACCAGCTGGGCGATAGTAGCAACGACCTGATTCATAAAGTCCATCATAATAAACCTCCTAAATTTCAATACTTATAACATTTTTTTGAATACGACAAAATAAAAGACCCGGCGGCAGCACTGTGTCGTCGGGTTAAATCATTCTTCTGTCTTCAAGAATCCATTTGTGCGGAGCATCTCATCATACATCCGTTCCACGTTTTTGATTGCGTGTGGCAGACGATTATTCTGATAATTCGGATGTGTTTTGCAATAGGTTTCGTACTTCCAAATAATATCGAGAATTTCGTTGTAGTCTTCCTCTGTATGACCAAGCCCGCGCACAAGTTCATTATTAAAACGAAGAACGCGACTCTTGTAATTGTCGGCCTTTTGCTCATCACTCTTTTCAATGTGTGCATCCAACTTTTTTCGAGTCTCTTTTTGCTCTGACTTGATTTCTTTGATTTCACTCTTCATGTCTTTGATCTCGTCCATCATGCCGGCATTGAGTGCATTCCCAACGGTCTTGAGTACATTCCCAACGATTTTTGCAATCCACGTCCACGGGTTGATCTTGATTTTTGATACTTGAATAACAGACATGATTGCAACGACTATACCGCTGCCGCCAGCCATAACAGACCTAAAATGGTTCAAACAAAAATTCAGAATCTCTTTCATTTAACTTTCATCACCTCCTTCCAAGCCCAACCATTAAGTGGCAGTCGTATTCTGTTTCTGCAACTCTTCTTTGATTGCAGTCAGCTGTTCAACTACGGCATTCAGTGCGGTGACAATTTCTTGCCCGGTCTCATCCAGCAGAAGTGGTTTTAAAATTTCCTGCGCCATAATTCCTCCTTTTTGTTGACAATTTTGTAACGAAGTGCTATATTAAATAAGCACTGTTTTCGTCGAGCAAGTGTGGCCTATTTTATATAGGCATGTGTCCTAAAAGGCTCCGTGGCTTATGCTGCGGGGTCTTTTCATTTATGCGTTGCTGCTGCGTACAACAGTCACCAGCGGTAATGCGGTCGCTCTTCATGGAACCACCAGTGTCGCAGCCAGTCGTCCACAAAAATCGCTAATAGCGCAAGGAAGAACCACAGTACAGTAAACGGCAGGCAGATTTGACCAAGTAGGTTGAACGGCATATTGGAATAGTCCCAGATATGTAAGCCGAGCATCAGATTCAGCGGGATACCTGCCACAAGTTCCATAGCGGTTACAAACAGAGCGCCAATCGCGGCCTGATTATGCAGCGCCATCTCCCACGGAATATAATTGTTCAGCCCTCCTATCACGACAAAACAGATGCCGCCAACAACTGCCATCGTCCAATGGGAATAACCACGCCACAAAATCTCAATGCAATAATAAAGCGCCCCTCCTATCAAAAAGAGAAGCGCACATTTCAGATATTCTTTATACTTCTTTGGCATTCAATCACCTCGATTATTCTGTCATATCAACCGTGGCAGCGAGCTTACTTACAATGGCCTGCACTTGTTTATTTGCTGCATCAAGGATCTTATTCATTTCATCATTTAAATCGTCGGGCAGTGTTGCACCGTACTCGATTGCTAACAGAGCGTCTTTATCTTTTTCGCGCATGATCCATTGTCTGAGTGCATTACAGTATGTAGTCTGTGCAGTCACGAAATTCTTGTATGACATATAGAGCAACACGATATCACTTGCACTAAACATCGTACACAGCTCGCCATCGGCATGATAAGGATAGGCAGTAGCGCCAAGTGTGACTGCGTTGAAGATGCCATCGATGTTGGACTGGTCGGCGATTTCAAGACTAAAGTGTTTCTTACCAGAGCTCAATGTTACGTCGATACCATCATAGATTAGTGTTTCACAAGTTGCAGATGCAGTATTTAATTTATCTTCGCGGACCTCTTCAATTGTCGGTTCGACGGGAGTAGGCGGGACTATTGGCTCTGGTACTACTTCGCCTTGGATGATTTCATATTCACTGTTTGTAAAAGAGATACCCCAGTGATATTCACCAGGTTGTGCGGCAGAGTTATGTTCGTTCACGGCGGTTTCTAGTTTGGAATACAGTTCGGCTTCTTCATCAGGAGAGTCTGGCTTTGGTACTTTATAGCCAAGTTCCATTACAATAGGCTTTTCTGATTCTGTAGAAGCGCTACTGTCACTAGATCCAGTTGTTCCTATAATCCCAGTCGCGTCCTTTACCTCGTTTTCATCCATAAAATCACCTCCTTTAATTTTGAGTTACACTCCATGTATATCTAAAATTGATAAACAATGGCTTAACATACATTTTTAACGTTATGTTACACGATACATCGTTTATCCAAACTTTTACATTTGCAGTGCAATCCCTGTTAGCAGAATCCCAAGTAAATCTTATAAATTCTTCAGCTGTAAAATCTATTGAAATTTTACCAGCCCCATCTGGACAAGTTTGACTGACAATTTTAGCATTTACAATTTTATTAGAAGCATCTTCTGGTTGAACGTTAAACCAGACTCTAACAATTCTAGGAGCAGTCTTCCCGCCATTTGTTGTGCCACCTGTATCAAAACGATCAAATGAAATACCAGTTGCCGCAGCATACACCAGCCTTGCTTTCCCGCCAACTCCGACATACACTTTCTTCACCTTGCGGGCCTTGCCAGCGACACCAACGTAGAGTTGTTTTATTTTTCGCGCCTTACCTCCTACGCCCACATAAATATTTTTTGCCATTATTTATTTTCCTTTCTTCTTAAATCACCTCCATATCGCCCTGCGGTTTTATTACTGCTGCTGCGCTTATTTCTTTGTA